ATGGCACGATACATTATAGGTTTAACACTTGTAGGTATTATACCAATGATACTTGTAACAGTATTTTCAATGATAGACAAAGAGGTAAGTGAGAGAATCAAGCCTCATAAAGTAGATTACTTGATAATATTGTTATCAGCAATAGCCTATATAGTAATAACAACTATTAAAAAACAAACGGACATATATGAATATATAAATATGTCTGTATTGATTGGATATTTGGTCTTTATGAGTTATACAGACCAAAAGATGAAAATGTTGTACAACATAGCATCTATATGGATGATACTATTTGAAACAGGTTGGCTAGCATATAGTTATTTTATAACAAAAACAGTTAACTTAACAAAATATGATTTGATAGCAATACCAATTTTGATAGCACTTGTGATTTTATCAAAATTAGACTTCATAGGATTTGGAGATGTACTGATATATTTTGTGTTTGCAATATATGAAACAATATATTCTTATATACCTTTCTGGTACATACTGTGGAGTTTATTGATATCAAACATAATGTTTGTAATAGCAACAAGTGTAATAAAATTGATAACACATAATAAAGAGAAGAAGCAACCATATACAATTTATATAGCAATATCTATTTTCATAGTAAACATATTCTTAGTATAAACATAGCAGATACCCATCTCAGTAAAACAGAGGTGGGTATTTTTATATACATTTCATACATAAAAATATACAAAAATAGATAAAAACAAACAACTATGTATAAATTATAAACAGGCTATATTTATAGTGGTGCAATAAAATTAGCATTTATATTATTTTAGATAAATTTTAAATTTAATTTTAATATAAAGTAAAACAGTCAGATTTAGATTAAATACATATGAGTTAAATTTAATAGGAAAAATTCATAGTATCCAGAATTTACAATAATAGAGCAATCTATAAAAACGAATAAGCGAATATAATGATTTCATATACGAAATACAGCTAAATTTAGCATAGTAACCTTAGTGTATGGAGCAGACTATAAATTTTATTAAACAGTATGAAATTTAATATAAGAGGCAACTGAATTTTAACTGTATGAGCACAGAAAAGTAAATCATTAAGCATCATAAGTTTAAACAAAAGAGAATTTACTAAAAGTAAACTAGTGAGAAAACCCGAAACAACATAAAATTGTAAACAGCTAAGCAAATATATAAGTTTAGATAAGCAATATAGATAACCACAATTAATCATACAATTAAAAGACTTGTAGCAGTCCAACAGCATTAAGAATTAAAAAATAAATGTGCAACTGACAATAAATCATTGCAACCAATGTACAATACATGTATAAGTAGACATATGAAATTCAAAACAATAAACAACTATGATAAATCAAGATGCAAATATGAAAATTGTGGTATATACAATATAGTAAACAAATCAAAACACGAACAAATAGGAACAGCAGATAGGGTTTAGAAGCTAAACAATATGAATTAAAAGAATAAACAATAAGATTTAAAAGAATAAACAATAAGGAGGATAACATATGACATAAGAAAATAGTAAATTAACATTACAAATTAAAAGAACAAACAGTGCATAAAGAACTAAAACAGCAAGAGAAAATTAAAAAGACATATCAATAATAAAAAAATAAATGAAATTTATAAAAAATAGTTGACAAATGGTCGGATTTAGGTTAAAATGTAGGTAGGTTGAGAATAATTAAATTCAGAAAAACTGCTAAAGGTACATTATCTAAATTCGGAAAGCATTATAGTAAGAAAAGGAGTGCAATACAGGATGATGAAACAGAAAATTAAAGCAGTTTTGGAGAAGTATGGTCACACACAGAATGATTTGGCTGAAATCTTAGGAATTACTTATCAGTCAGTATCAATCAAACTTAACGGTCATAAGGATTTTACACAGTCTGAAATTTTTAAAATCATGGTGTGTTATAATCTAACGCCAGAAGAAGTGGTAGATATCTTCTTCAATATGAATGACAGAATAAAGGGCGACGAGGACTAGAGAGAAGGATAACACTTTGGTAGATAATAATAACATTGAGGAAGAGAACAAAGTTAATAATGAAGAACCAAAGATGACTTCTGAGGAACTGGAAAAATTAAATAAACAGATAATTCTTACAGTAATGGGTGATGAAGGTGCTAAAGATATATCTGTTAAAGAAATAGAAGATACATTGGGTAATCATGAACTTTCTAGGATTTTAGCAGACAATACACTGGATACGAGCAAGAAAGAAGAACTCGTCAACGAGCAAACCAAAGCTTATCTTCAGAAAGCATTTGGAAATAGTAAACTAACAGAAATAACTAGTGATAATATCAAGGATGTTTTTATGAACAGCTATATTGAATATCATGTATCTTCTATTTTCGAGGAAAGTAATGAAAAAATAAACATGAAAGTTAAAGACTACATGCTTATTAAACGAATGAAGAAGAGCATATTGTACATGTGTTTATATGTTCTGATTACGAGAATGTATGATGAAGCAACAACATTTTTATTAATAACAGCTGTTTTAGTATTCGCATATGCACTATCATCAATAAAGGATAGCCTTCTAAGAATAAAAGAATTAGAGGGTAACAATTAGAATGGAGACATATACAATGAATGGTGCAGTGGATATTAAATTGTATGAAACCATACCTATGCTATCTGGGTCATCGGTGGATAATTTAACAAAGAAAGTGCGTAGAGATTTAGGAAGATTCTTCGGTATTAGCGTTGGAACACTTCTGAAAGGTAAGTGGGTAGACATAATAAATAATAAGGAAGTTGAGATCAGATTTTTACTTGCTTATGGAAGAATGTTTATATACAAAGACTCAACTGGAGAGGATGGCAAGGATGAGGGCGAATCAGCTTCATTCTATGTTATACCTAAGGAATTGTTGGGAACTTATGTAATAAACATTGAAGATGATGCCAATAATCCAATGATACAAATTATTACAGTAAATTTCATATGTAAAGACGGTTCATTTTTTACATATGAAGATAAAGAGATTAACTGTGTGAGAGTAACATATAACAGTGCAAGTAGTTATACAGCTACATTAATGCAGAAGTTTATGGGATAAAGTAGATAGAATAGATAGTGGGAGAAGCAATGAGACGCATTATAAATGAGGAGCAGAACAAATGGAAAATTGTTCTGGTAAAAACGATTGATAATGTAGAACCTATATATTACAGAATAGTCAACTTGTATACTTATGATATTAAAACAATTCCAGCATACAGAATTTTTGATGCAGTCTTTAATGATGGATTGAATATCATAAATTTAAAATGTGAAAACAACAAAGCTTCGATAGTTGACAGTATGGGGTATGTAAGTACAGATGAGGTTATAGTCACTGATGAGTTTGATAGTGAAGTACCTAATATTTATGATTGGTGTTTGGAGCACAGTGGTATAGGTGACTATATAATTGGTAGATATGACAGTGAGAAAAATACATTTTCACCTGAAAGTTATGATATAGACAGTGGAGAAAAGATAGCATGGACATGCAAGAATGGACATACTATAAAGTGTGGATTTCCTTCATATGTGAGTACTCAAGGGAGTTGTCCTATATGTGCATTGGAAGAAAAAGGCGAGACTCCTTCATTTGCATATTGGGCTAGCCTAACAGATAATAAAGAGTTACTTAATATGTATGAAACAGCAACTGATAATTTAGACCTAAGCACTAAAATAAGTTATAAGACAAAGAAAAAGGTTTGGTTCAGAGACAATGAAACTGGAGAAGAAGTACTTGAATCATTATGTGACATAACAGTTGATGGAAAGAAACCTTCCTTTAAAAACAAGAAGTCAACAGTGAATATTAAAAAGAAGAAATAAAAATATAGGGAAGGATACAGATGAAAATCTGAAGTATCCTTCTTTTTTTATTTTCAAAAGCTGTAATGGAATAGTTAAGCGTGAGGGAATAATAAATGATTAGCATGGATGAAATTATTAAAGCTGGGGAAGCTATTGAAGATATCAGAGAACAAGAATATGATACAATGGAAAGTATGTTAAATATGGTAGACCCAGAGCATAGCATAATAATTGACAAAAACATCGGACTAATTGGTTATGTAGACGATGAGAGGGATGAAGAGAGAATAAAACTATACAATAAAAGACGAGGGTACAAAGAGTATGAAATGCTTAAAATTGGAAGAATCAATGATTGGAGCGGGACAAAACGAGATATATGTAAGAAAGGATCATCTTTTAAAGTAGTAGATAGCAATGGATGGATCATGTTTGACGAGAGGATAACCAGAGTATACAAACTTTATACTGATGAAGGACCAGATATGTATGTATTCTTCCTTAGAGACAAAGAGGCATCTCAAACTTTTGATGTATTCTTTGACGATGAAGATTATTGTCCAGCAGTACTATTATTAGTTGGTGACAAATTGTATATAAATGATTCAAAAGATGATGAATTAACGAGCAAATATGAGGTAGATAAGAACATTGTACTAATTGAGGATAAAGCTTATCAATGGGGAATAGAGTATAAAGGTAGCATATATAGACCTGCACCTCTGAGTATAAATAATAATATATTCAGTTGCAGAAAGGTTAAGATGCGGTTGTAATGTCCTCCTTGTATAAAAAGATAATAATTTTAAATTTTTAGGAGATAAGGCATGGACATTTTAAAAAAGCGTAAAGCAGTAATAGTAAGTATAATTACATTCTTAGAAGTATTAGTTAGTGTGTATAATTGTATAAATTCATATAGTGAAGAAAAAGGCATTGTATTAGCAATAATAATTGGAGTATTATTTGCAGCTTGCGAGTGTTTTCAGTTTTACTCTATTGTGGAGATTGCAGAGAGACCTGTAATCGGTGTAATAATGTTAGCAATTTCTCAGGTATTCACATTTGTTTATGAGGTTGTAACTGGGGCAACAGCAAATGAAGCATTGAATGATATGGGTGTTATAGGATTCATTGTTATAATTGCTATGTTAATTCATATGATAATCACTAATAAAATTGTGAATGATAAAAAGAATAATAATAATGACAAGATTGGAAAGAGATTTAAAAACATTATTTTTTATAAGAGAAACTTATTAAAGATTAAATGGTATACAAGAGTTATAATTTATTCACTTATGATAACAACAGTAATGTCATTAGCAAATAGTGAGATAGTTACAACTTTAAATGATAGTACAACATTTAGATTGTATGCAGCATTAGTATTAGCAGTTCCAACATTTCTAGTATTTGGAATATTAACAACATCATACATGGCATATGAAATGATGATATTTAAAATTATGTTGGAGATTTATACAATTTACTTATTGTCAACTGTAAATAGTATGGATTACATACAAATTGTTTATATTGTTATAGAGTTAATTGTTATTACTTATTCATATGCAGTAGTGTTTAGAAATGAACAATTAGAAAAAGAAAATAACAAGGAAGCTAAAAAGGTAAGTCATAAGAAAAGTAAGTAATAACAAGTAAGAGTAATTGAAAGGAAAGATAAATGAGTAATAGACTTGATGAAAATATTACATCTGACAAGGAATTAAGTAAGGAACAAGAAAAAGAGTTAAACAGCATACTTGATACAGTAAGTAAAGATGCTGATAAAACTTTAAATAAGTTAAACATACGAAACAAAAAGAATTACAACAAAAAGTATTTTAAAGATACATCAATAGTAATTATAAGAGCAGCCATAGTTTTAGTAATGTTACTTGCAATGATTTGTGTAGCAACATATAGTCAGAGAAATAAAGAATTTGCTGATAATGAGAAACAGGCAGCAGTGAGTTCGTCAGGAACAGTATTAAATATTTCAATGAACTCAGCGAATAAGTTAGATTACAGTGTAAAATCAGTCAGTGTATATAATGCACAGGATGAAACAGATGAAGATGATAAAGAAAACATTTATACAGAATTAAATAGCATCAACTGGGTAGGAACTGATATAGATTGTGAATCTGAATCTTATAGCATAGACGGAGTTGAAACAAGTATTAGCAAAGAAACAAGCCTTAATACAATAGTTTTAAATTCAACATACTTTTATATTGAATATATTAACAGTGAAAATAATGCAGCAAAAGAAATTTTGTTTAGTGCAGCAAAACCAGATGATGTAGATACATCAGATATTCAAAAGCAGTCACTTAGATATTTTGAATCAAGCAATCCAGTTGTTGATAGGGCTTATACAAATAGTTATAATGATTCATTTTTAATGCTGACAGAAAGAATTGGTGGCGGAGAGTTAACAATTACAACTCTTAAAAATGAGATTGAATATCTTGAAAGTAATATGAAAGTAGCAGATATGTCTAATGGAATAACATTAGAGTTTAATGAACTAGGAAGCATAAATCTAAGTAACTTCGAGGAACTCGGGGATGAAACACAGGTTATATACAGTTCATCAGATGATGTATTAAGAATATCAAATAGAGAAGATAATATAGACTATATGTATATTTTTAATATAAATAACGAAACAATAGGGTGCAACGCAACTGATTTGTTAGAAACAGATATTGAAAATGTATATATTACGAAAACATTTGATGATTCAGAGAGTTATAATTATAGAACATTGGCATTAGCAACAGAAAACAGTTTGTATTGTGTCAAGTTTAATATAGATTATTATGAATCATTAAAAACAGAGTTATTTGAACAGTTGGGGATTGATAACTCAGAGTTGAAAGTGAAAACTATACAATCTGTAATTAAAACAGACGACTGAAATAAATAAGAAAAGAAGGATTGTTAATTATGAATACATTAACAGAACTTGGTAGACGCGAAATATGCAAGATGATTGGAATTAAAAATCCAAAGAGCATATTTGTAAAAAATGAAAATGCTTTTGTAGATAGAATGACACTACTCAATGTGATGTATAATACACAATATATTATTGATGTATATAAAGAGGAAATGAGTCAATACAATAGTGAAGAGGAATACATTAAGTTCTTAAATGAGCAAGAAGAGCAGATAGGTAGCGAGATAGTTAATAAGTTACTTGTAGTCGAAACACTTGGAGTATTATTTGGTGACGAAGAATATCAAGATTCACTACTTAACACTCAAGAGTACTCAGTGTTGAAAAGAGCAGAAGATCCTTGTATTTTGAGAATATACTTTGAAGCTCCAATGTATGAATCATTTAAGTACATTATGTCTGAAATATATGATTGTGAGAGTGACTTTCATGAGTTTGTTTATAACTTAACAGGAAGTAAGTTTTTAGCATTATATAATGATATACAGACTGAATGGCTTGATGATGAGTACTCGGTTGAATTATTGAAATCACAAATGAATATAATAAGTTCATTGATGCTTACAATAGTATGTCCAAAGAGTTTGAATACAATTAACTTGAGGAAAATGGGAGAAGCAGAGTTACAGTTTGATTCAACAGAGAGAAAGTCAATAGAATCCATTGATAGATTATATCAGTTACTTTCAAACAATGATAGATATGACTTTGACAAAGCAATAATAGAATTATATAAATTTGAGAAACTTGCAGAAAATGAGGATATAATCATTAAATTATCTGCATTAGCAGATAAAGATTTAGGTGTATACAATATAAGTAATTATGACCAATATACACTTATAAGATACTTAAGACATATAAATGGTGAGCCAATATCAAAATATGATAACTATTTAGATATGAATGGTAGCGAAATAAAAGTAATGCACGGCAAGAAAATAAAGTGGTTTTAGTAAGTAAAGCCTTTAAAGTTACGTCTGAATCATAAGTAAGATGTAATAAATTTTTATTAAATACGTTGTATTATATGCCTTGTATTGAGTGCCTAGTGAGAAAAATCTCAAAATTTTTGATGCTAATATACATTAAGAAAAATGAGGTCTTGGCATTAAATATACAGTGCATATAATTTACCAACATTTATTTACTAATTTTTAGTATATGATAAAGTAACGGTAAGAAATATATATTTAATAAAACTTTTGAAAACAGACGAAAGGCTTTGGTTACTAATATTATGCAAAAAACAATTCTATCTAAAAATGAAACATCATATATACTTGTTAGTGATACAACAATCTTAGTTAAAGATATAGTGAGCAATTGGTATTCACCATTAGCAATAATGGTTTATGATAGTGTTTATATTGAATTTAACAGACCAATGAAAGATTTCAAAGAAGCAATATCAAAAACAAGATTGCCATTATTAGTAAAGGATATACAGATACCAATAAGTAATATTCGGTTGTACCAGTTGATAAGAATGCAAACAGGAAATGTAGATGACAAGGTAATAGTAGAGATAACAGAGAAGAATAATAAGATAACTGGTATAACTTTTAATAAGAATTTAAAGAATGATGCTAAGTACAGAAAATATAATCCATTACCTGCTGGAAATCAGATATCAATACCTGTGATAGAAGCTGGTAACGATAAAATTATGGGATTAAAATTTCAAAGTCAATTAGCATTTATAATACAAGCATTGTTTAAATGTGAAGTAGATTTTGTTAAAGCAAACTACATGACTAATAATGTTGATATAGTTGTAAATGCTGCTGATACTGATATTAAGATATCATTATTGTTAAATAAGAAAGCAGGAGCATTTGAGTTAGACACAATATCATTAATTTAAAGCTAGGAGAAAAAATAAATGGCAATAGGAGTATATGTTGCACAAAATGTTAAAGTAAACATAGGAGAAATGAAAGAACAGCTTTTGTTCGATTTAGATAAGGAAAAGATTGCTTACAGTGTGCCTTTTGATAAAACAAATACAGAGGGTATAAAAGAGACAATTATAACTATGAGAGATCCTGATGTTGAGATAAGTGTTGATAACGATATTATTTCTTTTATAAAAACAGATAATACTGATTTTTCTAACCTTGATAATGTTAAGGACGTAAATGTTAACATTATGGAACATCTGAAAAAGATATATGAGAAGTTGAATGAGAAATTTGATACACAGGATAGTCTTATTAAAATTGAGAAGATAGATACTAAAACACTTAATATTACTGTTATTATCATTTCTGGTGGTGTTAAGGTTAGAGTTCAGATAGTAAGAGATGCATTTGGTGATGTGTACATAAATACTATAAGAAAGATATAAGCATCTAAAGGGGTTTATAATGAGCGTAGAAGATAATAGAGTACAATTTTTAAAAGATAAAATGTATGAAAAGATGGAAAAACTACGCCCTTTCATAAGTGATGTACGTTATAGATTATATTGTGCTCAGATAAATGATTGCAATACATTTGATGAAATAAGAGAGTTATCAGATAATAGTCTTCAAATGGAAATGTTGAAATACATTGGAAATTTGGAGACTAAACTTCATACTAGCAATATAGATCTTAATAATTTGGATTTTGTAACAAGTAAAACAACTCAAGGTTCCAAGTTAGCAATGATTACACCTAGAGCAATAAGTAAAACAGAAGTATTAGCAAATACTATTGATTTATCAACTCTTGGTGAGGATTTGGAAGATGATACTATAGCAGAGGCTGCTGCTAATATTCTTTTAATGCGCTTAAAAAGTGAGCCATTAGAAGAAACATACAGAGATGAAATTGAAAACTACGAAGAAGATACATCTGAAGCAGATATAGATGAACTAGACGACAGTGACATGTTTGGGGATGAAGCAGAGGATGAATATAACAACGGCGAAGATGAGTTCAGTGACATAGATAATTTGGAGCTTGATGAAGAAGAAATAGAGGACGCAGACGATTCAGACGAAGATGATGAACTTGATGAAGAAGACGAAGTACTCTCCGAACTTGAAGATGAACTTGAGGAAGAAGCTAAAATAAAGAAGCCAGATATAAGAGACTTCAAGAGTGTAGACTTAAGTAAAGAAGATGATGACATCATAGATTTTGGTGATGATGAAAGCACTGAGGAACCAAAGAAAGATACAGAGACTACACAGAGTAATAATACTAATACAGAAGATGAAGAGGGATTTACACTAGATGAATTAGACAATTTAGATATGGAGGATTCAGACTTCATTGATGATTCAGAAGATAGCAGTGAAGATGAATTTGAAGATATTGATAACTTGGATGATTCAGCATTATTTGATGATTATGACATAGAGGGAAATCAGGATGACGATGAATTTAGTGATATAGATTCATTGGACGATTCAGATATGTTTGATGATTCAGATGATAACAGCGAAGAAGATGAATTTGAAGACATAGACTCACTTGACGAATCAGATATGTTTGATGATGAAGACGACCCAGATGAAGATTCTGATAGCGACGAGTTTAGTGATATAGATTCATTTGATGACTCAGATATGTTCGAGGATACAGATGAGGGTGACGAAGATGACTTTGAAGATCCAATGGATGCCATAGATAATATGGATACAGATGAGATGTTTGATGAGTCAGATAGTGGTGATGATGAACCTGACATAGAAGATGATGGCTTAGACGGGTTAGATATAGAAGACCTCGGAGATGAAGATGGAGATGAAGATGAATTTGACATTGATGAATCTGATTTTGCACCAGATGAACCTGAAGATGACATAGACGATTTCTTCAAAGACATAAATGACATATCAAATAAGACATCATCAAGTAGTCAAACTAGTAAAAGAGAGATGACACCTACAAAAGTATTTGATAACGGGACAAAGAGGGGTCAGCAGACACAGCAAATGTTTAATTTACTTGGAAGTATATTTGGTGGAACAGCTAGACTTGCTTCTAAAGCATCAAATAGTGCAAGAAAGAGCATAAGTAAGTCGGGGTTCTTTAGTCTTGATAAAGCTGGGAGATAAGATGATTAGCATTAAGAAATTAAGTAAAATATTACCAATAAAGTATAATGGATTAACTTTAGATTTATTAACATTGGAAGATTTGGATTGGTACTTAAAAAATTTGAGGTCACCTTATTATGAAAAGTATTTGGATTTCAAGTTTTCAAAAGATATCTCAAGTAAAGAATTAAGAGAAGCTATATCTAATATGATAGTAAGTTATCAATTAAAGATAGAATCACCATGCGAGGCAAGATTTCTCTTAAAAGAGGATGATACTAATACAATAATAGGTGGTTGTACAGTATTTGAGAGAAATACACATCCAGATAGTGTAGAAATAGCATATTTTATAATTCCTGAGTACCAGAATAGAAATATGGGATATCATATGGTTAAGAATCTGTGCCAAGCTATGAATCAAACAGACATGCAATTCAAGAAGATTGAGGCTGTAGTTAGAAGTGATAATGCAGCATCAATAAATATGTTAAGTAATCTTGGATTTAGAGAAAAATGTAGAGAGCATGGAAAATACAGAGAAAACATAATTATGTGGTTGAACAGGGAATATATAAATGATATTAAATAGATTTGATAGAATACAGTATATTGATAAGGGTAAACAAACAAATATTGGAATATTGTTTTATAATTATATGTATGACATAATACCAATATATTACTCGAATGATATAAAAAAGTACTCAATACTTAGTTTAAATGGACACATATTACCTGTGTTTAACAAGAGTTATATAGAGTCACTTGATGATACATATAGAAATATACTTATCATAGATAAGGTTATTGAGTGCAGTAAAGTTATAACTGATAGGTTATTGATAGACTTGCACTTAGCAAACTGGTTTGGATACAATATCACTATGAATTATATAGAAAACAGCAAAAGTAAGCATTATAGTGATAGGATTAGAAAATTAGAGACATTTTTTGACAAACCAATAAATAGTAAGATATGCAGCATGGAATATATACTAAACACTATTAATTTTGTAAAACTTAATGAAGTGGGGAATACGACATATGAAGAAATTAGTTAATGGAAAAGTTGTAGATATAGATAACATTGAATTATTTGAATTAGCAGCTGAAGGAACTGCACTACAAAACACAGCAGTAAGTATTACAGCAGATGGTATAGAGGCAAACATAAATTCTCCACTAATCAGGAAGTACATAAAACAATATGATGCATTCTTTAAAGCTATGCCATATCCTTTATATGCAGTAGAAACAGATGTTAAATATGCAACACTTGGAAATTTTATAAAGTCTTTATCAAAAGAACATATAGCAATGTGGGTTGATAATGGTTTATGTATCAAACTTGATAAAGATACTGGAATGACATTAAGAATAGTAAATAATACATGGAGTATAACATATACAAAGGAAGAGAGAACCGATAACACATCTATGGAGTTATATAAGGACTCTGTGGGATATAATGAATACTCATGGATTTTAAGACGTGTATTAAGTAAGGAATCAACATCTGGCTTTTATGCAGAATTTATGGGAGAATTTCTTAAAGCATGCAATAATCAGCCAATGGTCATTAAATGGGAACTAGAAAACATGCTAACATTTGGTACAATACCAAATAAGACAGAGTTTAGACCTAATAAAATAATATGTCCGGATGCAAATGAGGAATACTCATTAGATATTTTCTGTACTGGAGTTGCAGAGACAGATGAGCAAACCACAAGTTGGGATTTAACAGGGTCAGGTCCATCAGCAAACGTTAAATATAAGACAATAAAGACATATGGGTTTGATGCATATGCAAAGCCATTATCTGATGGGTCCAAGACATCTGGAAAGTTGGAAAAGTGCAAAGTTACAGGGTTACATAACTTGTTTATGCAGTTATGCGCAATTAAGTCAGCAAATGATATGAGTAGATTTCCTAATTTTGAAGGAATAATCACTGATAATATGATAGTATTTGTTATTGATAATAGATTATACATGACTAAAAGTAACAGACTTATGGAACCAAAGGACATTGCACATGGTATAGAGCTGTATACAGTTGATAAAGGTAAAATATACTTTATTAAATCTAAGAGAATAAATGATAAGATAAGTAAAGATTACTTATACAGCTATGCAATGAAAACTGGAGCACTTAGACTATGTAAAATAGTGTTTAGCTACTAATTATTGGAGGGACACATGAAATCTGAGGAACTATACAACATATTAGTTAATAATATAAATAGTATATTAACACCAGAAAACTACAAACACGTAATAAATAAAAACAATAATCTTAGTAGATATGATATACTGAACAGATTATTGATTGAGATACAATATCCTGGTGCTTATGATGTTAGAACTGAAGATGAGTGGGTAATGGATAATCGTTGTATAAAATCCAATGCTAAAAAGATAAATATTATGTGTCCAGTGTATAAACATCAGTACATTGATACAAAAACAAATGAGCCAATCAAAGATGATGATTTAAGTATAGACGAAATAAGTTTAGCATTGAAATATGGAATAATACGTAGAGATGATAGCATAAATGACGTATCAGTTATTAGTGTATATGATATAAGAGAAACAAAGAATACAGTAGATGATAAATATGATATCCTAAAATTAAAACTAGGATATCAAATATTATTATATGTAGCAACTAATATATTAAGATGTTCAGTAGTTCAATCTGAAAGCAACAGTTATTCAAAAGAAAACAAGAAGCTATTTGTAATGAAACAAGATTATAATAGTATGGCAGCATTTGTAGCTAAGACATTAACAGAACATTATAAAGATGACTTGGTTAAGGATGCTATAAAATCATATAATCCGACTATTATAGACAATATGACAGAGTATGATAATGAATTACTCATTAATACAATACAATATACCATTGAAACAATGTTCGGTTTGCAATCAGAAATAAGCTTTGACATAGTAACACATACAAATTCAGAAAGAGCATTAGATATACTTATAATAGCCGATAGTATAACATCTGAATTAAACAAGTACCTAGTTTACAATAAAGATAATGACAGTACTAGTACAGATATGACATACAAAATTGAAATAATGAAAAGAGCTGAAATGCTTCTAGACATTATGGAGGCTAATAAGATAAATAAAATTATGAAAGGTGCATAAAGTTAATTTTATAACTATTATAAAAACTAGTTGGCATAAGTGTATACAGTATATAATGTGTATGTATACACTTGTAGTATGTTTTGTTGCGATGTAGATGACATTAAAATAAGAATAATTAGTTTTTATAAATGATTAAAAAAGACTTTATAAAAATTTAGGTGAATAGCATGGCAAATGATGGATTTGACGATTTCGGTTTTGATTCAAACAGTGGTTTTGGAGATGACTTCGATTCAGGTTTTAGTAACGACGGTGGATTTGGGTCTAATGATTCCTTTGGTGAGGACGATATATTCGGGGATGATTCCAGTAGCACACAATCAAGTGGAGATGTACAACAGAGCCAATTTGGAGAATCATTAAATAATCTTAACAACCAGTCACAAAATGCAGGTAATGATAATAAGAAAGCACTTACAAAACAAGCTATCATAACAATAATTGTAGGTGTTATTGGAATTATATTAGTACTTGTCATAGCTGGGGTAATTAAGAGCAAGAAGTCAAATACTGATACATCAAGCTTGGATCAAGTACAAGTTACAAGTACAACAAACAATCAGCAAAGCAGTGATGTTAATGTTGATGATGTGATGAGTAACTCCTCAAGTACAGATAGTCAAGATACTAGCAGCAGTACTAACAACCAAACAGTTGTTACAAACAAGGTTGACGATGACTTCACTTGGACACTCATAACTGATTCAGAGAATGTTACATTCAATGATGAATATTCAGATATGGTGTTTACTATTACGAACATTGAGCATAAAGCAAGAGTCGTTGATACTAATAATAATCTAGTTGTAATTACAACTCTACAAGGCAGTATATCTGGTTTATCAGGTACTTATGAGATAGATGTACCTTATAACAAGGGTGTTAAACTAGTTGTTGGTAACAATTTTACAGTTCATGTTCAATTAGGAACTTACAACGGAAAAACAGTTGTGGGCGAAATTCAATATTAGAAGTAACGAAAAAATTTTTTGAAAAAACTATATTTTTATATTGACAAAGTGAAAAATTGGCGTTAATATGTATTTAGAAGTTGAGAGAGATAAGAATTTTGAATTTAAAAAATATTTGAAATCAAAAATCTTTTAAAAATTTCTGATAAAAAGTTTTAAAAAATCCTTGACAAGCAGTAAGTTAAGGGATATAATGTAAGAGTAATAAGGAAAGTCATTATTACGAAACAATTTAAAAGATATCAAGTACAAAGGTGTTTCGAGTGTACATGATATAGATACCCGTAGGGGTGATAAAAATATTATTATTATTTAAGGAGGAATACATCATGGATTCTATGGATCAGGTATTCAGCACAGTAGCTACGCAGGATGCTCCTATTCAGGAGACCGCTACACAGGCATCAGAAGAGAGAAAGCAGAAGTTAGCAGAGATGAAGGCTTCTTTGAAAGAGACCATTCAGACTTCTCCTGACTACGCTCAGAAAGTTCGTAGACTTTCTAACAGCATTAAGGTTGTTAACACCCTTGGTTTTGGTAAGGGCGGAAACATCGTAGTTGACCACAAGGCATCTACGAAAGATAATCGTGTTCTTAAGCAGGTTTCTACCGTATGTGGTTACATTCTTGAGAACATTGGCGAGGAGCCAATCGAGTACAAGACAGAAGTTTTCCATCTTGAAGGCGACAAGTATGTAGGAGAAGTTGTTTCCAAGACCTGGAAGCCTGGTGAGCAGATTAAACTTACTCGTCAGTATACCACAGTTCTTTGCGCAGCTCCAGAGATTTCCTTCACTCTTGCAAATGGTAAGATCGTTCAGTCTTCTAAGAAGAACGCTAAGAGCATCAAGGAAGAGTTATCTTCTTACTACTTCAGCTTCAACAAGAACGAGGATGGAACTACCGTTCAGGTTAACGATGATGAAGTTAAGTTAGCAGTAGATGATGCTGATGGAAAGGTTAAGCCAGAGTATGTTGAGACCTTCGGTTACCTCAACAATCCAAAGGAAGGCAAGACCCGTACAGCTGGTACCAAGTATACTACTCAGGATATGGCTGCAAACTTCGTTTACAAGATGATGCAGGAAGGCGGACTTGTGTAATCCAGAAAGCTGAAAAGCATAAGGAATACATTAGGTTCAACCTAACAGAATTGCTAGAGAATCACCACCTGGCAAAAAGCGAATCGAACATAAAGAGAGTCAGTACGAAAGTGCTGGCTCTTTTTGTATGATATAAATAGCATAAAGCAATAGATAATATATCCTAAAAATAAACATGATAGTATAATAGATAATATTTTAAATCATTTTTAAGAGGGTAGGAAAATTGGCAAAACGTATAGATATAACTGGACAACAATTTAGTAATTGGAAAGTAAATTATAGATTGAATAATAGCAGATACATGTGCACATGTTTATTGTGCGGTAAACAGTATGAAGTTGAATCATACAAGCTTAGGAAAGGTTTGACTAAGTCATGCTTTAATTGTGCAATGAATAACAGAAGTAATCAGCAAGTTAATAATAAGTATAACAAACTTTATAAATTATTTAAAAGTGAAAATGTTATATATAACACTGAAATATTTGCTTATTTACCTGACAAAAAGATTGGGGTAAATTTTGTACCTAATGTTGACAATGAAAATACTACAATGTACAATGTTCAAAAATTAACATTACAGTATAGAGAAAAAGGTATAAGGCTTATTAACATTTTTAGTTATGAATGGGAAGATGAAGATAAGCAAGATAAATTAGTAAATACAATAAAGATCGCACTTGGTACATCAGAAATAAGAAGAATATATGCAAGAAAAACAAAAATAGTACTTATGAATAGTAGGGATACTAGGGAGTTTCTTGATGAAAACCATTTACAAGGCTACACATCAGCACCTATAAATATAGGATTAACATATAATAATGAACTTGTAGCTTTAATGACATTTGGAAGGCCAAGATTTAGTGGTGAATCAGAATATGAATTGATTAGATTAGCATTTAAAGCAAACACAATAATCCTTGGTGGAGAAGAAAAGCTATTTAGATATTTCATACAAACATATAAGCCAGATAGTGTACTAAGCTATTGTAACTTAACAAAGTTTAGGGGAGATTCATATTATAAAGTAGGATTTAAAACATATGGAGATTGTATTACATCACCTAATTATATGTGGGTAAATGATGAATTAAAATTAGCATTACCAAGATATAAGTGTATGAAACATAAATTATTACAAAGAGGCTGGGGAACAGCAGATATGACAGAAAATGAAATTATGAGATCAATAGGTTTCAAAAAGGTTTATGATGCAGGTAACATAAAATTTTTATGGTATGCAGAATCAAATTAGTAGGAGGCACACAGATATGGGATTATTTAACAAAAAGAAAAATAAAGATGATATTCAAATTGATATTAGTAAGCTTAGAATGAATGAAGGAGCAATATTCGGTGAAGCAGTACCAACAAATGAATTTAGTAAAGATGATAGTTTTAGTATAAAAGGCAATGGTGATACTGAAGATGATAGATTTGAAATAGAAGATGATGGCTTTGGAAAAGATCCATTTAGTGCAGACGATGATTATTTTGATGGCTTTGGAAACGAGCATAGTTATTGGACTGAAAGTTTACATAAGTTTAAATCAGAAGATGAGAAGCATAAAGAAAAATGTGAAGAACTTAGAAAAATTAGAAAAAGTATGGCAAAAACATTAGGTGCACCAGAGTTAGTAAGAGATGAACCATGTAATTATGAAGGACACTGTAGTGGAACATGTCCAGCATGTTGCATGGAAGAAAGAGCTCTTATGGATAGAATATATGAGCTTCATGAAAATGGTGTAATCAATATGGTGTATAGTGATGACATCAAGAATCTACAGAGAAAAGCAGAAAAATACAATGATGCTAATAATATGATTATGGGAGGCCTTGAGTAATACACCGATGGACTGAATAGTGGTTTTGATATAGATGACAATAAAGGTACAGATAATACAGAGGAAACCAAAGAGTGAGCACATTCAAAGTTCAAGCAATCAACAGACACAGATTTAGTACAGATGGAAAAGGAGTTACAACATTAGTAGGTTTAGCAGGATGTCCATTAGATTGTAAATACTGCATAAACAAAAAGATATTACACAATGGTAAAATAAAAGAGATGACACCAGAAGAATTGTTAAGTAAAGTAATAATTGATTATTGTTACTTTTATGCAACAGGTGGAGGCATTACATTTGGTGGTGGAGAACCACTATTACAAAGTGAACAAATATTAGAGTTTATTAACATTCTACCAACTAACATAGCAGTAAATATTGAAACATCATTAAACATTGAAAACAGCAGTGAAATAGAGAATCTAATAAATAAGATAGATCATTTATACATTGACATAAAAACAACAAACACAGAAGTTTATAAAGCATATACAGGAAAAAATAATGAAAACACACAAAATTTACTAAATTACATAGTAAAAGAAAACTTACAAACCAAGTGTACAATAAGAATACCAAGTATTCCAAATTACACAACAAAATCAGATATAGAAGAATCTATAAAGATAATTAAGCAACTAGGATTTCAAGATATAGATACATTTGAATACATAATTAAAGATTGAAAAATGTCAGTTTAATATATTAGGAAATATTTAATTATATAGGAGAAATAAAATGGCAGACGAAGTAGGAAAGAGCTGGTACACGAAATATAGACCAGTTACATTAGCTGAATACTCAGGAGATAGAATAAAAGAAATAGTAGATAAACGTTTTAAAAAAAGAGATAGCATGCCACATGTTGTAGGTTTATTTGGAAGCAGGGGGTGTGGCAAGACAACTCTAGCAAGAATCATTTCAAAATATTATTTATGTCTAAATCCACATGAAGATGGCACTCCATGTGAGGAATGTGAAGCATGTAAGGAAGTAAATGAAGTGCTAATTGCAGGCAATAGTACAGAAGTAGAATGTACTGGAGTTACAGAATTAGATGCTACAATCATGCGAGGAGTTAATGAAGTAGAGGCAGTATTAGAAGATGCTATACAGGCACCAATATACAGTCAGTATAAAATACTAATCATAGATGAAGTTCATATGCTTAGTAATTCTGCACAGAACAGTCTACTTAAAACAATAGAGGAGCCACCTAGTCACTTAATCATTATATTTTGTACAACTAACCCTGAGAAAGTGTTACAGACAGTTAAATCTCGTATACAGCTTACTATTGAAGTAAGAAAGCAATCAGTCCAAGACATGACAAATCGTCTAATGCAGATATCAGAAATGGAGAAACTTACTGTAAATAAAGCTGCTCTTGAGATATTGGCACGAAAGGGAAACAGAGTACCAAGAGAGTGTATTAACTTACTTGAAGGAGTTGCAAAGACATATGATGGTCAGATAACCATGGATAATGTAAAGGATTATCTTGGAGGTGTATCGAGTGATCTTTATATGGAATACTTTCAAGCAGCTAATAAATCATTAGCAGACATTCTAGTATTTATTAAGAAACTAAGAGATAACGACGTTAAGTTAAATGAGTTCGTCTCTGGTTTAATGCAGTTTGTGTTAGATAGTATGTATATAAAACATGGAATATCATTGGAAGATTATCCATTAGACTATATAAAGTCAGTAAAAGAATTGTTTGATATGTATACTAGCAATGATTTTGATATGCTATTACAGATAATTGAATACTTATCAAATCAATTAACACAAGAAGACAATGCAAAAAATGAAGTATTACTTACAACAACTGCTATGAGAATTAGCAAAGTTAATTTGTTAGCAAATGGTTTAGCTAATGAACAGAATCAGGCAATTGCAGAGAATAAAATTTCACTTTATGAGCATAGTAAACAATTAAAGGTAGATAATGAGTCAGTTGCAGAACAGATGAAAACAGATATTACTCCAGCAGAGATAAAAGATTCATTTGGTGATATTAGACAGGTAGTGAATACAGCAGGTTTATTAGATAATATACAATTACCAGAGCTAGAACAGCCAGTGACATCTGAAGCAGACGAAAGAAATGAAATTTTACACCTTGGAAATGCTGTTGATAGCTTTTTTGATAATTAAATAACACTTGATTTTAAAAGACTAGTTAGCAGATTGAAATAACTAAAAACGAACTAGTTGATAGATGAGTATGTACCTAGATTTTTAAAATTTAATAACATAAGGATATGACTAGTTAGAAAAAATGGCTACACTATATACTATATAGGGTAGTCATTTTTTTATGCGTTAAAAACAATTTTGGTTAAATAAAATTTTTATTAAATAAATTAGGAGGAAATCTTTATGAAAAAGGTATTAATGACATTATTAACATGTGCAATGCTATTAACAATACCTGTGACATCTGTGAGTGCAGGATCACTCGATAACTTAATCAGTGGTTCAGAAACTACAACTGATTCAAGTGCAAGTGATAATTCTAACTCAAGTTCCAGTTCTTCATCTTCACAAGCATCAAGTAGCTATGTATCTGCTGATGAGTATATAGCAGACCTGCAGTCTGCAACTGATTTATCAAGTGTTGATGTAGCTGGCGCAGATAAAGTTAATGAAGGAATAAAGAAAGTAGCAGCTTTCATTATAAGAATAATATCCTATGCATTAACAGCATTTTTAGTAGTAAGAGTACTGTTAGATTTACTTTACATTGCAATTCCTTTTACAAGATCATTCTTGTCTAACGGCTATGCAGGAAACGCAGCAGCTGGCGGTGGTGGAATGGGACCACAAGGCGGCATGGGCATGGGAGGCATGGGCGGAATGTCCGGTGGCTTCGGTGGCATGGGCGGCATGGGAATGAACAGAGGTTACGGCATGCATGGTGGTATGGGAGGCATGGGAGGCAGCATGGGAATGCAGAGCCAAGCAGGTGCTAGTCCAGCTATGGGTCGTACACAATGGGTATCTTCAGCAGCACTAAATGCAGTAGCAGCTGAATCTCAGCCTGGTCCAGATGGAAAACCACAGAGTGCACTTAAGTACTATGCAAAAGACATGGCAGTTACACTTGTACTTGTACCTATTCTTTTAACATTAGCAATTACTGGAGCACTTTCAGATTTAGGATTCTTACTTGGTGATGTTATTGCAAAAGGTATTGCTAGCATAGGGTCAATGATTTAGGGATATGAAAGTAACAGGAGAGCTTAAATGAGTAGAACAAGCGACGTTTTAAAAAATAAAAACAAGGTAGAAAAAGCTAGAAAAGCTCGAAGAAAAAATGAGATAAATAGCTTAAGAGATAGTTCAGCATTTAAGGCAAAGCTATATGACGAGTTAAAACATATAGAAATAATATTCGAAGATGAACATGTGGATGCTGTTAAAATAGCAGTACCAGACAGGTCATTAGCACAGTTTAATGCAGCAATATACTCAGAAGATTTGGCTGGGTATGATATACAACAGGTAGCAGACCAGCCAAATGTATTCTACATAAGAAGAAGGTATATATCTTTCTAGTCAATTAGATAGGAAAAATAATTTAGGAGGAAAAACATAAATGAATGGAATCAGCATACAGGAAAGATATGATGACATATCAGAAATATCAGGTTTATCTGAAGATATAATTAGGCGAGTACTAAAAGCATCCAGACAAAGTATGGTAAAGTCACTTAAAAAAGGTGAAAGAGCAACACTACCTGGTATAGTAACTGTGACTCCAGAACTGAAACACAGATATAAGATAGGTTTAGAGACAGAATTAGAAGAGTACATTAAACTTAAAGCAAGTCCTTCACCAGCATTAGGTACTGAGATGGAAAAATTAAATCAGTTTGTTAATCCAGAAGATGAAAGTACTAGACTAGCAAAAGAAGAGGCTAACATGAGTAGATTGAATATAGGTGGAAGATATAACAACCAGAATAGAATCATAACAACTCAGATAAATGCACTCTTGTAATGTGGAGGTGCTTTTAAATGACAGGACCTACACATAAGCAATATTCAATTTGTTTCGCTTGCTTAACTATGATGTTGTTTTATAAGTTAGGTATAACAGAAATAAATTACTACTTAGCACTTATAATAGTGTTAATGACATCTAAAGTTGGAGCACTGTTTCCAGATTTAGATCATGACTGGCATAATATAGGTAACAAGACAGTGCCAAACAAAATAATAAACGTACTAATTCATGCAACTGGGGGTAAGCATAGAAGTTGGCAAACACATAGTATTGATATATGTGCATGGTTCACAGTAGCAGCCTTCACTCTTCCTGGTTATTTAACAAATGAGGGTATCATTTCACAAGTAAACAGAGAAGTATTGAGCATATTATGGTTAGGGTTTGCATCTGGTTGGATAAGCCATTTGTTTAGTGATATGCTAACAAGTGCAGGTGTTAGATTATTTTGTTTCATTAATAAGAAAATAAAACTTGTTCCGAAAAAGATAGGTAATTTATCATTTAACACTGGTCATGAATGGGAAGCATTCAATTACAAAGTAATAAAGATACTAAATATATTTTTAGGCATTATATGTCTAGCATATCCACTTATAATAGAGAGTGGGATATTAAACTAAAAAATTATTAACTCAATTTAAGGAGGTAACAACATGAAATCTATTAAATCAAAATTAGGTTTAATTATAGTAGCATTTTTAATTGCAGTATCAATGTTTACAATGATCAATCCAGTCAAGGCTTACGCAGGAACATCAGCTCAAATTAAAGAAGTAATTGAGAAATATGCACCTGAAGCTAATAATAGTGACTATAGTGGTTGGCCTAGTAAACTTCAGCCATATTTTAGTACAGCTTATAACAAAGATGATGGATTTACTCAGGTAATAGAAGGTAAGATTAATGGTAATTCATACGAATATTATTATAATCCAGATGAAGCATCAGCTATAATAGCAATAGCAGACGCATTAGATAAATCTACAGAAAAAACTGGCGAGGATATAGTGAATGACCTAGATGAGGTATATACACTCAAAGCCGATGTAAAATCAGCAGCTGGTGTGATGAATGGATTTACTAGCGTATTTCAAACATTCTTAGGATTTATAGTGACAATGCTAACAATAGGTATGACAGTATTTACAGCATTAGATCTTTGCTATATAGCATTTCCAGTATTTAGAGGAAAATGTGATGATGCAAAGGCAAATGGAACTAAGGGTGTAACCTCAACAGATAAAAAGACTGGTGCAACAAAGCTTACAATAATTTCTGAGGATGCACAGTTCTCTGTAGTATCAGCAGATATGGTAAATACAGGTAAAAGTCCATTTGTTATTTATTTCCAGAAGAGAGTAATATCATTCATTGTATTAGCAGTACTGATCTTTATATTATTAACTGGAAACATCAACATAATTACAAACATTGGTGTTAAACTAGCATCCGGTATACTTGAGGTAATAAATAACACATTCTAAAAAAAGAACCAGGACAGGTGATACATCATGAATACATATTGGTTTGTAGTCATGACTGTAAACAAGATAACAAAAGAATTAAACGATAAGTTATCAGCTGACAGTGATATAGACTACATAGAACTAAAAGAATCATCAAGCATAATATCTAGAATAGGGAGCATGATATTAGGATTATTATCCTACATAATATTAATATTGTTTCCAATAATAGTAGGACTAGAGCTAATATACATATGTCTACCAACAATAAGAGATATGGAAGATGCTGCATTGATAAAACTAGAGTCTAAGGGTGTTGATAAAAGAATACTTGGAGTAGCATTTAGAGATGCAAAGAATGCAATAAAACAAGTTTACTGTAATAGTGAACTTATAGGTAGCACAAACGATATACTGTGGGCATACTTTAAAATAAAGATAAAGTCAATAATATTTGTATTCTTTGTACTTTCATTTGTAATTCAAGGCTGGTCAAAAATAGTAGATGTAGTGTGGAGTTATGTAGGTAATATTGTAGAAGCTATATTTGGCTGATGTAATAATGGCTGTTCAACATACAAAGTGTGATGAACAGCCATTTCGTTTAGGAGGCAAACATGAAAAGAAAATTAAAAACATTAATATTCTTAATAGCAATGGTGATTGGAACATTATCAGTATCTGGATGTAGCAGTCCACTTACTGATTACATTATTTCAACATATCCACAGGCAGTAAGAGACAGAGAGCAAGCAAATATAGATATAGCAACTAAACTTAGAAGTAAAGGGTTAATATCTGAACTTACTTATAATAACATAGTATCAAATATAGAACAAGCTACTAAAGATATATTAACAGGTATTAGTGAAAAAACCACTGCAGATGGGAGTTCTGCAGCATCAGCTACAGCATCAAATTTTGCAAAGGTTGTATCTAACGTTAAATTATACATGCCTGACTATGTAGACATATTAGAGGAGCAGGATGATGGTACATATAAGTCTGTAAAAACATATACAAAAGGTACAGACTACCATAAGAGTATAGAAGAAGCTGATGGTGATTCATGTAATTTTCCAGAGGCTAACTCCAAATATAATTTTTATTATCTAAGTGACTCAGACGCTAATGACTATGTAACAATGTCTTCTTTTTTACTTGGAAACTACATATACGGTGATCAGCAGGGTCATCACCAAAAATGGTACACTACACAAAAAGGAGTAGACAATGGTAATTATAATAACACTACCGAGCACTGGTGTAAAAAATGTGGTACTGGTAACTGGCATAAATCAAACGAATGGCTAGAAACAGACACTGTAGATACAATAGATTTCTTTTCAAGTTGCAGTGAAAGCCTAACAGAAGAATTAAACAGCATGCTTGACCTAAATATATATGTACTAAACCCAACAAGCATTTTAAACAGTGGTAAATCAATAGATGAAGTGCTGGAAGACATATATGAAGCTAGACAAAGTGAAAATGAAGATGCTATAGAAAGCTTAATAAGTAAGTACTTTATAGATACAGGCAAGTCACTAACTGGTGAAATGTTATCAGTTGCAGATGGAGAAGACAGCACAAGAGATAGCAGTTCATTATGTATAATAGGAGATAGTACCTTCAATGAAAATGGTGGTGGACCAGGAAATGACTTGATAATAACACAGTCAATATGGACTGGTACACATACTGATGCTACGATGACAGACCTAGAAGTTGCAGCAGTAAGATTTCACGAATTTAACGAAGAAGTAATAAATGAGATTCTTGACTTGGTAGAAGCTAATGACGGTACATATTATTTTGGAGCAAGTGGAGCATATTTATTAGAATACCCTGTATCAATAATAGACACATTTGAATCAGATGCAAATGATCCTACTACAATCTATGGAAACTTAACAACAGATTCAGGTATAGGCATAAATATAGGTACAGGTTCAATAGTGTATTATACTAAAAATAATGATGGAACATACTCACGTACAGGAAAGACTATTGAAAATGGAGACGGATACTTAACAACATCATTTACAACCAGTGATACTGAGGGTAAATCATCATTTGCACTAGGCGGAATGACCAAATATAAGCTAAGATTTTCAAATGGGCAGACATATACAACATATATACCACAAATAGTATTAAGAGACTATTTGGAAGCCACATGGTCACCTGGTGTTATAGATGATGAAACACTAGTTGTTTATGGTAGAAAGATAAGATTTCAAACTGGAAGTACCTTTTGGGCAAACGACGAGTATCTAGATACTATTAATAATAAAGACATATACAGTTATAAATTGAAGTATAGTACATCTGGAAGTGACTATTGTGCATACTTTGTAGATGTAGACGGAAATACAGTAAGTACATCCAGTTATTTGTACATTTATGATATATGCGATATTACTAGTTTGGTTGACACTACACCTACTACCATAACTTATGCAAGATATAATTCAAGTGCAAGTAATAAAACAAATATCGCAAACACGGTAGTAAGAGTAAAATACATGTCAGATTTTACTGGTAGCCAGATGGCTAATCAAGAATTATGGCTAAAGAGTGTGCTGCCAGATGACTGGGTGACAACTTTAAAAAATAATACAGGTGGGTGGAGATTAAATGATGGAGAAACAATTAGTGACTATGGGTACTGGAATACAATAATTTATTATCTAGAAGCTTGGATGAATGGAAAACATGCATCTACAAGTGATGCAGTCACAGGTGCAGAAGCAGGTTCTGGATCAGCATCTGGATGGGCAAAGTATTCAGTAACACACTTCCCAGAAGCAGCTATGACAGCACAAGAGACAGTTAAGGAATGCACAGCTGAAAACAGCGACACACAGCCAAAACAAGATACACTAAGAGAATGTACAAAAGTTAATAAGATTAATGCAACATTGAAATTTCCTGGTGAATACATAGGAAAAATAGATATAGATAATGATGCATCTACAATAGAGCAATTCTACTGTGTAGCAACAACAAAAGGGTTGTTTGACTCAAATCTGTTTAGTAGTTGGATAAATAGTTCTACATCAAAAGAATCATTAGTATGGTGGAATAGCTATTTAGCAGAAAAAAGTTACAAATATACAATTGATATGGACGGATTGGAAGATTATCTTGAAACAACATATAGCTATGAATTAAGTCAGACAGGTGCCATAATACTTGATTTGACAACAGTAGCAAAAATTCAAGAAATATTTGATAAAGACAGTGATGAAGAAAGAGCATCCAAACTTAAAACACTATTCATAGTTATAGGTATACTTTTAATAGCTTATTCAATGGCAATTATGCTTTGCTGGATAGTAGATACTCATATAGATTTAGGATTTTCAGTATTAAATAAAGCAACATTTGGGCATTGGATAGCAGTAACATCTGAAGATGATATACCATCATATAGAACTGGTGAGCATACCTATGTAACAGGCTCAAAAATGTTTATTAGATGTTTAATAATTATTGCTGTTGCAATAGTTTTAATCAGAGTAAATATACTTCAGATAGTATCTATGTTGATAACCACATTTGGAAAAATAGGTGGATACATAGAAGGAGTAATGAGAGGCAGATAAAGGAAAGGCGGATAAGTAAGTATGATATCAAAAGTAAAGCACATACTGAAAAATATTGTCATTGGAGCACTATGTGCAGTATCAGTATTTTCAGCTGTATATACAAGCATACCAACAGCAAAAGCAGCTACTACAATATTAAATACAAATGCTGCACTTGGATCTCCTATACTAAATAGTAGTGCAACATCAGACGACTGGAATAAATGGGAGATGGTTTGTTGGGGAGTATTCTTAAGTAACTGGTGTCAACCACTGATAGATACTTATGAATCTGCCTATTCTACTTCTAGTAGTAAGGGGTCACAGGGAGCCGGATATCAGGCACTTTGTTTCGGTAGTGGTAGTGACTCATCTAATAATGAGACTATCCAGGACTTCTGTACATATGCACTTCAAGTACAGTCACAATCAAATATTAACACAGTATATGTAGCATATACAAAGGTAAGTGATGGAGTACTAGGAGATAAAGTAGATCCTAATACAGATTCATCTGTACTCAGAGAAGCTAGATTTAATGACTTTTTCTTTTCAAACGATGTACCAGACGCTAGTGATATATCAGAATATACAACAAGTATTGAGGTAGCTAAAAGTGATGCTGAGGGATATGGTGGATCAAGAGCATACATAAAAAGTGGATATATACCAACATTCTATGTTAAATCAGCTACAAATGAGCAGAAGTATACTGTAATATTAGACTATACTGACACATGGGACATACAAGCATTTGCAGCAATGATAACGGCTGTGAGAACATCAACATCATCAATTGATTATGAAAAATTATTCTCAGAGGCATATAACTCTTATAGTTCATCAAATCCTGTTATCGGAAAAGACGTATTTGGAAATTTAATTATATACTCAGACAGAGTTATGCTATTTCCAGCTGCCAACAATCAGAATATAACAGAAACAAAGTCAATTAACTTATTAAATTCTTGGATAATGAATAGCTACATATCTACTTATTCATCAAGTAAGTTGATTAATGAGTTACATCAAACAGATAAGGGTGATGATACTTTAGGGTCAATGCTTAGTAACTGGGGAAATACAGACAAAGAGTACTGGGGACTGCCTGCTTTTGGTTCAGATACAATAAAGGGTGCTGGATTCTTATATTACGATACAGATTTAATAGCTAGTTCCTATTATGCAGATTCAGCTGACATGTCACCTAGATATATTAAGATTATGACAGACCTATTTGATTGTGATATAACAAATAGCAGTAATAAATATCCAATAGAATTTGAAGTATCAGGAGCAGGGTATGCAGTAACAAAGCTAAAAAGCAAAGGTTTATCAGATAGCATAGAATTAACAACATTTGCAGGATCCTTACTTCCTAATACAATAGCTGAATCTGGATATCTAACATCATCATCACAAACAGAAATGTTACACAGTGTAATAAACACTGATGGTGATGAAATATCACTATTTTCTGAAAATGCAATAGTAGTACCAGTACAAGCAGTAGCAGCATCAAAAGATAGTGGTGGATCAAAAGATGGTGAGGCTTTAAGACAATACTTCAACTGGTTGTACAAGATATACTCAGGAACAATAGATTCATCAGGTAAATCAGAAATATTAACATCAACATCATTGAAAAATATGCTAAATAGTGATGATAATAGAAGTATAAGTGACTTACAATACTTAACGAAAACTACTTTATGGAGTTATTTCACAAATTCAGAAACAAGCTACAAGAAAAATGATATAACTGGATCAACATTCTGGGATGCAGGTGACAATGAAACAATTAATGATAATGCATCACGATTAGTAAAGGTATATCCAACCTCACAAATAATGTCAGCAGTGTCATCAGTATTAGCATTACAAGATGGTACAGAATTTAATACATACTGTACATTAATTTATATGACATACTTAGATTGGTATGGGGTAGTAAATAAGACATCACTTAATTACGGAACAGAATCACAAAGTAATTTTAATAAAGATATTTATAGTGAGTCATCAGACATCTTAACAGTAGATCCAACTGATATAACAGATATAATGTCAGAAGATGACATGGAATCTGAGGTATTACAGATGAGTTATTTAATGTTATCTACTGAAAATGGTAGATCATATAGAAAACAGCTTATTTACAATGGTATTTCAGACTTCCTATATGAACAATATAACAGGATGGTTTATGGAGGATCATCATCAGTATATAGCGGAACATCAACAAAAAGTAACTCAGGATTTTTGGCAATTCCAACATATTCGGAGAATTTTCTTACAGGATGGTTTTTGGATTATTACACAACAATAGCTGTTGTAGCAATAATGCTTTGTATAATAGCTATGATAATTTTTGGATTACTTAAGGGAAGGAAGATAAGTTGGTATGTACTAACAACATTTACAATAGTAAACGTAATACTGTTAGTACCAGCATCTGGAGAGATTACGCCAGCAGTAACAACAGCATTTACACAGAAAATATTTAACAGTAAGATGACTTTCTGGGCAATAAGCGAGGGTGTATCAAATGCATCATTAGAATCGGATGCATACACAACATCAGGGGATTTATCAGGACTAACATCAGAAGAAGCAACAACAGTAATTAAATTAGTAAATACATTATCAGTTGTATATACAGACAGAAGTTTAATGTTAAAGCAGGATATATCACAAAAAATAACACAACAGCTTGGCGGTGTATATACAAGTATACAATCGATACAATCAGCCCGATGGATACTACCAATGGTAATGCAACAATTCTCGTCATCAGACGAAGAACAAGCAGAAAGTTATGTTTATGTTAAGTTATCAAATGTATGGGATGACGGTTCGAACTTATATTGGTATTACTTCCCATCCGATGCAATGACAACAACTAAGGCAACATCAACATCACAGCAGTTTGCAACAGGAAATGCAGTTATAGCTTGTACATCTGATCTGGATATTACAACAACAGATGCAGCTGGAAACACAGTAAGTGTAGCAACTGAAGCAGAAACAGGCAACAACGGAAATAAATATGATAACATAACAGATTATTATGTAGATTATAAAGAACCCACATGGGCAGATGATACAGATTATGATACAAATTATGCTTGTTATGCTTATACATTACAAGATGATTACAACGACATAGTTCACTTATACTCATATATTTTACATGATAATAACCTAGGAATGGATAATGCAAACTTATCAAGAGAAAATGTATTTGGAAGTAAGCTAGAGAGCTATGAAGATGCAGACTCATGGCAAGATTGGATTGACGTAGCAGCAGGGGATGATAAGGTATTAAATTCAGACAATTGGGCAACAGATACTAAATCTAACAGTAGCTATTATGCATATGAGAGTATAGCAGAGACATACGATAGAACAGATGCAACTACAATGAGTGATGGATATTCATATTACAAAACTACTGAATCAACATACTATTACTTTTTTAACGTAGTAAAAGATTCATTTCCACATACATCAACTGTAGGATCTATAATAGGTAGATTACAAGGTGAAATAGAGACAGATTTTGGTGGAGTAAACGAAGTAAGAAGTAACTTCATGTATGCAACTACAACATCATTAAAAGAGAAAGAAAATGATGCAGGAACAGCTATAGGTAATGATGATGTTAATTACACAGGATATGTACGTGATGTACTAGACTTACAGGAGTTCTTCACAAATGTATTACCATACATGTATGAAATGACACTTGCAGCAGGTGGTTTTGATGGTGAATCAGGTATACTTGAGAGTAGTACTATATCAGATGCATCGTCCTATTATGAAGGAAACATGCAGTCTTGGGCTTATAGATGTAACTGGGCAGTAAAGATTATGGAAAACTCAGAATACTGTAAGTCAACAACAATAAAAGATTCAGATGGAAACAAATATACCATAACAAATCCATTACTTCCAGAGTGTTATCCTGATAACAGACCAATGGTGTTCAGTGAAGCTCAGAAGAAAGCATATGAATTAACAGATGCAGATCTAAGTATTGTAGAATTAAAGTGTATAGCTGTTAATGAAGCAGTAGCAAAAGATTGGACACTACTTATCAATTATGCAGGAACATCTGGATTGACAAAAGAAGTGCTGTTTAGAGTAATGGCAACAGATGCAACAGAGGAGTTCTGCCAAGAGTTTAGTACATCAGGATTATTAGATACATCATATGAAATATATCCACAATCAATAGATTTAAGATACTTGTCATTTGATGCAATAATGAAAATGTTAATGGTAAACGTGTCTAAGAATACATCATATTCATATGGTGATACAATGGATACATTATTAGAAGATTCAGATTTATTTACAGCATTCCTGTTATGGTTATGCACAGCTTTATGTGTATTTTGGATGCCACTGTTTCAAAGAGGTGTGCTAGCAATCATATTCTACTCAGGATTTGCAGCAATATTCAGATCATTATTCAGTAATGCAACATACAAGTGTAAGGTTGCAGCATCACAATTAACAGAAAACATATTCTTTATGATATATACATTAGTGTACTATTTTGCTATATCAATGCTAATGCAATTATCATCTAGTGATGAGGTATTATCAGTAAAAAGTGTATCAACAAATCCTGGTAACCCAGTATGGATGCTCCTAGCAGTAATATTACTTAGTGCAGCATACACATTTTATATGGGAAAACAAATTATATTTATAGGAAAACACTGGTACGACATGGGACTTGAAGTAAAACAATTTATGCTAAACACAGTTGTTGCTAAAGCACAAGATATAGCAGGAACAGTGAAAGATGGAATAAGTAGTCTAGCACGTGATGATAATGACTCTGGTAAAACAAGTGATACTTCTAGTGTAAAGGGTACTGGAGCATCTGAGGGAGCAACACAGAATGTAAATGTTACACAAGCTAATGAAAGTAATATAACAGTAAATAATAAGAATGATGATGCAGCAAAGGCATTGGCTGATGAAAATGCAGCAGCTTCTTATAATACTGGAGAAGTTGTGAAACAGGATGATACAACAACTGCAGCTGATATAGATGCAGAAATAAAGACCGGTGAAAAATTAGAAGGTGATTCTTAAAAGCTTGGTTCATTGGTTAAAGAGGCTGAGTTTTATACTTAGCCTCTTATTTTAAATTCATGGGAGAATAGGAAATGGCAAATACAAAACGAAGAGAAAACTTTACAGACAAGAGCGGAAACATGCTAATACCTACTAACGTTGAGGGAGGATACTACAATGAGAATTTCATAACAGCACCTAAACTCATTTTAATGGCTATGATATTAGTAGCTTTAGCCTGGATAATATATAAATGTGTAAATGGTAACAGTAGCTTACTAACATGGGTAATTTGGTTAGCAATGTGGCTTGGTTTATCAAGCTTAATAATGAGATTTTTCGTATTTGAAGAAAAATTTTATTACAGAATGTATTTGGATTTAAAAGAGAATGAAATAACAACTCCAGCAATATACTGGAATATAGCTTCAATAAAAGACACTGATGATGGAGCTATAATAACATATGCAGATGGAAAGATAGCAATTATTGCAAGAGTTGATAGAGATACAATTACTGGTAAAACAAGAGATTTTAAAGAGACACACTATGATGCAATATCTGATTTTTACAAAGATGTTATAGTGCAAAAATACTCATTCGTTCAAATGAATGTAATGGAAACAGCAGGAAAAGACCCAAGACTTAATGAACTTTCAAAGTTAACATATAAAAGTGATAATGCTAACATATGTAAGCTTATGGAACTTGAGATAGGACACATTAAAAATATAACACATACATCATTATATGAGAGTGATTATTTCTTATTCTATACAAGTGATTTGTCTAAGATGGACTCAATAATAAATGATATTACAGAATCATTGTTTAAACTGCTTGATGGAGCATATGTAGGATATAGCTTCTTAACAAGTAAAGAAATAGTTGAATTACTAAAAGATTATTCTGGTGTAACATATTTCAATTATACTGAAGCATCATTACTTATGTATAATAACAATAAAAATTCAGCAGTTCCTCCATTTACTGTAAAGGGCATTTTGTGGGATGATGGAGAAGATCAAACTTTGAATCCAATGGAAGTAAATAAACTCAGAAATATAACTAGTAATGTAATTAAAGAGACATTAAGTGTTAAAGATATGTCTATTAAAGATACTATATATAGAAAGGAAACAAAAAATAAAGTTGGTATTGATTTTAATTCATTATCTAAAACAACAGTCAATACTAATAAACCTGCTAGTAACAATATTAGACGACCAAGTCTTAATATGGGTATGAACAGAAATGCAATGAAGCAACAGCATACTAATAAGGTCAACTTACAAAAAGAAGAAAATAATGACATATTAGATGATGACTTTGAAGTTAATGAAGTAACAAATACAGCAGATGATGAAGAATACATTGATATATAAAGAAAGGAAAAGTAAAACATGAGAGTATTACTATCTGGTGGAAAAAAGACACAAAATATAATTGATGGAATCAGTAAAAGATTTACAACTAGCGGAGATGAATTTCTTGTAATCGAGTATTTGGAGGATATAATAGGTATATTCAGTCGTGGTGATTACTTCGATAAGGCTGTAATTACTGAGCAGAGTATTACAAGAGATGGTGCTATAACAGATGAAATGCAGCTTAGAAGCAGAGTAAATGAATTTGCGTCTAATATGGCAAGTAGATCACATAAGTACAATTATGTATTCCTAGCACAAACAGAAGAAATAGCAAATATAATTTATGAGGAGTCACTTCCTATTTCTGATGAAAGTGCAGTAGTATACAAGAAACCTAGATACAATGTAACATTCTTTGTTGATTTAATTGTCACAGAAGCAAAAGACTTACCATCTGATTGGGTTTATGTACCAGAGTTAAGCATACCAGAATCAGAAATGTTTAATATAGGCAAGGAGAGTGAAAGTACTAATACAGAGGATGTAATAGATACATCAGATATGAATATTGGCATGGAATTACAGGATATGCCAACAGATGATTTATTTAGTGGTGATTGGAATAATATTGATGGTTCAAACAATGATAATGGTCTGAACTTTGATCTAGGTGACATAGGACAGGAAAATAGCTTCAATCTCGATGAAGAAGGTGGTGGATTTACCATTGATGAAAATGGTAATCTCATTGAAGATTCAGATGATAGTACACAAGGTTTTGGAAATCAGTATGGTGGAGGATTTGATGATACAGATACTGATGGAGTAGAACTTAGTGAGAATGATCTAATACCAGACAATAGTGATGGTACAGGCTTTTATAATAATGGTAACTTTGGAGAATCTGACTTCACATCAGATGAAAATGACAGCTCTAGCTTTGATATTAATGGAGACACTGGATTCAGTAATGAAGGTGATTTTAATACAGAGTTAGGGAATGATAATTTTGGATTAGATAGCAATAATGGTTTTGATGACTTCAATAACAATAATTACTCTAACAGCTTTGAAAATGATGAAATCATTGATACAGATAATACAGAAGCTATAAAACAATCTGGTAGTCTTCCTGACTATAGAGAACCAGTAGATAACACCTTTGAAACATCAGAAAATGATAGTTTAATGGGTGGAATTGGTTTAGCAGCTGGAGCAATGACAGGTGCAGCAATGAATAATACATCCGACATATTTGGTCAAGAAGGACAATTAGATGAGGAACAATATAATTACGATGAGACTGATGGGGGTAATCAGATGAACAATGATGGCTTTAGTAATAATCAGTATGGAAATGGTATGAACAACGGATTTGATAATGATGGTTATGCTAACGATGATTATGCTAATGATGATTTTACAAACAACAACGGTTTTGGTGATGAGGGATTCAGTAACAACAGCTTTGATGACGATATGGGATACAATGATGGGTTTAGTGATCCTACACAAGGCAGCAATGTGAGTGTTAACATTGGAAAGAATACCAATAACCTTGATGATTCAATGTATGGAAATAGTGATGCTGGCTTTGACAATTCCATGTATACTAACAATGACATGTATCAGAACAATGAGCAGTATGATACAGCAGGATATGGTGGGGTTGATTACGGTAACGAACAGGATAATTACCAAAACAACATTGAGAATAACATGTATGGAAATCCGACAGGATTTGAACAGTCAATGTACGACGATGCAGCGGCTATGGCTGCAGGAGCTGCTATTGATGCTGCAATGCAACAGAATAATCAGCTGCCTAACCAGACAATGCAAGTTTCTCCTAAGAAAGGTTTAAAAGGAATCTTTGGTAAGAAGAAAGGTACTGCTCAATATCAGAATGCAGCAAGTCAGTTAAATGCACCTCAACCAGTTCAAGGTTGGCAGCAGGAAGTTCAGACACAGCAGGTAAATACTGGTAGACACAGAGGTGTTGATATAAATACAATTAAACAACAGTTGAAACCATTTGCTTCTAGAGGTAACAGCATTGTTGTTACTGGTTGTGGTGGATGTGGAACAAGTACAATAGCATATAACTTAGCTAATATAGTACATCAGCTTGGATATTCTGTACTGTTAGTAGATATGGATACAGAGGGAAGAACACAAAGTTACATATCTAAAACAAACTATGACAGTATGGAGCCAGATGGAGCAAACTTAATGTCAGCTGTAAACAGTAGTACTGGTACAAGTGCTCAAGAAGCTATTGTAAAACAGGGATTCCATTTATTAACGATGGGTCTTGGAACTGATACAGCACAGGTTAATGAGTTACTACATAAGGAAAAAATTAGTAGATTTGCTAACCTTGTTAAGTCATCTCATGACTTTGTAATTTATGACATTCCATTTAAGAGTGCAACAGATTACTTATCAGAGATTACCTATACAGCAGATAACTTAGTACTTGTAGCTGATGCTAGTAACTGGGGAATAACAAAGTTAATGCTTAACGTATGTAATATAAGTGCTGATGATATGCAGGATACAATATTCAACAGAGCACAGCTTGTATTTAACAAATACAGAAACTTAACAAAAGTATTTGGTAGAAAAGTAAGAACTGGTATTGATATCACGAAGATCATTGATATGAAAGTTCAAGAACTCATTGGTGAGGACCCTGGCTTCCATTTTGAGGATTTACATATAGCTGGAATACTGAATGATGACCCAGATTTTGAGCAGTCTTGGTTTGAAATGGTTCAGTACTCTGATACTCAAAAAGGACAGGCAATATTCTTAGAATTACTTGAGCATATAGTACTTAAAAAATAAGGGTAATACAGGAGGAAACATTAAATGACAAAGTACTTACTAAACGATACATTTCATGGATATGAAAAACTCGATGTAAAGGATATAAGTAAGGCAGAGGAAGCAGGCAACTTATTTGTAATAATTATAGACAAGACCTGTGATGACTCTTTATCTGATTATTATATGCTTGTTAATTCAGCATTAAAGCATCAGAACAGAGTTATAGCAATATCTGTAATGGACGAAAATAGATTATTTAGATCATTAGCAGCACTTATGGTAACATATAATGATTATGACATCTACGAAGTAGCAGAAAAAGAAGCTATATCAGCAGAATACTTACTAAAATTAGAAAACAGAACGCCTGATTATAGTGAAGTTCAAACCTATATAGGTGGTGATGTGACAGCTTATTCAGATATGAATATGATTTTGTTTGGTATTCAAAGCTTAGCAGAAGAAGGAAATCCAGAAGCATTAAAGTCATTCCTTGAAGATCATATGTTAAGCATAGATAATTTAACAACATCACTTAACATGATGAAGAAAACATGCGATCTGTTTAATTCTAATGAATTGGTTGGAGAAATAAACAATCTCAAGGAACATGAGAAGAGGCTGAATAAAAACTTAGCAGATAAGGAAACAGCATTAGCTGAAGCTAAACATGACAGAGATGAAAATAAAGTAGCAGCTGATACTCTTAAAAGAGAGAATGAGAAGTTAAAAGAGAAAAATAAAGAGTTGCAGGATAACGGTGGAGGTTCTGGTGATGCAACAATAAGGTCATTTAGAACAGTAAATACTTCAATGTTAGCAGGTAATAGAGCTAAGATTGTTCTTTACTTTAAGGAAGTATCTTATGTAAGATATACAAATACACTCGTAAGTATTATATTTGAGCAGATAAAGTTAATGAAGTTAAAAACTAAACTATTAATATATGATACTGGCTCAGAGATGTACAACATATACAAACCATTGAGAGTTGTGACTGGTTCTGATTATTTTTCTGAAAAGACAAGCTTAATTAAAAAAGTAGAGAAATTTGTTGTTGCTGAACCTGTACAAACTATTATAGAGGATATATTAAAGTCAGATGAGCAATTTGATGTAGTCATTATATATGACAGAATGCATACTAATCTTGATGTGGTTGCTGGTAACTTAGTTACTAAGTTCTTCGTAATTAATTCAAGAGACGATTATGATCGTCTAAAAGATCAGTTAAAAATAAATGATACATCATACATTATCACAAATGCAGAGAGTTCCATAAATATGGGCGGAAAGAATAATGAGTGGGGACCTATAGGAGATAGAAATTTCATAGATATACCTACTATTCCAGAGTTTAAGAAAAAAGAATTAAACTCTAGCTCATTTGCAATTTCAAGGTATAAAAGACAGGCTGGAACATTAACACAAAAGCCTATCATTGATACTATAATTGAAAAAAGTAAAATAAATACATTAAAATAAAGGGTAAATCATGTTTAATAAGAAAAACAAGCAGAATAATCAAAGTAAAACACCTAATAATGTAAATCAGCAACAACAATTGCAACAAGCACAACAGCAAGGAAATCTTACACAAGAACAGAAAATGTTCTTAGAGCAATATGAAAATAATAATAGTAGCAAAAATAAGAGAACGTCCAAAAGAAAAGAAAAAGTGGACATGTATGACATGATTGTAGCTAACTTTCTTGCTGGAAATGCTATAATAGAACCTACGCAAAAGTTAAATAATAGTCAGATAGCAATTGGGTTTAGTAATATTTCATCTGAAACACAGATTACTAAATATTACATGATAAATAGATTTCCAGACTGGCTGCAGCCAAGACTTGTTGATAACATTAGAGCAAGATGTATGAACCCTGGAGTGAAGATAAACTTTTATTTTCATTGTCAGCCACACAGAATAAACTGGGACTCACCTGAAATGAGAAACAGAATGAATGTTTGGAGAGACTTTAGTAAAGAACACTCTGGATCAATAGATGTTTTTGATTATAGGGCACAGCATAGTGATTCACAGTTAAGAAACAGAATGATAAACTCAACAAAATATCTTAATGAAGCAGAACTTGAATATAAGAGAAGCTTTATGAAAGTATATTTTATTATAACAATTTCTGCAAAACGTGATGAAAATAGCTTGGCAAACATGTCAGATTCAATTAGTTCACTGAAGAATCTATGTAGTCAGTCTGATATTAAGCTAACAGAACTTAGGGTAAACATGATCGATTGGTTAAGGGCAATATCGCCATTCTCATTGAACCCTCTTAAAGAAGTTGAAAGCAAATTAGCTAAAAGAGTATTTACTGATGATTTGTTAGCTAACTTTAATAGTTATAAACAAGGACGTGTTGGTAATGAAGGTGTATGTCTTGGAATAGATATACTATCACAGACTCCAGTAATGAGAAAATTTAAGAAAGACCCTGATGCAGCTGATAACTGGTTAATAAGTGCTGGTACAGGTGGTGGTAAGTCTTTCTGGGTTAAATCATTATTGACATATCTATTAGCAGATGGATTTGTATGTTGTGTAATGGACTACGAAGGTGATGAATATACAAACCTAGCAAACTTTATTAGAGCAGGAAATCCAGATGATGTTAAAATAGTTTCTATGGGTAAGGGCAGTAATGTTTACTTTGACCCTTGTGAAATACCAGATTTAACTGGGGACCCACAAGTAGATGATGACCTTAAGGAAAGTGCTACAAGCTTTATAATGTCAATATTCAGACTTATAGTTAGAGGTATGGATGAACCTTTTTCAAAAGAAGAGGAACGTGTAATGTCTCTAGCAATATCTAGAATGTATGATACAGCAGGTGTTACAGAAGATAAGAAAACATGGCACAGAAGTAAAGGATTAAGACTACACGACATATATCGTGAAATAAGAGAAATAGTAGATAGCAAAGAGTTAGTTGATAATGATGCAGATAATCTTAAACACAAAGCAGCCGTTTCTATCATGGATTCATCAAGTATTTATTTTGAGCCTGGTGAGACAAAATCAGAAGTGTTTAAACAGCCTATGAGTGCTAATGAGTTATATAAAGGTAAGTTTATTGTATTCTCATTTGGTATGAAAGGTGCAGTAGCATCTGCAACAGACCCAGTAATACTTGGACTAAAGCAATTATCTGTTGCATACGTTAATATTCAGATATCTAACTATTGCAAATATGTTCGACATTGCTTTAATGTGAAGGTCTGGGAAGAATTTCAAAGGTACGGTGAAGTTAAGGGTAGTGCCGAGACTATTGCAAACAGCATAACAGGCGGTCGTAAACGAGGCGACGTTAACTTCATTATAACAAATGACTTAGCAGCAATGCTTGATGATGAAAATACATTAAGTAAAAAGCTTAGACAAAATATACAAAATTTTGCAATAGGAAAGATACCTGATGCATCTACACGAGCAGAGTTTTGTAAGAAATTTGACCAGCAAGAAATAGCATTGGCACTTGATAATATTGCTAAAGCACATGCAGCTCAGCAATCTGGAGCACAGAAAGTATCAGGTTCACAAAGTAGATACAAAAATGCATTCTGTGTAGCACTGGAGGATGGAAAGAAGGCAACTGTAAAAGTAAGGCTTCCTTCGGCACTTATGAAATCTTCACTATTCAAAACTGGTGTAGACGTAAAAGATGAATAAAACACATATAGCAGAAAGGGTACATCATTAAAATGTATCCTTTTGTTTTTACATTTTAATAAACATAAAAAGATTTTTATTTTTAGTTAATATACACAAATAATGCAACAATGCATTAACTACATAAAGGTAAATCTTATTATAGTACATTAACAGCAATATAAATAAATTTTAAATTATTATAATAACAAGGAGTAAAGAATATGTACTTTTTACTGTTTATAGTAGCTTTTATAGTTATATATGTAGCATCATTTAAAGATAACTTCACACAGGAAAATATTGAGAAAGTAGCTCCTGTTTTCGTGTTATTAGTATTTGCAACTTTAGTAATTATAGTACTAAAATGCATAGTGTAGTGGAGGAGAACAAATGGGATTATTAGACAACAAGATATCACAAGATGATTTGAATAGAGTTAATGATATAAGACATCATCCTGACCTCGAACCTGGTTTTGATGGTGGTGGAGATGACTGGTTAAGCGGAGGTGACTCTGGCGGTGGGAGTGACTTTGATGGATTAGACAGTCTTTTTTCTGATGATCTAGGGTCCTCTGGTGGAAACGACATATTTGGTGGAGGTTCATCAGGTGGAAGCTCTTTTGGTAGCGATAGTGGTACATTTGGCAGCAACAGTGGTACATTTGGCAGCAATAGGTTTAATAATGGAGGTACTTTTGGTAACAGTGGAAGTACCTTTGGTAGTAATGGATTCGGTGGTAATACATTTGGTAACAACGGATTCGGCGGTCTTGGTGGGCAAAACCAAATGCAGGGACAACAAGTACAACAGAAAGATACACTTGATAAAATGATGGATGCTGGGGCAGAGGCAGCTTCTGGCGTTGGGGCAATACTCGTTGAAATGGTAAAGTCATTCAAGGAAAGAAATGTAGATGACTATGGATACTTGAGTAAAAACCTAATTATTACTGGAGCAGCAATGCTAGGTATAAGTATCTTTGTAGCAATTGCTGGAACAGTAGCTAGAGTAACAGCATTTCAATCTTTAGGAATAGAGTCAGCATTAAGTGGAGCACTGCTTGCAACAACGGGTATAGCAGGTTTAGGTATAGCAGCTTTCATTTTAACTAAAATGGGAGATCAAGAACTAAATAATAACAACATTTCAAATATACCTGATGAACCAGCTGGTGATGACAATTTTACAGATACATTAGATGATAACTCTGGAGATATAATGGATGACTTATTTGGTGATGACTTTGATGATTTATTTGGTGATGATACAACATCAAATATAGCAGCTGAACCTGAGGAACCAGAACCAGAAGCAGAATCATTAGAGGTAACACCAATAAATTATAAGGATGAACTTGAAAAAATAAATGAAAACACATATTTATCTAGACAAACATTAGTTGAAACATTCTGTAATATGTTCACAACAAATACTGTTGGTTTTGAAAAGAAAACAGAGATTAGTCCAGATTCAACAGAATGGAATCAGCTTGAGGCAATTTGTCTAAAAGCATTAGCAAACTTAGCAAACTGTACACTTGAGGAAGTAAACTCAAATTTGGAATCAGCAGACAAAACATTATTTGCTTATGAACTCAGACTGAAAAGAATAAACAAAGTAAAACAGCCAGATGCTTTAGCAAAAGAAATAGAAATCTATGTAAGAGATGATGATAGTCCAGACGCAACAGTTACAGCTACAATCTCTGGTGATTTCTACAACATAATAATTGCAACAGGAGAAAATTATGTTGTAACATTTGGTGATGTATTTAAGCTTGATTATTGCAAGAATTTCTTCTTGAGTGATAAGAATAAGCTACCTATGATAACAGGTATAACAGAGTTAGGTAAAGTAATAGTCGATGATGCAAAGAACTTCGATACTATGTTAGTAGCAGGTAAGCCTAGGTCAGGTAAATCATGGTATGTATTAAGTATACTCATGAGTTTAATTCTGTTTAATACACCAGAAGATGTTCAGTTTATCATTGTGGATCCAAAAGAGTCAAACCTGTTTAAGACATTGAGTCTATTTCCCCATGTGTGTGGACTACATAATGATAAGCAAATCATTAAAATATTAGATGATATCATTGAAGTAGAAGCACCAAGACGTAAGAAATTATTATCAGACAACAGATGCGATGATATATGGGCACTTAGAAAGAAAGGAATTAGACTTCCAGTGCTTTATTTAGTTATAGACGAGTATATAACTGTAATAAACAATTTAGACAAAGATGCTGCCAAAGAATTTGATGGTAAGATACAGACTCTAATTAGTCAGCTACCTTCCCAAGGAATCAGGCTCTTGTTCGTACCTCACAGAGCAACTGGGGTTGTAAATAAAACCAATAGAACAATGCTCCAATTTACGGCGGCCGTCAGAGCTGATATAGACGATGTAATTGATACACTCGGTGTTAAAAAGTGGGATAGAGCACTTACAAAACCCGGTGATATAGCTATAAAGACATCATCAACTCCTAAAGCAACATATGTTAAGGGTGCAGCATTAACTCCTAGTGACGAAGAGAATACACAATTTATGGAAACTGCAGCAGCAGCCTTCTATAAGATGGGTGTAGACATACCAGATATGAGTTCAATGAGAATAGCATGTAACAGAGACGAGGAATATGTTCAAAGTGAACTTGGAGCAACTGGAACAAACAGAGTGCAGTATGATGCATCTGCAATAATAAATGATCTAGACAATATAGATTTAGACAACTTATAAAATATTAAAAAGGTATACAAGGAGATAATAAATGGGAGCACCTAGTATTCCAAAGGAAAACATTACAGGTTTAGTTGTAAAGGGATGGATAGTAGATAGGTATGACACAAAAGGTAAATGGGTATGCAAGTGTGAAAAGTGTGGAAAAGAAGAAATATTCAGAGCATATCATTTAAAAGAAGCACGAGTTAAAATTTGTAATCATTCAAATAATAAGGCTACACATACATTTAAAGATGATTTGACAGGAAGAACCTTTGGTGAACTAAAAGTAATAGGATTTGATATAGTGAATGGTGTGTGGAAGTGTAAATGTTCATGTGGAAAAGAAGTATACCATACTACATATCAATTAGTAACAAGGGGTGTGAAAACATGTGGACACAGCAGTGGTGTACTAAAAGACCTTAGAGGAAAGAAATTTGGAGAATTAATACCAATTGAATACCTAGGTGATAGAACCTGGAAATGTGAGTGTTCTTGTGGAAAAATTACAAACGTTAGAACAACTGACCTTGTGAGTGGAAACACACAATCATGTGGTCATCTTAAAACCGGAGCACCTGTAATAGACTTAACAAATCAGCAATTTGGAAACTGGACAGCTTTAAAATATGTTGGAAACAGCTATTGGCAATGTAAGTGTACCTGTGGTAATATAGAAAATGTTCATTCATATACATTAAGAAATGGAACATCAACAAGGTGTTCATCACCATTGCATAGAGTAACAGATATAAAAGGAAGACAATTTGGTGAGCTACATGTTGAAGAATATACAGGCAATGGATTCTGGAAATGTAAGTGTTCCTGTGGTAAAACAAAAAACATACTTGGAGTCAACTTAAGAAATGGAAGTACTAGATCATGTGGATGTATGACAGACAAATTATTAAGACAAACATTATTTAGTAGATACAATGAGATATGTCCATCAAGAGTAGATAATGCAAGAAGCACACAACAGATAGAAATTTTACATACAAAAGAATTGTTTAATGCACTCCTAGTAGAATACACAATAAGTTATGGAAAACCAGATGCATATGCATTAGCAGATATATTAGGCGTTAGTAGATATACAATAGTCAACATGGCTAATAAGTATGATTTACTAGATAAAATAAAAATATACTATAATAGTAGTAAAGGAGAAAACCAGGTAGCAAACTTTGTAAGAAACATATACAACGGAGAAGTAATACAAAACACTAAGAAAATACTAGATAATGGCAAGGAACTAGATATATACATCCCAGATAAACACATCGCAATAGAATTTAATGGAACCTACTGGCATTCCACAATCTACAAAGATAAGTATTATCATCAACAGAAAACATTAGATTGTCATAGGCAAGGAATACGATTAATCCATATATTTGAATATGAATGGAATGATGCAGACACACAGCAGAAAATAAAGAATCACTTAGAATTACTATTAAGTAACAATATACAAACCATTGGAGCACGAAATACAGAAGTAAAAGAAATAGATAAGCAAACAGCAAAAGAGTTTATAGATAAGTACCATCTTCAGAAGTATAGTGAGTCATCGGTTAATATAGGATGCTTTTACAACAACGAACTGATTGGAGCATTAACATTAGGTCATCCAAGATTCAACAGTGAGTATCAGTATGAAATCATAAGATTTTGTTGGAAAGATAGAGTAAAAGTAACAGGTGGCCTAGAGAAATTATTTTCATACTTTATAAAAAATTATCATCCAAAGTCAATAATGGCATACTCAGATATATCAAAGTTTACTGGCAATTGTTATACAAAGATAGATTTCAAACCAATAAAACAAAATACAATCACAGAACCAAACTACGTATGGGTTGATATAGAAAGCAACCAAGTACTATCAAGATACCAAACACAAAAGAAGAAGCTAATAGCTAATAATTTAGGTACAGAAGAACAAACAGAAGATGAGATAATGGATAATAATGGATTTTTCAAGATATACAACTCAGGTAATATTAAGATGCAATGGGAATACTAAAGGAAAGACAGGTGGATAAGAGTTGAAGATTGATTTTCTAGGGAATAAATCATCTAATAGCAACATTAGTTTGGGCACTGAATCATTGGACATTTCGGGATTTGACTTTGATGAACTAGATGACAGCAGCCAAATTAATATAATAGAAGATGAGACGAACAAGCCTAATAAGCCTAAAAAGACAAAAAGCAGCATAATAAATAAGTTTTCTCTGCTTCAAAATACTCCAGAAATACAGTCTGATGAAGTTATAGATTATTCACAAAATACAGTGGATGCAACAGATTTTGATTTTAGCTTTGATGAGACAGATAAAGAGATTCAAGAAAACATTATAAATAACGATGAAGAGGCAGCTGAGGCTAATGCACTTATGCAAAAGATCCTAGCTGAGGATACTATATCAGAACAATCAACAAATGAAGATGACATAGTTGATATGGAATCAGATGATGGGATAGACTTTGATGAAGAACAAAGCTTAGAGGATGAATTTGACGGTATTGAAATAGATACAGATGATACTATTTCAGAACAATCAACAAATGATAATGACATTGAAATAGATGATTCAGATTTTGATATAGAAGACGATAGTATTGAAAATGAAGATGATGGAATGAGTTCTATAGATGATTTAGATTTTGAGGATGATACATCTGATGAAGAAAGTGAATCAGATTATGATCCAATGTCATCAATAGATAATCTTGATCTTGACTTCGAAGATGAAGATGAATCAGAAGAGACAAATAATGAGACACAAGTACAAGTATCAAACAATACTGAGGATGATGAAGACTCATTCACACTGGAAGATTTGGACAACATAGAGGAACCCAGTAATAAAACACACAGTACTATTTCACAACAAATTACAAATAGTAATAACAAAAGTAATGAAATTACAATAGATTTAGAAGATGATTCAGACCTAGAAAATGAACTGAATGATTTACAGAATGAGCTCATAATACAAGACAGTGCTAATAAGATAGGGACAACACCAACAAGTACTAATATAAATCAAAGTACAAAACAACAGAACACTGATAGCAAACTGAAACATGAGATAGAATCAAATAATGAAAAAGTTTTAGAAATGCAACAAAAGATTGCATTAATGGAGCAAGAGTTGCAGAGGCTTAAAGGTGGTGGGGCGAAAGAAACTGCATCAAATATAGAGAATAATGTTAATATTAATGATGAAGTTGATAAGATTGACGACCTTATTAATGGCAATAAGCCTAAAAAAGAAAACGATATTGGAAAATATGATAGATATGCACTAATGTCTACTGAAGCATTGTACAAAGAAGTTAAACAGTACATGAAAAAGATGGGAGTAAGTAAGAGACCCATTGATCAGTCAGCATTAAATAACAAGTTTGGAGAGACCAATATCAAAAAGTTAATACAAAAAAGCTATTTAATAAAAGCAGGTAAAGGAGTAACAACAGGACGATGAAAAAGAAGAACATTACAAAAGTAATAGCACTACTAAGTGCATCATCTATGATGTTTACTGGATGTGGTTCATTTATAAGTGAAGATGTTGCATCATATCCGTTAGCATCATCACTTACATCAGCAGAACTTATTGATTACTATGCAGAGGCATTAGATTATGACTCTGTTGTAACAAGAAACGTTACTGTGCATGAGACAACATATGTAACAAAAGATATTCAAGGTGAAAAAGCTACAAAACTTGAAGAGTTGTATAAGGCTTGTGAAGATATATTAGGACAAAGTGAATATGAGCCTACTGAAGATTCATTAAAACTTGTATCTGAGGATACATTCTACTATTTAAAAGGTGTGCTTGACAATGAAGTATTATCCAACGGTACTATTAAGAATATAACTGGGGCACTTGGATATTATTTTGTTGATGTTGAATACGATTTAAGTGCAAAAACAGCTGGAACATTTACTAATTGGGCACAGTTAGTAGGTTTAAACGGAGCAATTAGTTATAATGCATACTTAGATGAATACTCATTAAACAGTTCATATTCACAAGCAATTTGTCAGGAAGTAAATGAGTACTTTACTGAAAACAAGGTAAATCAGATATTAACATATGATACAACATCATACGAATTGAATATAGCTGAGGGAGATCCTTCAACATACAATGCAACTAATAATACAACATCTACTGTCACTGATACAGAATATGATGATGAAACATCAGGAAGTTCAGGTGGAATTACCATTTTAAATGAGCCTGGTGACGAAGATGAAACAGATACAGATATTTCAGATATTGAAACAACATCACTTGATGATATAGTAGATGATGATGAAGATACAGTAGCATCTGATGATGAAGAGGTTGTAGAAGATGATGAAGATATAATATCTACTGATAATACAACTACAGTAGTTAGTACTGGTGTAGCGGCTACAACAAGCACTGTAATGTCAACCTTATCAAGTAGTAGTGGAGCATATACAATAGTAACACCTACTGAAAGAAGAAACTGGTTAGACGTTGGGTTATTAAATAAGTTAGTAGGTTCATCTATTGAAAGCAAGGCAACAATGCCAGAACTTTCTCAAGTATATAATATACCTGAAGCAGAAGGTACAATATCAGGATATGGTATTGCAAACTCCGGTTCAAACGGATTAAAGATATTTGGATATGACAGAGATAAGTTATCTGGAACAGCAACTTTAAGATATGTGTTTAAAGATGATAGTACAGGTACTGGAGATATATTAGGAACAAACATTTATGTTACAGAGGAACAGATAACAAACGGTGTTACAGTATCTTCAAGTACACCTTATATAGCAGAGTTCCTTGAGAGTGAATTTGAACAGATTGTTGAAAGATCTGACAGAGTTCAAGTTAACTGTGACTTAGCTGGTGCATTATCAAGTGACTTGTATGAAGATATTGGTATTGGGCTACTTATTGGATTCAAAGATAAAAATACAAATACAACAAAGTATATGTCAAAAATACGTCAGGTTTTAGGTAGTGATAAATCTAATAATGCTTACTTATTAGAGGTTGAAACAACTACAATTGATGGACCAAAGGATATAGATATTTATGGAACATATAAAGAAATTTATTATATTGTAGTTCAGCAGCAGGATACAGAATTTAAGATTATTGATATGCTGAGAACATCAAGAACAATGACTCATGAGCCTGACATTGATCCTGATAGCAATATTACAAAGAGATTAATTGCATTGAACCTTGCAGGTGAAATCAGTGATGATAATAAGACATCAATCAAGAGTTTAATGAGTGCACTGTATACAGCTGGAACAAACAGAATACTGTACGGACCTAAAGATATAGAAGCAAACGGTGAGACAATAACCATTGAAAAAGGTATGTATGACTGCTTCAGTGATGATACATCAATATTATCAAGTGATGATAAGGAATACATAAACTCTTCTATTAGAAGTATATTAACAGGTATACATGGTACTGATACATCAGCATATTACTCTGGAGATGTAGTAGAGTGGATAGGCGGCTATGATAACCAAGCAGAGTTCGTAACACAAGAAACAGTTACTTACAGTGGATATGATGACTACTACGAAATGACAGTTTACTACTTAGTATCCATTGAGAATGATGAATGGGTAATTGATGAAAGAACTGTTATAGATGGTGGACTTGTAGATGGAAGTGGAAATAGTCTTGAAACAGAAGATACAAGCTCAGATGTTTCAACAGAAACAACTGAATCAACAGAAGTAACAGAATAAGTACTAAATAAATCAGTATTTAAAGAGGTGGATGTTTAATCCACCTCTTTTTTATATATTATAATAAATTATTTAGTATTTTATGAGAGGATAAAGATATGAGAGATAACAGTACAGAATTAGCAACAAACAGTAATAATTATGCTGTAGATAATTCTAAACTTAGAAATATGACATTAAAAGAATTGTTAGACACTTTAAAAGATGTAAGAAAAAAGATACATGAGGGCAGCATGTCAAATAAAGAGTTAATAGAGTGCAGATGTTGAGTTAAAATACATAGAGTATAACAAAGGAAAGAGAGGAAAAGAACAGTAATGATTGATATTGTAGTACCAACAAGAGTATGGAAAGCAGCAGATATAGTAAGACACTTTAAAGGAAATATGTACATGATAGTGTGCATCGCAAAAGACAGTACAGATTTAAGAGACAAAGTAGTATATAAACATATAGGTGGAAATGGAGAACTTTGGGTAAGAGATTTGGAAGAGTTTAATAGTGAAGTAGACCATGAGAAGTATCCAGATGTAAAGCAGAAATACAGATTTGAACTTGTGGAAACACATGATTAATTAGAGGGGTAGACAATAAAATGGCAGTACTAAACATAATTAAAAAGGACCTAATACCTAAGTATTATGTGTGTGAATTAAGCAAAGATAAGAGTGTAATTGTACATGAGAATTTGCTAGATAGTAACTTTACTAAAGTAAGAATGGACAAGAGAACTATAGATTTAACAGAAAGTAAGTTTGGTAATTGGCATGTGCATTATTATCTTGGGGATAGGAAGTGGTTATGTGAGTGTTCATGTGGTAGGCTATGTGCAGTTATTGGATATAATCTAAGTTCTGGTAGATCAACATCATGTGGGCATGAAAACTATGATGATTTAACAGGTAAGCGGTTCGGAGATTGGCAGGTACTAGAATATGCAGGAACTGAGCATGGAATGACTAGATGGTTATGTGAGTGTTCATGCGGAAATAAAAAAGAGGTATATGCAAAAGTACTTACAAATGGGAGGAGTAAGTCATGTGGACATAGTACTAATGCTTTTAATGACCTTACTGGAAAGCAATTTGGAGAATGGAGTGTTTTAGAGTATGAGGGGGACCACTATTATAAGTGTCAATGCTCCTGTGGCAAAATAAAAAGCGTAGCTGGGTATTCTTTAACACGAGGAGATAGCTTATCTTGTGGGCATAAATCAGCAGCCTGTAGAAAAGATACAATGATGCAGAGATACGGAGACACAGTTCCTGGAAAAAATAGAGAGCAATGGCAAATAGATATATTATCATCAAAGGAGATATTGGAAGCTTACATAATACACAAAGGGTATAAGCCAACAGCAGAAGAGTTAGCTAAGGAACTTGGTATAAATAAAACTAATATGTATAGAAATATACATAAGTATGGTATAGAGAACCTTATACTCATAGACTATAATTCATCTAAATATGAAAGAGAGATTGTAGAATTACTGAATAGTTGGGGAATATGCAACATTGAGGTTAGAGATAAAAAACATGTACCTGGTTTCGAACTAGATATATACATCCCAGACAAAAAACTAGCAATAGAGTTTAATGGTAGTTATTGGCACTCAGATTTATATAAAGATAAATACTATCATCAAGAAAAAACAATCGAATGTGCAAAACGACACATACAATTAATTCACATATTTGAATATGAATGGAATGATAACGATACTAAAGAAAAATTAATTAATCTACTGTATACAAGACTAGTTAACACAAAAAATTATATAGGAGCAAGGGAAACAGTAGTAACATTTATAGATAGTAGTATAGCAAAAGAATTTTGCAATAAATATCATTTGCATGGGTATAGTAATTCAAGTATAAATATAGGATGCTATTATAAATCAGATTTAATAGGGGTTTTAACATTTGGAAAACCAAGATTTAACAGTAATTATCAATACGAATTAATAAGACTGTGCTGGAAAGATGATATAAAGGTACACGGCGGATTAGAAAAAATGTTTACATTATTTATAAAAAGTTACAATGTAAATAATATTATCAGTTATTGTGATATATCAAAGTTTAATGGAAATGCATATTTGAGACTTGGTTTTACAGTGCAAAATATAAGTGAGCCAAACTATATATGGTATAATTTAAGTAAAAAAACTAAACTAACAAGATATAAAACTCAGAAACATAAATTAGTAGAGGCAGGATTTGGCGATGCAAACAGTACAGAGTCAGATATAATGGAAGACCTAGACTATGTAAAAATACATGATAGTGGAAACTTAGTTTTAGAATGGAGAAATCAAAATGGCAGTCAAAGTACCAACAATATGGAATGATATGTATATAGGAAATATGAGTGAACCACAAGCAGAACTAATAATGCAGACAAGACAATCCAATGTTATTCCAAATTTAAAGAAAATGCTATTTAATTTTCCTTATGAGCTCATACAACAGAGTATAGAAGAACAACAAAGTATAAGAAATATAATTAAAAGAGATAATATAGACTATACACAATACATATCAGAATTAAGAGATTACCAAACAGTGGGGACTGCATTCATGTATTTATCACCAAGAAGCATAATCGCCGATGGGTGTGGGCTTGGGAAAACTGCTGAGGTCAGCGCTCTTATCAACTGGTTACTTTATAAAGGTGAAATGACAAGATTTCTTATGGCTGTTGAAAATAGTGCTGTTGGTCAAACACAGGCTGAAATTATGAGATTTACTGGACTTTATGTCGTTGCATTACCATCAGAGGCAGCAAAGCTAAAGAAAGTAATAGAGCACACTGATTGGACAAAAGTTGACGGTATTGTAATTAAGCACAGTACATTAAGAAGTGATGCATTCAGTAAATGGTTAGCACTGAATATCAATTCTGAAGGGCTATGTAATTTATTTGACACTTTCTTTCTTGATGAATCATCAGTAATAAAGAATGATACAACAAAAATGTATCAGTATACAAAGAACATATGTCAAATAGTCAAGAGAGTTCATCTTATGAACGCTACTACTTTTGAAACTAGCATTGTTGATATTTATAATCAAATTGATATGATGGACCAAACACTGTTACCAAAGAAGTGGAGAATAGAAAAAGAGTTCTGTACATTTACACGTACACAGTACTGGACAAAAGAAAATGGCAAAGCTAAATTAAACTGGAGGCATGAACGATCTGGATATAAGAATCAAGCAATATTTAAGGAATCATTGAAACTCGTTTATTTTGGCAGATGTAAAGCAGACATTGGCATGGATTTACCACATGTTTACAAAGTGTTTGAAGTAGAGCCAACAAATGCTATGAGTGTTGGGTTATCCAAAGGGTATAGATACAGTGAATTACTTAATTGTCCAAGTCTAATTCCAGAAGCAAACATACCAATGGATAGAAAGAATGTTCCAAAACTTGATAGGTTATGTGACCTTGTAGAGAATGACTTTTCAGATTCAAGTATAATGATATATTGTTTTCACATAGAGGCACAGAGAGTAATAGCAGATGAACTTGCAAAGATTGGTAGGAAACCAGTAATACTTAATGGAAGTATCACAGATTCAAATGAGAGATACAAGATTCAACAAGATTTTAACAATGGGATTTATGATGTAATCATAACAAACATTAAGAAATCATTAAACTTATATGGTGGGGATGTTTGTATATTTTATAGCATGGAAACAAATCCTAGTAAGTCTTTTCAAATAGCATCTCGTATAGATAGAAATGTCTCTGATGATATAAAAACATTCGTTATGTTATTGTATAAAGGCACTGATGAGTATAAGTTCTTTACTACAACAGTTAAGCAGCGAGCAAAAGATGCTAGGGATCTTACAATTGATGCTAAAACAACAGTAGATTTCTTCTTTGAATCAATGATGGCAGAGGAAACAGCCGAACTAAATGGTAAAGCCTAATTATAGACTTTTTCAATAAAAAATAGTAATTAAACTTTTTAAAGTGGAGGACACAATAATGAGAAACAAAGCATTAAGCTTAATGTTAATAGCATCTATTTCATTATTAACACTTACAGCATGCGGCGGTGATGGAAGTACACTTTCCAGTATGAGTAAATCAGAACTCATAGAAGCATATCAACAGTTATCTGCCCAGTATAGCAGTTTAGAAGATGAGTATGAGCAGCTTGACTTATCATATGAAGCACTATCTGCAGATGGAACAGTTACTGAAGCAATCACAACAACTGGTGATGGAACAGGAAGATTTACATTTAACTCAACTGATTCTAAGATAATTTTTCCAAATTCATTTGTATATCCGAACTCTACTACTATAGTTCCTGACGGAAAAATTAACATCACAAGTTCTGTAGCAATATCACCATCATCATCTTGGATTTCAAGAATAAATGGTTCAGCGCTGGAGATTGAGCAGACAGTAAATAGTATATCTGGAACAATCAAGATAAATGCTGTTGAAGATGAAGTAGACGTTGATTCATTACAGACAGACGTTTTGGAAGAGTGGTTTGACAATGATATAGCATACAGTGGTGTAACATATTCTGATATATTTATTGATGAAGACCCGTGTGGAAAACAAGCAGAAACACCTATTTTGATAGATAGTGAAAATGCTTATTTGATTTGCGGTATGGCTGCATACAATGAATATTCTGTAACATACGTATTTGTTTATAGAGGAAATCAGGATGCAACAAAGACAGAACTCATTAAGAACTTGATAAATACAATATCAATAAACGGAGATTATCTGTTAGTACAAAACTAATAAACAGATTTAATTATAAGTACTGTGAAGATAATTTGCAGTACTTATAATTTTGCTTTTTAGTATATTAAGGAAAGATAAATTTTTAAGGAGACAAAAATGGATTTTTTGGATAATACATTTGAAGAAATGGGCATAACAACTGAAGAAGTATCTGAAACAAATAAAAAGCTTCAGAACGAATGTAAAGAAGTTGGTATGCAAGTAACTGAAAGTATAGATAATTCAGAAAATCATCAGCAACATAAAATATTCTATGGAATATCAAAAGATGATAGAGAGCAAGCAGTAAAAGAATTTATCATACCAAAAGCATATATGAATGCATCATTTAGTTCAGAACGTATTCGTGATAATTTAAGAGAATTATACCCAAGAGATTCAAGAAGAACACGTGGATTTGATGAATATGAAGCAACTTGTAATGGTATTTTATCATCTATAAGAATGAAAAACCTACCAGATAAAAGTTACATCATAGGTGCTCCTAACGGATTTGGAAAGAACAGCTTCGTAACAGAGTGCTTAATAACACTTCGTAAACATGGGTTTAATACAGTTCCATACATTTCATTAAATGAATTAGCAGATATATCTAATGAAAATGATATCAGAATACAGAGGTCTGAATCAGATTTTATTAGAAGAAGCAGTGACACAAATGATAAAAACATTGTATATTTATTAGATGTTTTGAAGAGACTTGGTTCACTTGAAGCATTAACAGAAATGAAAAATAATGGAACACTTGATAAGATGGTTGAAAATAAAATATGTAATCCTACACAAGTGGCAGTTGTGAAGAAAGTATTAAGTGATACAAGTGAAAGAGATACATATGGCAAGCCTAAAATTAAGAATACATATATGTATTTAAAAACTCCAGAAGTAATAACAGGTAGATACAGTTACAGTGAGTACATTAACGCGGATTGTTTGTTTGTATTCACTACTGGAATACTTAAAAAAGATATAGAATCAAAAATTTTATATCAATTGTTAAATATTAGAGGCGCTAAGGGGTTACCTACAATAGTAATGGTGTCAACATCATTAGATGTGTATACAATGGATAGAAAATTAAAAGAGCAGATATGGGATGAAATATTGGCATATTCAGAAAAACAGTACTGTTATGATAGATTATACCACGTGTCATGTTATAGGGATAAAGTTGGAACATCTAAACTTGATGACAAAGGAAAAGCTGTTGAACCGGATACTGGAATAGTTCATTAATGGAGAGGAACATCAGCATGAAGATTAATAAAAGTGAACATGTAAGATGCCCCTGGTGTATAAAAATAAGTACACTTGAAACATGGGAGAATTTGACATATAGTAAATGTACTAATCGAGAGATGAGGAGAGACTATACACATTTATATGATAGTAAAGCATTTAGTAGAAATACAGAAGCATACTATATGTGTCCTAAGTGTGGAAAATGGAGCAAAGGAAGCCAGCTAAAAATCGTAGATACAGAGTATGAAGCATTACAAAAACTAGGTGGAGAACCATTAATTAAAACTAATAAAAAACAGTAGTAGCAATATGATAGTAAACAATCATTATAAACAAAAAATAAACTAGTTAGGAATAGACCTGACTAGTTTATTTTATACTCAAAAATAAGTTAAAAGTTTTAAACTAGTTTTGAAAAAGCAAGAACTAGTTTGAAGTTTTGCTATGACAATTAAAGATACTCATAATTTACAATTTAAAGTCTTTTTTGATAGGCACTCAAAGATACATTGGTATGAAAATTGGGTAACAATTAAAAAATTGATTAAGGATAAGGTGGTTCAAATGATTAATCCTAACGTACATTATAGTGTGACTGGCAGATATATGGATGGTCAAAAGATAATTGGGTATCACTTAGTAGGTGAAGATGGAAGCCAGTCTCAAGAGAGTAAAGATAGAGTAATATACTTAATAAAACAAGATATAATCACTAACATGAGAGTTCAAACAGGACCAGATGGTGATATTATACTTAGAGGAAAAGGAATAAACCTTAATAAATTACCTGTATATGACCCAAATAAGGATAAATATCGTAATACAGAGAGTTCACAAACAGTAGCAAATACACATGTTAGTACTAAAAATTCAACAGTACAAGGTGCAAGTCCAATGGGACAGTACACAATAGTACGAAGAATAATGTTTAAGAGTCAGTGTCTTGGATATGAATTGAGAGATCATAGTGGACAGGTAATAAGAAAGAAAAGAGCAGACGTTATAAAATTAGCAGCACAGAGATTAATTAGTAACGCAATAGCACAGAGATATACAAGAGAGGGAAGTGGAACAACTGAACTTATTCTGAGAGGTCAAGGGTGTGATTTAAACAAGTTACCTATATTGATTGTAAATGAACAGGGTAAAATAGTTGATCCAACTAAAGACACTAGTGGACTTACAGTTAGAAGCGCTTACATGAAACATAGTGGAGTAATCATAGATACTATACATGATAAGAAAGTTCCTTTCAAAGCTGGAGACTTTATTATTTGTGGACCTAACGGTGAAATATTAATAAAGGACAGAGGAAGTGTAGAAAGGGAGTATAGAAAAGATACTGAGAGTCAAAGTGCAGTATGTGATGATTACTTAAGTATAACTAAGAGCTACTTTATTGAGGTATTTGGTAACAAACCGATTCAATTATCAGATCAGTTTGTTAGGAGATGGATTATACTAAAGCCCGCGAGTTAAGAATGGACATAAATAATTGAGAATAAATAGCATCTAGCATTTTAGCTGGGTGCTATTTATTTTTGTGTAAAATAACCTATTAGTATAGCAGTAGTGTACTATTAAAAAACAATTTACAGTGTTCCTACAATTTTTAAAAATTATAATCATAAATAATAGATTAGTGGTTAATAAAAATTAAAAATTTAACAACAAAATACTATTTTACAGCGTCAAACAATTAATATATGTAGCATTTGGTAAAAATTGAGTAAGCACCAAAGGTTAAAATTTTGGGTTGATTTTTGAAAAAATTTCTGTGTAGGTTAATTTGAAAAGATTATGAGATAATATACTATTACAAGACTGTAGTACAAAACATATTAGCAATTTTACTATTTTAAATACCAATTACAAATAAATATAACCTAAATAAATACAGTTTTATATGATAGGTAGTTTTAATTTTTACATTTTATTATGGAGAATACTATGAGTAAGATTGATATTAAGACTTTAAAATTGACAGATGACCAAAAAGAAGTTTATAATGAAGCTATGATTTCACTTGCAAATCATAATCAGGCTGCTATACATTTAGTGACAAGTGGTGGTAAGTCATATATCTTAGCAGCTATTCTTGATACTCTTAAGAAGCAGAAGAAGAAAAGACGTAAGAATCTAAGTGTATTATACATATCTACTGCTGGGTCATGTACTAACTTTTTAGAGTGTATGTCAGATGAGTATTGGGATGATGTACTGTCAGTCATTAACTATACTCAGCTAAGTGTCGATGAGAAATATGTGGATAAACTTAATAAAAAGGATTTTGACATCATAGTTCTTGACGAAGCACATCTTGCTCTTGCAGAAAAAACATACAAAGGTGTATTATATACAGAGAGTAAATATCCAGATGCAGCTATAATTGCAATGTCTGCAAACAACAGAAGATATACAGGCAGAAAGCTTGTATTTGAAATACTGACACCTGAACTTGAAGTTGGTGTAGACTACAATAATAGAGGGTTGAAGTATGCAATAGCAAATGATAAAATATGCAAGTTTAATTACAAGTGCTGTGATATTAAAAGACTTAAAACATATTGTGATGTGTTTGAACAACTAAGACAAAGAGGATTGATTTATGTAGATGCAGATGATATACTGAATAAAGCAAGAGATATAGTAGACAGATATAAGAAGAATGCATTTAATAAATTAGGAGTACAGATAAGACAAGATTTGTCAGATATTGGTATTGATGGAAGCAAAGGGGATAGATGGTTTATCTTCTTTAATACAATAGCTGAACTTGAGGAATCAGCAAGTGCTGTGCAAGATATGTTTGAAACAGCATATAATAGTCAAAATATCACTGTAAAATGTCATCATTATCATGGCAAAAACAGAGATGTAGAGGATATCGAAAAGATTTTAACAGGTAAATCAACTCCTTATACAGTTGATGTTATAATGACATGTGAAAAGGGTGGAATGAGCTTTCATCCAGAGAATACACGTGGAATTATTATGAACAGAAAAAGTGGTTCAGAAGTTAAAATCACTCAGCAGTTGGGTAGAACACTTCAGATTAAAGAGTTATGTTCAGATTGTAAATTGATTTATGACCTTGTTGGAAATAATGAAACAATTGATATAACTCAAACAATCTTTAATGGAAAGCAGCAGCCTGATGAAAGAGATATTATATCTTGGCTTAATATGAGTACTAACACAGATAAAATGATGGAGTCGCTTGAGAAAGAATATGGTGACACAGGAGAGTATTCAACAATTCAAGATGTAGAACTAGAAGACATTCTATCACAATTTGATGAATATAAAGAAAAAGTTGAAAACATACTTTATGCAAAAATCATAGCAAACTTATTTGATGTGTATAAGAGTGAACATGATGGAGTTATGAGTGAGCATCCATTAGCTATACTTCGATCTTATGATAAGAGGGCTGAACTCGATAAGAAATATGGATTAGCAGATGCATTTTCTGCTTTACAGAAGTTGTTTATTCAAGGCTACTTTGGAAATTATACCATGGATGCAGTACCAGAAGGTAGCGATTTCTATAAGATTTATAGTTTACTTGGTGACACATTGTATATGACATCAAAGTGTAATGCTGATGCAACATGGGAGGATAAAGAATACGAAGAAACAGCTAATATTAAACTTGTAGAGTTACAGGAGATAGCACTTAAAGTTAAGGGTTATGACTATGACTATGCAAAGAGAATATCACATACAAAGGATTTAAACAATAAGATTACAAGACTAAGACAGCTTAATCTTGAAGGTAGACTATCTGAATCTTATCAGAAATACTGCATGAGAAACAAGATAGATATAGATGGAACTTATGTAAACTTGATAAATGCAGTATTAAGTCTGCCAGAAGCAGATAAGTTTGAAAAGATTACCAAAGAATTTAAAGCCATTGTTTCAAAGATGACAAACATTGAAACACAGATAGCATGTGGCATAAAAGTAGATGAAATGAGAGATGACTTATTAAAAGTATTTGCAATGCATCAGATATTTAGTATCAGATACAGAAGGCATACTTATGGTAATCAGGCTATTATTGCAATAAACGTTAGATTTAGAAATATAATCATTTTAAGAAATAAAATGCTATCTCGTGATGATGTACTAACAGCACAGAAAGATATAATGACAATAGTAAGAATAAGAATGTGCAAAGGGGATGCATCACTTAGCAGTAGAATAAATAAGGATTACGAGTTAGCAATGATGCAGTTGTCCATTAGAAATGAGAATGGAGCAATTGGAGAATATGAATCGGTCGTACTAGATACATTAGGTATGAGATTTAGAGGTAAGTATGACAGCAAGATTAGAGACTTAATAGATCATACTCCATTTGGTATTGCATATAATCAACTGTTAGAAAGCGGTTCTGAAACAGCTTATAACAAGCTTATGGAATACAAAATTGAGAACATGCCATTGTATTGTAGAAAACTACTTAATACGAAAAAATTCAAGCAGTCAACTGATGAAGTAAAGAGTAACAAATTACTTGTAAAAGACAGTAAGGAGATTAAACAGCTTGTGTCAAATTTAGTATTTCCATCTGAACAAGATATAAATGACCTTAAACATAAAGTCGAAACAGAAGAATTTGATCCAAGAAATTTGATTAAGTATGCAATACCAGAGAAAGTTTATTTAAGTAACAAGAAGTTTCTTGATAGAGCAATTACTGAACAGTGGGGCAGTATAGAGAATAATGTACAGAATATTATTCTCTCTATCATTAAGAAAAATACAATGTGTACTGGAGATATTGTAGAATGTCTGTATACTAATAAACTTATACCAGAGATTCAGATGGAATTTGCAGACAATGTTATTAAAGTTACACAGTAACTATATTTTAACAAGATACAAAACAATTATACAGTGAAATTATAAAAATTGACACTAATAAATATAGGGTAATCTGTGCTAATTTTTAGTATACAGTATTATATATTTGAATAATCTGGGCAAACAGCATTATTGTATAATAAGTATGATTTATTATTAGTTAATTATTTTAAAAAATAATTGATTAAAACATGTAAAATTTATTTAGGAGGACATACGGAAAGATGGCTAATCAAGTACAAACTGACAATCGTAACATGAAACGATTGAAAGACGAACAACAGGTTAGACAAAGACCAGCGCCTATATTCGGAACCAATGATGAAAAAGGTGCATTTCATTCAGTAGATGAGGTTATAGCAAACTCTATTGATGAGGCACGCGAGGGATATGGTAAGGAAATTGATATTACTGTTGAAGAAGGAAATGTAGTCACAGTAGAAGATAGTGGACGTGGACTTCCAATGGATTGGAACGAAGCAGAGAAGATGTACAACTGGGAGTTAGCACTTTGTACATTGTATGCATCAGGTAAATATGATGCATCTCAGTATGGACAGTCACTTGGACTTAATGGACTTGGACTTACAGCAACACAGTATGCATCAGACTTCATGGAAGTATGGTCAACATATGGTGGTAAGACAAGATACATGCAGTTCTCAAAAGGAAAACCAGTAGGTCAGATGAAAATAATGAACCCAGTTAGAGAGGGAACAGGTACAAAGATTCGATTCAGACCAGACCCAGAAGTATTCCCAGCATTGAGATATAATAAACTTACACCTGATATGTTTGTTGATATGCTTAATAGTCAAGCAATGCTTTTAGATGGACTTGCAATTAACTTTAAACATTGTGACTTGACAAACACAATTGTGTTTAAGTACGATGGTGGAATGGCAGAGTATGTAGATAGAGTAGTTGAAGACAAGAAAATATTACCAGAGGCTGCATACTTCTTTGATAGTGAAACAGGAACAGATGACCCAGAACATGATGCTATGAATGACATTCCAAACTATAAGGTTGATATGCGATTAGCATTTAACTTCTGTAGAGATAGAAGCGTTGTAAGAGTATATCATAACGGTTCAAACATGTTCGAGGGTGGAGTTACAGTAGATGGATTACAAAGAGGTATTGTTGGTGCTTTCTCTGATGTAGCAAAGGCTACTGGTAAGATAAGTAAATCAGACAGATTTTCATACAAAGACATTGAGAGCATGCTAATCTGTGTAGCTAGTACAGATGCACCAGGTAATAGAACATGGTTTAAAAACCAGACAAAAGGAGCAATCAATAACCCATTCATTGGTAAGGCATTTGCACAGTTTGTATATAACAAAATACGTTACTGGTTAGAACAGAATACAGCTTTAGCTACAAAAGTAATTGCAGAAGCAGTTATCAATAAAAAAGCTCGTGAGGAAGCTGCAGAAGTATCTAAGAAAGTCGTTCGTTCTTTAAGTAAATCAGTTAACTTTTCAAACAAGCCAAAAGATTTTAGAGATTGTTCTAGTAAGAATATCTTTGAAAGAGAGCTATATATCGTAGAAGGACGTTCCGCACTCGGTAGTGTAAAACTAGCATGTAATCCAAAATTTCAGGCTGTAATGCCTGTTAGGGGCAAGCCTATCAACTGTCTAAAGGAAAACATAACAAGAGTACTCAATAACGATATTATTATTGACTTATACAGAGTATTTGGTTGTGGAATGGAAGTTAAGCATAAGAACTTGGAGGATTTACCAAAGTTTGATATTACAAAACTCAACTGGGGAAAATTAATCATATGTACTGATGCCGATGTTGATGGAAACCATATCAGATGTTTGTTAATTACAATGTTCTATATTCTTAGTCCTAGTCTGCTAAAGGCTGGTAAAGTTTATATTGCAGAAACTCCATTGTATGAGATGACATACAAGAAAGAAACAAAATTTGCATTTGATGATAATGAGAAAGAGCAAGTGCTTGCTTACTTCAAAAACATGGGAGCAAAGGATGGACAGGTAAAGATTCAGCGTTCTAAGGGATTAGGTGAGAACGATCCTGAGATGATGAGTTTATCAACAATGAATCCTGAGACAAGACGACTCATTAGAGTTGAATATCCTGAGAATGACTCTGATTTAAGAACATACTTCAATGCATTACTTGGAGATGACCTTGAAGCAAGACGAGCATTAATTGATGAGTATTTTGATTTAGTTGATGGAAACTTAGACTAATAATCAAATATAAATGAGATTAAAAATAGGAGCATATATTAAAAATATGTTCCTATTTTTTTACATTGTTAATAATATTATTATAAAATCAATTTTTTAAAATTTAGAAACAGGAGATTAAAATGCAACCGACTTTTCAAGATTTGACTGGACAAAAATTTGGTGAAATGACAGTAGTTGGATATAACAGGGATGTAAGAAGATGGATTTGTGTTTGTGATAAAGGGCACTATTGTTACAAGCAAACAACACACTTGAAAACAAGACATAATATATGTAAACAGTGTAAAGCACAAAAAGATGCTTCATTAGTTGGAAGTAAAATAGGAGAATTGACAGTACTAAAACAGGTATCAAGCCAAGAATATTTATGTCAATGTTCATGTGGAAAGACATGTATAAAACAAAAAGGACACTTAGTAGGTGGATATGTAAAATCATGTGGACATTTGAACAAAAATAAATTTGAGAATTTAAGAGGTCAAAGATTTGGAAAACTTGTAGCAGAAGAGTATGTATCAAAAGAGGCAGGTTGGAAATGCAAGTGTGATTGCGGTAATATAGTAAATGCTCTACCAGCTAATCTAAAAAACGGAAGTACAGCTTCATGTGGATGTAGTAATCCATATAAATTAATAGATATAACAAACAAGAGATTTGGAAAATTAGTAGCAGTAAGACACATATACAGAGGATTGTGGGAGTGCCAGTGTGATTGCGGTAACATATGCGAAAAACAATCATATGATTTAAGAAATAACAGAGTTATATCATGTGGATGTGAGTCTAGCGAATCATATAAAGAGTTTCAGTTATATGAATATATAAGGTCAATATACAACGGAGAAATTATAAAGCATAACAAAACAATATTAAAAGGTAAAGAGATAGATATATACATACCAGAAAAACATATTGCAATAGAGTTCAACGGTAACTATTGGCATTCTTTAAAAGAAAAAAGATATCATCAAGATAAAACAATAGACTGCGTAAAACAGAAGATAAGACTGATTCATATTTTTGAGTATGAATGGGATAACGATATTATACAAGAAAAATTAAAAATATACTTAAAGACAATATTAAATGAAAGTGAAGCTAAAGTAATATATGCAAGAAACACAAATGTACACGAGATAAATCAGGATATAGCACAAGAATTTTTAAATAAGTATCATTTACAAGGATATGCATCATCTACAATTAACATAGGATGTTATTATAATGAACAACTGATTGGAATGATGACATTTGGTAAACCAAGATTTAACAACTCCTACGAATATGAAATAGTAAGACTATGTTGGTTGCCTACAATACATGTAGTTGGGGGCTTGGAAAAATTATTTAGCTATTTCCTTACAAAATATAATCCACAATCTATTATAACCTATGTAGACATTTCCAAGTTTACAGGTAATTCATATTTAAGAATAGGGTTTAAGTTGATACTACCAGACCCTATAACTAAGCCAAACTATGTATGGGTATCACACCATGGCAACACAGTAAAAAAACGGTATCAAACACAAAAAGCAGACCTTGTTAAAAATGGACTTGGAACAGAAGACCAAACCGAAGATGAGATTATGGAATCATTAGGTTATTATAAAATATATGATTGTGGTAATATCAAACTAGAGTGGGTTAAGGAGGATAACAATAAATGGGAAATCACGACTATATACAAAAGGGAAATAACGGTGGTATAGTGATAGACTGCAGAAGTGTTCCCGATAAAGGATTTTTGAATGCAAACAAAACTAAGATAATAGCAAAAGCAAAGATAATGACAAAGGAAGAAAAAGCTAATTCACAGGATTTTGTTCCTGGTGGACCAGATGTTATTCTAAAATACTCAACTGGAGAAACTAAACTAATTTCACGTAAGGAATTAGCAGCTAATTTTGTGCACTCCAGTGGAAATAAAATAATAATACCATTTTTAAAATCAAATACACAATACTTTGTATATGGTACATGCAATGAAAAATACAAGGTAATGAAATTACCAGAAAATTGCATAGCAATATTACCTAATGGTACAAGGTCAAAACCTGGATGCTACATAGTAGCTAAGGAAGGTGCAAATGGTCAAATAGATAAGAGTACAATAACATCAATGCCAAAACAAATGTTTAAGAAGTCATTTAAGGTTCCTATGCAACCAGCTATACAAAAACACATGCATGGTGCTTCAAAATCTAGCAAATCATTCAAACTCTTTAATAGAAACAATGCACCTAAAATGAATATGCGTGCTTCAATGAAATCAAATATAGATACATCAGAAATTGGAATGAATCCAGCAAATATTCATGTAAGTTCTATAAATGATAGACCAAAAACTTCAACAACATGGACACCTACATTGAATAATAGACCTAATATAAAAGTACAGACACAAAAGAACCCAATTCAACCAACAGTGAAAGAAGCCACACATCAATATCCATATAAAGTAACTGCATCACTTGTAGATATTGAAGGCAAGCAGATAGGTTATGTATTACTTGAATATAAGAGTGGTAAAACAAGAAATGTTAAGATGAATGAGCTTATGCAACTGTGCAAGATGAAAGCAGTAGAGAATGTGAAACTTGTACAAAACACATCAGGTAAATTATATTTACAAGGAAATGGCTGCAGTTTAAAGAGTTTACCTAAGATAATGAAATAGTAAACATGGAGAAACAATCAAATGCAGAAAAATATATGGTTATTAGTTGGGAAAGTAACAGAAGGAAACAAAGTAAAAAGTTACATATTCATGAATAACAATGGTAATACACAATTTATTCAGCACAGAAGCCTAGACAGGTTTTATAAAGAAAATACAGTTTTAAATGTGCAGGTAAGTAATGGAAGTATTACTGGTAGAGGAATAGCAATAAGTAATATTCCAAGATATAGTAATCAACAAGGTTTCGGTTTACAGCAGATAGGTGGTATGTCACAACAAGAGATAATACAACAATGTCAACCACTAATAGACCAATATAGGCAAAAAGAGCAAGAGAAAGAACTAAAGAAGCAACAAGATACTAAAAATGAGCAGAAAACAAAACAAGAAGAATATATAAATAATAAATTAATACTATTAGGTAATATAATAGACATAGCATTAGTTATGAAAGACATAACTAATGAAATGGCTAGTAATGGGCAATTCACAAGATACTTAAAACAGATAGATATAGACAATGCAGAAGGAGATAGTCTAACAAACTTAATTCAAAGACAGGGTGTAAATGGCTTAGCCAATGGAATAGAGGATAGATTAGACAGATTAAATAATAGAATAACAAAATATAATTTAGACTCCAGCTTTAAGTCAAAAATATCAGAATTAAAGAATAGTTGTGAAACATTAAAGAAGCTACATCAAAACACTAAAAATATTATTAAGGATAATAAAGAACAAGAAGCACAGCAGCAAAAAGAAGAAAGAGAAGCATTAAAACAGCAACAAACAGAAGAGATTGAAGTAGTCGACGAATTAGATGAAGATGCAATAGCACTGGAAGATGAAGTAGAAACAGTAGATGAGATTTCAGAAGACGCAGTTGAAATCGAAGATGAAATCGAAACAGTAGACGAAATAGAAGAAGATGCAGTTGCAATCGAAGAAGAAACTGATGATAAAGAATGGCAGGAATATCTAGAACAAAGTAAGAAAGAACATGAAGAATTTGAAAAGCGAATGGAATTTCGTGAAGAATTTATGAATAAAAGGGATAAACTTCATCAACAATTATATGATGTATTAAATGAACAAAAAACATTAGTGTTCAGACAAGGATTGTTACAGAATATAATGATATCAAAAACCAATACAAAATCAGGAATACAGTTTACAGAATATAAGGGGATACCAGATATACAAGTATGGTTTACATTTAATGAAGAGGAAGATGATGATAAGTTAACATACCGATTTGATTTGGAAGCAACTATACAGATTTATGGTTCTACTTACAAAAAGAATTATAGAAACATACAAACAAAAGCAGACATAGAAGACGTAGTAAGTAAGACAATACATGATGAACATATAAATAAAAAATTAAAGTCAATAAGAGAGGCTAGAAACAAAGAGGAAAATGAGAAGTACAAGAATGTATCAGAATATGAGTTTGGGAATATAGTGAATAACAAACAAAATAAACTATGTAGATATTTAAGTAACAACTTACATAGTAGGTCAACATTAATAGTAGAGGATTTAACGAAAAACCTATATTCTGTGGAACATAAAGACTTTAGAAATATGAGTATATCTTTTATGTTAAATAATGATACAGATTACATTAAGCAAATATGTAATTTTACATTAGAAGCAACTATACATTTTTATGATGATAACACTAAATATAAAGAGACTTATAAAAACATTAGTACCAAAGAAGATATAGATGATGCAGTAAGTAGAACAATAAGTGGTAGCTATATAAAAGAAAAGAAACAATTAGCAAAAGAGCAGAAACAGCTGGCAAAAGAGCAAAAACAAATAAACGTAGAAAATAAACAGACAAATAAAGAACAGGAACAAATAGTAAAAGAAGAAACAAAAATTAATAAAAACATAGAAAGTCATATAGAAGAAATAGAAGTTGGAAAAGAAGTTGTAGAAAGTTACAAGGAATTATCAGTAAAAGAATTTGAAATAAAAACAAATAATAAGTACAACAAGATAATTAAGTATATAAGTGATGTGGTATACAGCCAAAAAACATTTGTATATGACGATAGTGTTGGTGTAAATGGCGTAATCAGCAGCACAGCATCTGGTATAACGCACTATATAAAACATAAAGAATATTCTCCTTATGAAATAAGAATCACAATTTGGCCTCACATAAAAAGAAATTTTCCGAATAGAACATGTGCATACTCTATGGTAGTAACAATAAGAACTTCTTTGCTTGCTGAAACTGGTGATTGTTATGAAGGTACAAAAACTTATAATAATATAACCACCAAAGAGGACGTAGAGAATGTATTACACAGTACATTTAATGATAAACATATATTAGATACAATAGCAACTCTAAAAAATGGTAAACAACAGGTAGATAAAGAGCAGAAACAAGTAAATGCAGAAAATAAGAAAGTAATTAAGGAAGAGCAAAAACACATTGAAGCTGAACAGAAACTACAAAAGGAAAAATTAACTATACAGGATGTATTAAATGAATTATTCTTTGGCAGTGATGAGTACAAATCAGAAAAATCCAAATTAGAAGGTATAACGGATGTATATAGAAGCTGGGATAGTTTCGAGTTTAAAACAATAAATATTTTAACAGTAATATATAAAGGTGTTAATAATACGTTTAAAGTAAAAGCAGAGATACCACCAATATTTAGAGTTTCAGGAGTACAATATAATGAATATAAGTTTCCTGGAGATTATACTGTCAAAATAAACAGACAAAATTTAGATAAAGCTAAAGAGTCATTACATAACTATATAGATACAACACTTAATCAGTATAGTGCAATTGATTCTGAAATGAATAATTTTTTGAATAGATTTAAAAGTATAAGCAAAGAACTAGATAAAGCACGTAGAGAGAATATCGACAATTATTGTGCAGATTATGTACTAGTAAATCTAAGCTGTTCTATGGGATATAGTAGCAAGCATTACAGTAACCTTTATGAGTATATTGATAAGAATAACAACAATATTTTATCAGAAGCACACGGAATATTAAAGGAAGGAGAAATGTATTGTGGGACACTATATAATCCATTTGGTATGAAAACAACATTAAATTTCTTTGAAGAAAGCATAAAACATAAACAAGAACAGATTAATGAGAAAGAGAAAAAGCAGAGAGAACAACAAGGGGCAGAGGAAAGAAAACAAAGAGAAAAAGAAGAGGCAGAATCAGAAATAATAAACGATATAGAACGACTAATGCGACATATAGATAGTACAATAGATTTATTAGATTATCAAAATGCAGATGATGGAGCTTATGAAGAATATGTAAATTTATTCGCATACAAGGCAGCATCAGTAATCAAGCAGCTTGGTAATAGTTTAGCTGGATTATTTGATATAAGTAACACTGAAGATATGTATATGAGAGAGACAGCTATAGGAAGAAACCCAGAAATGTATGTATCACAATTTAATGATGCAATGGAGGAAGTGGATAGTGTAATAAAGTCTATTGTTGAAATAATTGAAATAATGGGAGCAGACCAATTATCAGAATTAAAAAGCTTTAATAATAGTATAGATAACATACTGTATAATATAGATGATGAAAACAAGATATTAGGGTATAGTTCATATAACGAAGAAGAATATCATCAACAATTTAGAGCAGAATACTCAACATTTATTGAAGGTAACTATAAAGAAGATGGACTAATCAATAAAATAAATAACTTAAAAGACATTGTAGAAAGCAGAATATCTGAGGTTGAATAATAAGGCATAGGAGGAGACACAATGATTGATGTATCAGATTGTTTTAACATGATAGGACAGAACGGTTGCATGGATGTTGCAACATCCATGGGAATGCAAGGCGTAGACCCATCAATGGGTGATATAAGTATACCAGTATATGGACCAGTGTACTTAAAAATACTGGTTGGGCAGGATAGTGGATTTATATGTAGCTCAATACAAGAGTTTATGGCACTTAAACAACTAAATGAAAATTGTGGTACAGTGGCTATAACACTTAACCTTATGGAAATGGATATACTAACACTTGTAGGTTCAGTATTAACATTTACTCCAAATACTGGTATGAATTTCTTCATGAAATTATCAGCTGTTGATTTGTTAGACGTTAGTTCTGATGTAATAACAATGATAGCTGATGCATCAGGCATTCCAATGCCAGAGGCTGTTACAAGTGGACTTAGTGATATAACAGAGTTTGCAGGGGATATACTACAAGCTGTTTTTGATAAACTTGTAGATTATTTAGATGATAGTCTAGGTTCTAAAGGAATAGCTATAAGGGAGTGGGAGGAACTTCCAGTATTCTTTAATGAGGTCAAAGCATCTGGAGAGATGGCTCAAATGAGACAGTATAGACAACAATTTGGAGCAATGATTATGTAATAAGACAATGTATAAAGACAATAAAATATTTTAAATAAAAATAATTAAGATTATTTTATTGAAAGGGTGATATACATGGAAAAATTGCAACAGCTTACAGCTTATGAACAATTTGCAGATAAAGCTCAATTAGTAGATAAGTATGTATTTCTGAAAAACATTAATTTACTAGCTGAGTACGATAATTCATATAAGGGAATGGCTGATAAACTCAATAAGCTTACTAATGAGTACATAGAAATAGAACCAAATATACCATACAATGAATTTAAGCATCAACTATCAAGTATATATGGATGTGGTAATGGAATAAGTGACTTACCTTTATACAACATCATATGTAAATATACACATACAAGTATACAAAAGTATATAGACTATGACGAGATATACAGAGTCATATATAAGTTTTATACAGAGAACTATGATAAGTTTATTGAACTTATCAAACAAGTGATAACACCTGATGGAAGAAAGAAGTGGGAAATATATATTCCAAAGAAAATAGAGGAATTTACTCCAGACTATAATAATATACCAAAGGTTCCAGAGGTACCAGCACTAGTATAACAAACACAGTAAGAGGGTAGTAAATAATGCATTACTTAATGAATAAGAACAATCCAGTAATAGAAATAGAAAGTGCAAGAGTTATTGACATAGATAAAGTACCATTGTCATTAAGAGTTAGAAACTTAAGCTATTCAACAATATACACTTGGATTTCTCATAGAGCACTACCATTAAGTAGAAAGAACGCAGATAAAATATATAAAACACTTGGACTTCCTAGAGATAATCAAGAATATGAACTAATGTGCATAACACATGGTTTATCAATCAATGATAACTTTTGGATTGCAAATGAGACAGAGGTTGGAAGAATAAAATATGAGGATATAAATCTGTTTACAAATTCATTAAACAAGTCATTGTATTTAGTGGCATTATGTGGTGATGATAACTTCACAATAACTGATAAAAACATATCAGCAGAATACACAGGACAGGGAACATATCCAAAATGCTTTATAAGAGAGAAAGATGGAATATACTTATATAAGAGTGGTCCAGTAAACGAAATAACAAACGAGATATACGCTGGATACATAGCACAGTTAATAGGATTTAAGTCAGCAAGCTATGAGTACAAGAAACTAAACAATATTGATTGTGTAAAATCAAAAATAATAACTGGACTTAATGAAAATTGGGAATCAGCATTTTTATTAAGTGAATACTTTAATGATGCATTTAAAGCAATTCCACAGGATATAGCTATCAGTAAGTACACAATAGAGTATTCTAATATGATTATATTTGATGCACTAGTACTAAACGATGATAGGCATATGAAAAATTGGTCATTTAGTATAGATGCTAACACAAACATTATCACTGGTATAGCACACAGCTATGATTATAATAAGGCATTTGAAGCAGATAAAAATTCAAAAAGTGGATTGTTATTTGACGGATACAGAAAAATGAGTATATTAAGTGCCGCAAAGAGAGCTTATAGTGAATTTGGAACATCACTAAGGTTAGACTATTTATACAATGTTCTTGATATGATAAACATTAGAATAAATAAAGACACTATGAAAAACAGAATATTATACATAATGGGTAAAAAGTCAAATCAAGATAATTGCTATTAGTATTAAATAGTAAAAGAACTAACAAAGAATTTATATATTATAGCAATTATACTATTATATAACAAATTACAATTCAATAATACAATGTAATATTTCAATAAACATGCTGGTAAATAAGTAATACTTACTTACCAGCATTTTTGTATATTAAGTGTATTTTTATTAAAATATGAAACTAATATTAAAATGGAGGACATTATAAAAATGGAAATAAGCAAGTTACTACTGTCTAATTACCTTCCGTACTGTAAATACACGATCCTTTCAAGAGCGATACCTGGCTTAGATGGATTGAAACCTGTACAGCGAAGAATATTATATTCAATGAATAACAACGGACTAGGTAAGACAGATGCAAGTACTGTAAAGAGTGTAAAAATAGTCGGTGATGTAATGGGTAAGTACCATCCACATGGAGATTCATCAATATATGAGGCTCTTGTTGGCATGAGTACTGGATATGAGGGATTTAATATTCCATACATTAGAGGTAAAGGTTCATTCGGTAAAGTTTATTCAAGAGACTTACAGTGTGCAGCTCCTCGATATACTGAAGCAAAATTAACTCCAATCTGCTCAGAGTTCTTTGACGGAATTAAGGAAGATGCAGTTGATATTGTAGATAACTTTGACGGTACAGAGAAAGAGCCAACAATATTACCAGTTAAGTTTCCAAGTATTCTTGTAAATTCAAGTGCTGGTATCGCTGTAGGTATGAGTTCAAACATTCCTTCATTTTCATTGAATAATGTTTGTAAAGCAACTAAAGGAGTACTTGATGGCTCAATTAAAGATCCAGCTGGACTTGCTCCTGTATTAGGTGCTCCAGAGTTTACAACTGGAGGCTTTTTACATGCAGATATGAGCTCACTTGAAAAGTTGTGTGCTACTGGTAAGGGTTCTTTTGTAATATCTGGTAGAGTAGAAGTTTACTCTAATCAGATTGTAGTTACAGAGATTCCTTATTGTACAACGGCAGAAGATATCATGGATGCAATTGATGCACACATGAAAGATGGTCAAATTAAATTTGTAAAGAACGTTAGAGACGAAATTGGTCTTAATGGACTTCGTATTGTAATCGAACTGAAGGCTGGTTACAATTCAAGAGAAGCTCTTAGAGAGTTATGCAGATTAACTCCTATTAGAAGTAAGATATCCTTTAGAACAAGAGTAATTATTGATAATAGATGCAGAGAGCTGTCTATATTTGAAGTAATTACAGAGTGGATTAACTTCAGAGAAGAGAGTATCAAGAGAATATATCAGTTTAGACTTGCAAAGGATTCTGAGAGAGAGCATCTGTTATCTACATGGGATAACATTAAGAGTGATTTACACAATGTAGTTCAGATGATATCGAAGAATACAGAGTCAGCAGCAAAGGCATTATTAATGTCAACATATAAACTTGATGAAATTCAGGCTGATTATCTGCTTGACATGCGAATTAGAAGCATTACAAAAGATAGAGCAGAGAAAGCATTGAAAGAGTTAAGTGATGTTCGTGAAGCTATTGCATATAGTAAGAAAGTTATCAGTGATTCATCAGAAAGACATAAGTTGATTAACAGTGATTTAGATGAGATGATGCGTAAGTATGGGTCTGATAACAAGACACAGCTTGCTCCAGAACTTGATGAAAATGCAAATAAGGCGCCTGAAACTAAGATTAGTGACGAGTTGACAACAGTAGTAATGACAAAGAATGGCTACATTAGACGTCTTACTAATATCAATGATATTAGTGGTACTTATGTATCAAGTAATGGTGAAGAAGAGGTATTACGTTGGGCAATTAAGAACAACGAGTACTTACTGGTGTTTGACAGATATGGTGTTGTACACAAGATTTTGGTTGATGATATTGACCAGAGTCGTGGTAAGATGACAGAGAGACTCTTTGAAAAAGCAGGACTTGAAAAAGAAGAAGACCTGATTTATGCAGATGCTTGCGGAGATTACAGTGGATATTTCAATATAGTATATCCGAACGGCAGAGGAACAAGAGTACTTTACAGTAGTGCAAAAGGTAATAGAAAACAGTACAAAGGTTTATACGAAGAAGTTAAACCACAGTCATACTGGATTACAAAAGAAAATCAATTCTTTATGGTAACGAGCAGAAATAAAGCATCTTACTGTGATATTACAAGACTTGGAATACTGTCTAACAGAACTGCATTTAAGGTAGCTAGAGTTGCAGTGGGAGATTACTTCACAAGACTTATTCCATACAAGGATATACCTAACAAAGAGTTACTTAACCTTGATAAGTATAATAAGGATTATACAGTGTCCATTGGTGATGATGTGCTTTGGGTTGATGAAGAACTCATTAAACGAGTAAGAGAACAGAGAGAACAGCAACTTGAGCAGTTCAGAAAGAATGCAGAAGAGGAAGAAAGGCTTAAACAGGAAGCACAGCCAGAATCATAATAGGACAGAATAAATTAGCAAGGAGCATACCATAAATGTGGGATAGAATTACAGTACCTCTTGGTATAGAAAACTCATTAAGAAACATATTTGGAGCAATGATGCTCGGTGGGATTGACAGAACAAATCCAGCAAACGTGCAACTGATAACTGAAAAAGTTACAGTTGCAAACGCTTGCAGACCAAGATTTTCTTCAGACTTCGTGTTTAATATATTCTATAATAACTATGCTATATTCTATGAGATATTTGAGACTTTACAGGTAAGAACATTTACAGTAGAGCAGTTACAATCTATTGTTGAAACAAACAGAGACTTAATACTCGATAGTCCATATATTGATAAGAAAAGATATTCTATGACAGAAAGTGGCAATATTGCTAGTGATGATGACATTATAAATGCAGTATCATCATCACTTGTAGATGATTTAATATCATTATCTATGACTTATGTTACGGAAGAAGAATTTAGATCTTCATGTAGGATTTATATAGATTGGTATAAGAATACATTTGCAGAATTTACAACCCTCAATATGGCATCTATTATGTCTGATGTAGGTTTTGATGTTAAGAAGCCAGGTAAGAGGGTTAGACACTATCAGGGTTTAGAGGATATGCAAGAGTATTACAATGAGAACATGCATATAATCAAATCTCTGTCTGAAGAAAGCAGAATACATAGTTTTGTATTAGACGAAAAGTGGTTAAGCGATGAGTTACAGTCTGAAAGTAAGCAAGATAACAATGCTTTATTTACAATAGGAATTAAAGAAATTGATGCAACGGTAGGAGAACTTCGTAGAGGCAACATGCTAGGTGTTATGGGACCTCCGAAAGGTGGAAAAACACGATTTACTAACTACTTAGTACAGAGAGCATTGTCAATGGGGCTTAATGTTTGTGTATGGCCTCTTGAGGGTACATCTGATGAATGGGAAGCAATGCAGATATCTTGTTTCTTAGCACAAAGTTCCTATAATGACTTAAAGTCAAGAGGAAAGTCTGGTGCAATGATTAGAATTTCAAGTAAGGATATCATTGATAAAAGATATATAAACTCACCAGAAATAAGAAAGCAGGTAGCAGGTGCTAAACAGATAATGGCTACAAGTCCTCAGTACGGAAGATTATCATTCATTGAAGGAACTGCTTATGTAGAGGACTTTTTGGATGTGTTAGAAGCTCACTACCAGAATGAAAATCAGTTTGACATATTGGTTATAGACCAGTTAGTAAATATTATGTCAAAGAAAGGAAAAGGTAAGGTAGAGAGAATATCTGAAGCTTATATGGAGACAAAGAACTTTCTCGCCAATAGATTAAAGCGTCCAGCTTTAGGTATTATGCCAGCACAGCTTAAACAAGACGTTGTCGATTTCTTGAGAAGAAATCCGGAAGAGACAATTGACGTAACAAGCGGCGGTGAATCAGCTGAGACGGTGCGTACGCCCGATGAGGTGATCGGATTGTTCAGCTCGAAAGAAGAGCGTGATAACAATATAATGAAGATATACAGCGTAGCTTCAAGGCATAATGGCTCATTCCAAGATTTTCAATGCAGGTGCTACTTAGAGAGTTGTTTCTTTCTAAGTCAAGATGAAGACATACAGCAGTAGACACACTAGAAAGGACACATAAATGACACAATCAACTTTTATAGATATAACTGGACAAACTTTCAATGAGCTTACTGCAATAAGATGTATAGACTCAAAAACTAGACTTTGGGAGTGGCAGTGCTCCTGCGGAAAGATATGCACAGCACGAAAGAATGATGTAACATCAGGTAAAAAGAAATCCTGTGGTCATTTGTCAAACCGTGGCGGAGCCAATATAAACATAGGAGATAAATTTGGAGAGTGGACTGTCATTGAAAAACTTGAGGATAGGCACTACTTATGTAGATGCTCTTGTGGAACAGAAAGAAGTGTACACTCATATGACTTAAGAAAAGGTAAAACCAAATCCTGTGGGCACTTAACAAAAGGTACATCTACCAATGGTAGGAAAGACTTAACAGGTCAGAAAATAGGAGAGTGGTCCATTGGAGAATACATAGGGGATGGTTTATACAAGTGTACATGTTCATGTGGAACAATCAAGAATCTCAGAGGCACATACTTAAGAACTGGTCAGTCTAAATCCTGTGGTCATATAACAAATAAGTTTCAAGACTTAACAGGAAAGCAATTTGGCGAGTGGACAGCTATAGAGTACATGGGTGAATACATGTGGAAATGTCAATGTTCCTGTGGAATCATTAAGAGTGTAGCCTCATATGAATTAACACACGGTAACTCAACAAACTGTGGACACAAACGAACAGCAGATATACTAGGAAAAAGATTTACAAGGCTTGTAACAAAAAGGTATATAGGAGATAACCTGTGGGAGTGCCAGTGTGATTGCGGTAACGTTGTAAATGTATTAACAAGTAACTTAGTACATGGTTCAACAAAATCCTGTGGATGCTTAAAAGATGTTAAAAAGCAGCAGTTGGCATCAGACATTAAGAAAACAATTTATGACTACACATTATCAAATGGTCAATCACCATTTGCAGAGGATGTAGCAACAGCACTTGATATTACAACAGCAACAGTTCACAAATATGTAAATGAAAATAATTTACAAGATTGCTTAAACAAACATTTTGGGAGTAAAGCAGAACGAGACATATATAACATATGTAAGAAGTCAGAATATAGTGTAATATCACGAGACAAATCAATACTAAACGGAAAAGAACTCGACATCTACCTCCCAGACAAGAAACTCGCAATCGAGTTTAATGGGAACTATTGGCATTGTGACGATAAACTTTCCAAAGATTATCACCAACACAAAACCATCGAATGTGCAAAGAAAAAGATTAGACTAATACACATATTTGAATACGAATGGGGAGATAAAGAGGTACAGTCCAAACTAATAAAATTAATTCAAACAATAGTCAATGACACTAGAAAGTCAATAGGAGCACGAGAAACCGAAATCAAAGAAATCACACAAGCAGAGTCAGACACCTTCCTAGACAAGTATCACTTACAAGGAAAGGCTCAAGCAACAATTCATCTAGGATGCTTCTATAGCAACGAACTAATAGGTGTGATGACCCTAGGTTCTCCACGATTTAACAACAACTATCAGTATGAAATAGTAAGACTTTGTTGGCGCGACGACATCAAAGTCTCAGGCGGTGCTGAAAAACTCTTTCACTACTTCGTAACAAAATACAAACCACAATCAATCATAACCTACACAGACATTTCCAAATTTACTGGCAATGTTTATACACGCCTTGGGTTCAAACTAATACAACCAGACTTCATCACAGAGCCGAACTATAAATGGGCAAGTGCAGCAAATGATTTGGTACTATCCCGTTACGAAACCCAAAAGCACAAACTCATAAAAATGGGACTCGGCACAGAAGACCAAACCGAAACTGAAATAATGAGAAGCAATAACTTCTTAAGAGTATATGATTGTGGAAACCTACGATTAGAGTGGAAAAGCACAGACACATAAAGAAAAGACTATTACATATACGTCATTTTCAAAAAAATATAAATTTTGATTTTATGAAAGGGAGAGCAATGACATGGCTGAATTTTCAAAAGAGCTTTTAGATATGATGACTGAATTTATGATTTGTGAAGTCGGAGCAAAAGTACTTGATGGAATTACATATACTATGTTATTAAAGAGTAATGATAAGGATGTAGAAACCTATAAGAGATATATGACAATACGTGAAGAGGCTACAAGATGTGGTTATTCTGATACAGAGGTATTCAGAGTATGGAACGTATCAAATGGTTATATATTCGATATGGATTTGTTTACAGCTAAACAGATTACAGCAGAGCTGTCTAAGTCTGTATCAGAGGCTAATGGAGGGCAAACACCTGCTGGTGATCTTATTAAGGATATGCCCGATAGAAGAAGAAAGAATGACATAGTAGATTTAGCTAAATATCTTAAAAATGAGTATGACAATGGACGTAGAGAGTTAGAGGTAGCACTGTTTAATAGGAATTCTACAAATAGAATAGTACTTAACGGCACTGGACCTAACGATGAAAAGATATCTTTAAGATATAGTGCATTTGCACTTAGACCTTGGGATATTGAGATTGTCAATGAAAAATTTTTAATACCAGCAGGATTTAGAGTTAAACGCATACAGCCATGTGAGATTTTTCCTAAGAAACAGGGAGTAAGTTTTATATTTACATTGGAATCTATGGAAGAATACGAGGCAAGATAATGGTTTCTTTAATAATATTCTGTGCAGCAGAAGCAATATTTCTCTTAAACTTATTAAGGGAAATATTTGTTTTTAAGGATATAAAAAGCTGCTTTTATTGTGGTCATTGTAACACTTTCAATGAGGAAATATCCAGAATAGGAAAGTGTAAAAAATGTCATAGAGCAATAAAAATTAAAGGTAACACTTGGGATCATATGTTACTACATAGAGTTAATTGGATACCAGCAAAAAGTAAAGGTGAGGTATTCAAGTGGAAAGATTATAAAAAGCTATCAATAATTGAAATAACAATAAATTGTATAGCAATGTTCATTATATTTATTGGAATATTAACAGAACTAATATAAATCGGAGATAGGAAAAATGAAATTTACAGTTAGAAGACCACAACAAATTCAAGATGGAAGCTTAGTAATGATGGATTGTACACTAGAAGATATATGTGTACAACAATATGCAATTTTAAGTATTGATGGCTCAACAAGCAATTCAGGTTTAGCTATCATGAGAGAGTCAGATGGAGCACTGATGTATTCAATGTGTGCTACACGAGATTCAAATGGTGAGACACCAGTCCATTATAAGATTAGACTTAAACGTCAAGTAGCAGACATACTTAGAAGAAATAAATACATTACACAAGTCATGTATGAAGAGCCTGTAGTTGCAAATATTACAGCTGTAGCAAATCTATTTATGTTAAGAGCATTTATGGAAGAGCTTATAATCGAGAATGAACCTGAGTTCGACTATCTTAAGTATTATGAAGTCCCAAACATGAAGTGGAAGAAGGAATTTCTTGCTCCAGACAAGATACCAAGTGGGTCAGAAAATCAGAAAAAAGCTGTAAGAGCAAAGTTAGAGTCAGGATTGCCATTTCTAAACAAGGTAACACAAGATGAAATTGATGCTATCTGTATGGGATATGTAGCTTGTACATATCTAAAAGATGGTAGGGGTGCAGAAGAACTTGAATCAAAGAAGAAAGTAAGACCATTCAAATATAACAGTTTGTTTATAGGTGCTAACAGCGATGATGATATGCTTGTTGAGTTTGCAGACATGTACAATGGACCAAAGAAGCTACTGGAGAATGGAATTAGCTTTACTGAAATAGATGGTAAGACTAATTTTGAAAAACACATATATCAGACTATGGGGCAAGATGATGATAAGATATTGATTATTAAATTTTCATCGAAACATCATGGAAATGTAATACTTGAACATAGAATTGGTAACCTCTCAGCACAATATGATTATATTTATGCAGTTGTATGGAGAGTTACACGCAAATAATGGAGGTTAATCACAATGGCAAAATGTGAATGGTGCGGAAGGACAGTTAAATCTCTCAATATGATTACAGATAATTTTACAAATACAACATGTAATATTTGTGATTCATGCAATAAAAGCTACGAGGAACATGAGTGTATAAAGTGTGGAGCAACTTCATCAATACTTATAAAAGGTATGTGTACTAATTGCTACCAAACTGTAATGCACAGTAAACAGGTAAGAAAAGAGGAAGCAATAAACGGTTTGTCACCTGACGCAGCTCGTTCAGTTATGAGCGATGTTGAAATGACAGATAAAGACTTTGATGATTGGATGACAATGGGTAAAGCATTTTCTACAAAGGATTTGAAAGAAAGTGTCGAACTAAGAAGAATCTGGATCATGGTTAAGCTAATGACAGCTGGTATTAAAGATCAGGATGTTATTAATGAAAACGTAGCAGATATTGAAACACTATTAGATAGATGCTTTTCAAAGATTATAAATAATAAATGCAAGTTAATAATTGCATATGATAAAGAAACAAGAAGCTTGGTAAAAAGAAGTGAAGTAATTGATTATTTAAACCAAGTATACATTATCAAAGCATAGGGGCATAGATGAAGTGGAAACTATAAAATGTAGCCATTGTGGCAGGGATATTAGAAAAGACAAGAATAAGCTTGTAGTAGACAATGAAGAATATAAGCTTTGTGGTAAGTGTTCAACAATACTACTTAGATTTGTAAAGAATAAGAATCTTGACGAGATACCTATAACAACTAAAAATAGGTCAATATATAAAATACAGGATTATGGTGAAGAAAGAATCAGACATGAATATTGTGTAGAAGGACTTACTACCAGTGAGATAGCACTAAAGATAGGCATTAGTCAATCTTCATTATCAAAGTATATCAGGCAGAATGGGTTTAAAAGATCAAACAAAAGAGAAGTAAGTGACAGTGAGTCAGATAAGGAGAGCCACACTTGTGGTGTGGTTTAAGTAGTGTAGTCAACATAGATAAAGTAAGAACGGATAGTAGAGTACGAAGAAAACTTGCTGAAATGGAACAACACACAGATAACTTACCTTATGATTGTTGGAGATGTGCTTACAGAGATTCTGATGTAAATATGTGTTGGTATACAATGACAACTAATAAAGTCAATAATCATAACAAAGAAAGTTGTGATCACTTTGTAAACGAGGATAATTGGGAATGATAAATGATAACACACTTAAGTATTTAGACGACCTTGGAATAGGTGCAAACATAAACAAATTGGAATCATATATTATAGACTATAAACAGGCACAAAATTTGTGTGACTTATATGAATATGAGTATGATTACATTCAGCTATGCAAAATACTTAAAGAAGCTAGATTAACATCTCGTGCATTTAGTGATGATATAAGACTTATTGCAGAAGAAACAGATAAGTATGACAGATTATTTAGTAGCTATTGCAATGAAGAACCTTATGTATTCTATGGAATGAATAACTACAGAATGTCAATGATAAATGACATTATAAATAGTAGTCCAACACAAGATATAAGTATACTAGCAATGCCAAATGTGAAAGGTTTAAATATTAGATGTTCATATATTGAAGGATATATACATAGAGTAAACTTAGTTGGAGACAAAAAATTTACTAATATAACAAAACTTGTTAAAGATATGCTACCTGGATATATTGATAAGTTTGCAAAGAGTGAATTGGTAGAGTGCAGAGGAAAAATAACAATATACAATAACAACCCATTAGATATGGAGTATTGTAATGTTGAGTGTTCAACAATGCACATGCTTAGACTTGGAATAAATACAGATTCATTGAAAATTATATTCAATGACATAGTAGCAGATGATATGTCTGGAATAACTAATCAATGGGATAAGATAGAATATCTTAGAGAACTTGGGTTTAGTGTTCCACATCATGGGTTAATTCGAGATATTAGCAGGTCAGAAGTTGAAGAAGCAATAACAGAGTTTGTAAAATACTTTGAAAATATAAAAGCTGAAACAGGAATAATATATGAATACAATGGATATGAATTTAGAGACAACAACAACATGGAAACTAACAACTCATCAAGAGTTATTTACAAGGATAAAGAAGTAAATTACAAAGATGTTTTTGAGTCAAAAATAAAATCAAACATGATAATTACAGATTACAACGATATGATAGTTAATATAATACCAGTAAAATGTAATGATAACTGTACAATAACAGAGGTACGCGTAAATGATGTTACACTGTTAGACAGATATGGATTTGACATAGGCAACAAAATAAGATTCAGAGTAGTAAATAATAAAGCAATACTAGTTTAGTCATAAATTAACCAATATTTTTACCATTGTTGCATAAGTAATTTATGTTTAACAATGGTAAATTTTTAAATTACCTCGAAATAGTCATATTATTTAAAATAAGTAGTTTTTATTAAAAATTATGAAACAAAAATAGAACTAGTTGTTAAAATAATATTACGGAGGTAATAAAGATGGCAAACTTGAAAGACGATGATATAGCTTTCGATGATATGGAGTTTGACACAAATGACTTCGATGATGGAGAATTTGATATTAATGAGGGCGAAGATGAAATAATAGATGGTTCCGATGAAATTATAATGGATGAGCCTATAGAAGAATCATCTGGAGACTCATTAGATGTTATGGCAAGCTTTCATGATGAAGCTGTAGACGAATCTGATTTAGATGGAGCAATTGTTGATGGAGTTGATCTTCATGAGGATGAAGATGAACAGATTGACAATGAGATGGACTTCATAAGTGATGCAGGTAACATAGTAGTTCAAGATGCTAATGACGATGGTGAAAAAGGATTCGGACTCCAGTATATTAATATAGAAAAAATAGCTATAACACAGAGAATTAGAAAAATGCAGTCTGTAGAAGGATTGGTACAATCTATTCAATCTACTGGATTATTATGTCCTATAGTTGTGGCACCAACAGCTACAGAAGGACTGTATGTTCTATTAGAGGGATACAGAAGATTACAAGCATGTGCAAGAGTAGGTTTAACTAAAGTACCTTGTGTTGTTAATAATCGTGTAAGCACTCCAGAAATACCAATTCTTGAGGCTATGTACAATCATTCACAGAAATACTCAATTAAAGAGCAGGTTGATTACATTAATTATCTTGAAACACAAAAAGGTATTATGAATCCAGCCATGATTGAATATTTGTTACAGATGAATAGTGGTGATTATACAAAATTAAAAGATATATTAGCAGATAACGATGATGATATAGTCGAAAAATTGTATGATGGAGCATATGATATAGGAACTGCATTTAGAAAATTGGAGCAGCGTCGTAAGAAAGAAACTCTTGAGGAAAAAGAGAACAAGAAGGCAGCAAGGGTTTATGATGACGAAGAAGCATCAGGAGCAGACCAGATTGAAGGTAGTGGTGAAGATGCTGACAGTGATGCTTTGACAGAGGATCAAATAAATGCACTTGCAATAAATGCAGAAGATCTTGATGATGATATAGAAGAAACATCTCTTAATGAAATGGTTGAGGAAGATAAGAACCTTGAAGGATTTAAGCCACATAAACAGAAAGTTGGAGAGCGTGAATATGTAGACCCAATCATCAAGAAAACAGTAATGGCACGAGATAAGTCAACATGCCAGTGCTGTAAAAGGGGTGGAGAACAATATGTTGACATCCTGGACTATCATCATATACTCCCTGTCTTCTTGTCGGGAGCCGATACACCAGAGAATGGCATAATGTTATGTGTGTCATGTCATAGACTTGTTCATTTATATTCCACAGATGATCTACATATAGATACTGCATTACTAACAGGCAGTTATGATGATTTAACTGACGAGCAGAAGAGTCATTATGAGAATGAAGAAATCTTCGAAGATGAAAAAAGACGATTCAAAAGGATTATAAAGCTTGGTTCTGTGATTCGAAAAGGCATTGTCGCCAAGGGAATGAACAAAGACCAGTATAAGAAAGAACATTCCAATAACGGCATAGGCAGAAGAAAACCTGGTGTCAATGCAGAACAAGAAACTCTGTAACAAGGAGATTAAATGGAAAGAGCATTTAGAACTACTTCATATCCAGAACAGTATATAGGATTTGCATGTAAAAACACATTTAAGCATGTGGAACTGAATAAACGAATGGGAAATGGTATGGAGGCTGACATAGCAATTTGGGATACAAACACAATAATAGAATACAACGGAGTTTATTGGCATAAACCAGAAAGAGATGAACGAAAGAAAAAATTCATAGAATCCTATGGAATAAGACTAATAAGAATTTGGGATAGTGATGCAACAGGAAAATCTAAAGCATATGCAAAAATTATTTCAGAAAATGACATAGAGTTTAACAGATACTTAAGAGATATGTCGCCAGTCATTCCATTATTAGAGTCATTACTTAAAACTAAATTGGTTATATCCGATAATATGGAAAATGATGTACTGGATTTTGTAAATCAAAACATCCGAGACCAGAATCTAGCATTTCAATATCCTGATATAGCAGAAGAATTGTTAGATGTAGACCCATCAAAATTATTTATTACAGATAGTAAAACACGCAGATGGAAATGTAAAACATGCGGAACAGTATTTCAAACCAGTGTAGGACATAGAGTTTATAATAAAACAAATTGTCCAGCCTGTGCAGGAAATATAGCAATTCCAGGAAAGACAGATATACTCACAGTATTACCAGAGTATGCAAATGAGATAACAAGTTTAACAGAGGAGGAAAAAAGAAACACATTACCATTTTCCACACAAACTGTTATCTGGAAATGTTCCAACTGTGGTTATACATGGAATAGTGATATAAGACAACGTACAGTAGTTAAAACAAGCTGTCCAAAATGTGGATATTTACCACTAAATATAAATAGAGATGACTTTGTAGATATAAAATATCTTCAAGATGTAAAAAAGCCTATTAGTCAAATGCAAATATATAATCAAATATACAATGTTGATATTGCTGATGCAATAGGAGTAATAGTAAATGCACTGTTGAAAATAGGAAAATCATTAGACAATATAGTTAGTCTAGCAGATTTGATTAACAATAGGTCACAGGAAGAAAAGATATCATACAACAGTGATATTTACATAGCACCAAAACTTATAACAACATATAATAACAAAGCAATTTATATAGAGGGTAATGCTGGAACACAGTATAAGATAAACATACTTAAAGCATTATTAGATACATTTAATATAAAAGCCTTATTTAAGATAAAGGATGAATACAAATTACCTAAAAGAATTACAGTAGCTAAAAATGGTGTGGATTTTAATGTAACAACTAGGATAAGCGGTAAAATAGTTTATATAGGCAGACGAAGAACAGTAGATGAAGCATTAAGATTAAAACTATCAGCAGAAGTATATTTCTTTGGTAACATACTGATTCAATCAGATCTGCAACTACTTCAAAACCAAACCATTCCAGATTTTAAAACAATGCCAGAATATGAAAAATTTAAAGACAAGTATGGAGGAAACAACAGTTGAATAAAGAATGTGCAGTAACTGAAAATAACATATACATAGACACATTAGGTAAGAAACAGCAGACTAAAATACTCAATACAATTAATATAAAAGAGCATGAAGATAGTGTAAAAAGAAAAGCATTTATTAGAGACAAATTTACATGTCAGTGCTGTAAACGAGGTGGAGATAAATATATAGATATACTTGATGTTCATCATATAATACCATTGGAATTTGGTGGAGATGCAACAGTAGAGAATAGTGTAACATTGTGTGTTGCATGTCATAGACTTATTCATCTTTATTCTACTAGAGAACTTTACATCGACAAAGCTTTCTATAGCAGCTATGATAAATTAACAGATAGGCAAAAGAAACAGTATCAAAGTAAAATGATATTTGATGACGAAAAGAGAAGATTTGAAAGAATAATAGTACTAGGTTCTATAATACGAAAAAGCATAGTAACAAAGGGAATGAACAAAGATAAAAATAATTAGTATCATTCAATGGAGAGTAACATGAGTATAAGTGTAAGAGAAGTATTAGACAATGAGCTAATGTCAGAGGGTACACTTAGGGGTATACCAACAAGATGTAAGTGTGGTGCACCTATGGTATTTAATGACTCATTGAGAAATATACAGTGTTCAAACAAAAAATGTAAATACAAACTTGTATCAAGAATAAAAAGATTTGCTAAAATAACTAATATAAATATTGATGATACAATAGCACTTGAACTAATACAGTATCTTGGTATAGTTACTCCATATCAAATATTAATGATAGACCAGGTGGTAGAAGCTAACAAGCAGAGTGTTAGAAATATACATAACATATTAGAAATAGCAAATGGCATAAAGAAATATAAGAGTACAAAACATAAAATATATGAAGTAGCGGCACTTTGTGGTATAAGTACAATAGAGAATATAGCAAAACAACTATTTGAAGGTTTTAATTCATTAGATGATGTGTACAATGAATTAGATAAATGTCAAGTATCATATATAAGTGACAGACTTGGCATACATAATAATGATTGTGCACAGTTTTCAGTTGATATATACAACAAGCTTATTGAACTAAAAGACGAAATGATGTTTGGAGAGGCCCAGTTAGAAATTGATGAGTATCCAAATAAAATGGATATAGTCATAACAGACAATGTACTGCCATTTATAAATAAGTCAGAATACATAGAATTTTTAAATTCAAAATACAATATATGTTTTAATATGACAACATCAGTTTCTGATAATACAGATATATTGATTAGCAACTCAACACCAGCAAGTAATAAAATGCATAGCGCAACAGTAATAAACAATAGATATGTTGCTAATGAGATGAATCAGAATAAGCTTAATCTATCAGATATTAACAAGAAAGTAGATGGAGAATTAAAGCCACTTGGTGTAAAAGTACTTATATGCACTTCAAATGAGTTAGAAACTAGGTTAAATGAATTGGAGGCGCATGATGGAGGCAAATAAGTATAAGGTGGTAGGAAAAGAGATAAAAGGAATAGAAGTTGTTGGACTAACCATAGAAAATTCTGAAGGTAGCAAAAGGAATATAAATTTACCAGACGCAATTAAATTATCAAGAGGAGAAACATTTAGTAATGCACACTCAGTATTTGACAGTGTTAATTCAGAATATAAGATTAGCATAGATGGAGGTTTAGATAATTTAGCAATATCAGATAGAACAAAAGGAACAAGACTAAAACTTATAAGTAGAATAATCAATTCAGATAATGTTTGTGTTGGTTACAAAGCACAAGATAGTAAGGGCAAGATATTCAAATTAAGTATATCAAAGATATGGGAATTGGCAGAACAAGGTTCTGTAATAGGCGTTGTAGCAAAAGTGAGTAATAAAGGTAAGGTACTATTAAGCACTGATGAATGTAAGCTAGACGAGTTACCTATTTTTAGAAATTAAAATATTGTTTCAACTAGTTGACAAAGGTTAATTATGGTGTTATAATATAGTTGAAAATAATAGTAATATTTTTAAATCTAGGGGGAAAGCAATGTACACTCTCGTGAAAAAATAGACCTGTTGACTTTTAATAAGTTTGATGGGTCTATTTTTATATACAAAATACTTTAAATGAAAAAGGAGAACATAACTAAAAAATGATTAACAATGAAATTAAGTCCAATGTAGTCAACGTAGTATTGGAGGAGGGCAAGGGCTTAAAACAGATGAGCCTCGAGGAAGCAATGGCACTTGCAGAGGAAACTGGAGAAGATGTAGTTTGTCTTAATGACAATACAGAGATTCCTGTTGTAAAGATCATGGACTACGGAAAATTTCAGTATGAAAAAGCTAAGAAGGCAAAGGATAACAAAAAGAAAGCCAGATTAGCAGCTCAGGATACTAAGGATGTTGTAATTTCAGACTCCATAGCAGAGCATGACTTAAAGATAAAGGCTAACACAGCAGACAGAATCATCAATGAAGGAGATAAGGTAAGACTTATAATCAGATACAAAGGCAGAGCAGTAGCTTTCATTAACGAGGGACCTAAAAAGCTTCAGGCACTTGTTGATAAGATGGAATCACAGTTCACTGTAACTGCTAGACCAAAGATTGATGGTAAACAGGTGTCAATGACATTAACACCTAGTAAAAAATAGATAATACATATAGAAATATGCTTGGGGTATTTAGGGGATAAGTAACACATAAATATTTCAAGCATATTTTATTTCATAGGCATATTAAAGGAGACAATCATGAAAAAACTTAAAACTTTGCTATTATTAACTGCAACAGGTTTATTACTTGTAGCTTGTAATAAAGAGACAAAAACAGGTGTAACAGTAGGTTTAAATAATGACACAGACGAAGTAGCAGAAGTAAGGACACCAGACATTAAAGAATTGACAGGGAACAACGGAACTGAAGAAATATCTACAGAAGAATATGAGAATGATTCAGATGGAATAGAAGTGTACTCAGACGAAATTGAAATAGAAACAACTGAAACAGACTTAGAAACAGCTTCATTTGAGGATGATACAGATACAAATGATATGATTGGCTTTTGGATGACAGAAGATAACACTACAATAGTAGAGTTTAAATCAGATAATACATATAGTAGATATGATATTTCACAAGATACATATTATTATGGAACATATGATACTGACAGCGAAACATTCATAACATTAGAGGAGGATGAAGAAGAGTCAGGATTAACTTACTATTTAAGCATCAGTACACAAAGTAGCAATGATAATACATTTAGAGTTGCAACTATATCTCGTGGGGAAACAACAATAGTACTTGTAGAAAAAGATATAGAAGAGACGAATTAGACATTTAGTAGAGATATGTATTTGCATATCTCTATTTTTTATATACTTAGTACTATTTTAAACACAATATACAAACATACACATCAAATGTTAAAAACAATATTGACTAGTATTGAAGCATTAACATAATAATACAGTAAAAAATTTAAAAAATTTGAAATTTACATATTTAGTATACATTGAAAGGTAGGATATTAACAATGAAAATACATCTTATAGCTGTACATTGTGATTATAAGGGCGATATAGTTGGATTTAGATTATTCGATTCAGAAGCGTCTGGTAATAAGACAGTAGTTATGGATCAAGAATATGCTAACGTAGAAGCACTGGTTAAGTCTAATAAGGTGAATATAATAGGCATTGAATATTCTGGTGGTAAACTTAGAGGAAGTAATGGTAGCTTTGACAGATATCCTGCATTATACAATAATAAGATAAATAGACAGGCTATAGTTATAATTGGTACTATTGATGATGTAGGATATAGAGTATGTAACTACGAAGGTAAATCAACAGATGAAACAGTGCAGAAATTAGTAAGTTACAGTAATAATGTTCCTATTGCAAATGGCAAACTGGTAACTAAATCAGACGGAAAACAGTTTATAAGTGCTATTAGCGGTACATATGATAACATACCAGTGTCAAAATCAACATTAACAAAACAAGTACAAACACCTAAGGTTGAAAGTAAACCTAAGGAAACCAATTCAGATACTACACAAAATAATATTGAAGATAAGAAAGCTGAAGCAAAGAAGAAATTAACTAAACAGGTACAACTTAGAGGAAATGACCCAAGATTTCCAGATGTTATAACAGGTATTAGATTGAAAGAATCTCATATGAAAGATATAGATGAAAGTACTGGAATGACACTTGAGCAGAAGTTACTTGCAGCTATACTTGCAGTAAGAGAGACAAGACCATTCTATTATGCATTGTTATCCATATTAAAAAGAGAAGAAGTACCTGAGGATGATGAGGTACAAACAGCGGCTGTTTCTATAAATACATTATATATTAATCCTAAGATAATTAGAGAATGTAGTATACCACAGCTAACATTTGTATTAATGCATGAAGTCTGTCATATAGCAATGAAGCATAGAATAAGAGAGAATAATAGAGAGCACGATGCTTGGAATATTGCATGCGATTTTTATATAAATAAAAGCTTGGCAGAAGAATTTAATGTACAGAAACTTGATACTGATACATACATGGGAGATAAGAAAAGTACAGGAGTACATAATATAAACATACCATCATGGGTACTTTATGCAGATGACGTTGATATAGATACAGATACTCCAGAGAAATTATATGAGGAGCTCATGCAGCTACAGAAAGAAATGCAACAGCAGACGGGCGGACAAGAAAGCGGCAGCCAAGGTCAAGGTCAGAGTCAGGGTCAGGGTCAAGGTCAGGGAGGTAACTCATCTGGAAATTCTAACTCAAGTTCTAATGAGCAAGATGACGAACAAGAGCAAGGAAATGGACAAGGAAATAACGAAAATAACAGTGATAATAAACAAGGACAAAACAGAAACAAGAAGAAGTCACAGAATGGTTCATCTGATAAAGATGAAAACTCAAATGGAAATGGATCAAACGGTGGACAAAACAAAAAGAAACGTAGATTCCTTGGTAAAGAGTTTAGAGGTAGCACAATAAATGAAGATAAAGCCGACATGGTAGATGACAAGGATTCAGTTGGTAAGTCACAGGAACAAATGGAACAGTCAGCAGCAACACTGGTTAATCAGGCAGTATCAATTTATTTACAGACAAACCAATGGGGAGGTGCATCTGATGGATTTCTTGAGAGGTACATTCAAGAAGCAATAGCACCTAAAGTAAATTGGAAAAGTGTACTGAAAAGATTCTTGACACGTGCCAGTCAGTTAGAGTATACATTTGCACATCCAGATAAGAGATTTTTAGGTAGAACAACATTTGATGGTAGACGTCAAGTATTTGCAGGTCCACATAAAGTAGATAATGGTGAGCTTGAGAATATTAAGATATGCATAGATACATCTGGTTCAATATCAAATGAGGATTTAGGTGTAGCATTAAGTCAAATAAAGGATATGTTTAAACAGTATAAGGCAGAAGCAGAATGTTTATACTGGGATACAAGTGTATGTGCAGTATATCCGTTTAAAGAGGTTGACGAATTGGTTAGATGCAAACCTATGGGTGGTGGTGGAACAGACGCGAACTGTATATTTGATTACTTTGAAACAAGTGATGACTACAGATTACATAGAAAACAGCAACCATCACTTATAATAGTGTTTACAGATGGATACTTTGGGGATGTTGATAAGAAATACAGTAGAAAGTACAAAAATACTGTATGGGTAATAAGTGGTAGTTATAAAGATTTTACACCACCATTTGGAGTTGTAGCACCATTTAAAAATGAAGTCATGTAGAAAAAATGAAGTAAATGCTGAAATAACAGCATTTACTTCATTATAATAAAAAATTAAAGTTTTAAATTTAGCAGCAGTTGAGAGGTAGCATTGAGAAAATGATTATTCAAGTAATGAAAAAAGGGAAGACCGAGGGATATGTTAAAAGCATAAATTATAATGCATGTGAGACAAAACTTACTGATGATAAGTCAAATGCTAAGAAATATTCAAGTGAAGACAAAGTGCATTATGATATAGACTTTTTGTCAAAGGTTTATGGCAATAGTGAATATGTTTTTATTTATGAATAATTAGAAAGGTAGGAAACAGAAAAATGGCTGAGACATTAAATATGAGAGAAGCTAGTGTAAAAGAGATAACAAACTTTATAAAAGATTTGTTTAACATGGAGATTTATGATCCAGTAATAATTCTTGGTAAGATGGGCATGGGAAAAACAGCATCCTTAAAAGAACTTGCTAAAGAGCTTGGGATTGGATATTGCGAGCTTAGATTAGTAAATATGACAGAGACTGATATGCTCGGAATCCCGACTATTAGTAGTACAGGCACTACAACTTATGCTAGTAACGATTTACTCCCAATAGAAACTAGAGATGGTGAACGTGGAATTTTAGCATTAGACGAAATTACTTCTTGTTCAGCAGTAATGAGAGCAGCAGCTTATCAGTTACTTGATGGACAGAGAGCTTTAGGTAACTACAAACTTCCAGAGAAGTGGATATGTGTTGGACTTGGTAATGGACCAGATGATGGTGGTGTGTTCAATGGTGCTGAGGCAGCTTTATTTACAAGATGTTACGGATTTAGAGTAGCATTAAGTCTTGAAGCTTGGAAGTCATGGGCACTTAAGAATAACATTAATCCTTCTGTTACTGCTTATCTATCATATGCACCTGACAAGTTACATGTTTATAATCCAGATGAACTTGATGGATTATGCCCAACACCTCGTACTTGGGAGAAATTAAGTAAGTTACTTAACGCGAAAGAGAAATACAATAATGGTGAGCCTGTTCCAACAGACGTAGCAGAGTTCTTAGCATCAGCATCTATTGGAACTAAGGAAGCTGGATTCTTCTCTGGATTCTACGAGTATAACTTAAAGAAGGAAGTATTAAATGTTACAGATATACTTGATGGAAAAGCAGATGGTAGAAAAGTTGGAGCAAATGAGCCTCAGATAGTTTACATAGCTATAGAATCTATGGTTAAGAAACTTAATGAAGAGATTGAAAGCTCTAAGAGTAAAACAGGTAAAGTTTCTGGCGAAGTGATGAAAAGATTAGGAAATGCAGTAAACTGGTTAATAGCTGCTTCTAATACTAAGTTAGACTACGGTGTAATGGGACTTAGAGACTTAGCATCTGGTATTGATTCATTCATTGAACTTACATGTACAAATGAGTTTGATGAAATGTGTCCTGAATTTTTGAAGTTCTCTATTGATAACGGAAATGTAGTATCTTAGTTGGAAGGTAGGTGAAAGACATGGCTGCACAGCTTGGTATAGTTGTAGGTATTGACTCTGATGGAGTAAATTTAGCATACAGAGTACTAGTTGCAACAATAGCTCCTAAGCAGGGAGAAGAAAAACAATTCAACTGGAAGTTTGATTGTAAGTTAATGTCAGAAGCACAGGTAATACAGTTACTACAGAGAAAAGTTAAGTGGCTAAACATCAAGTTGGAGAACAATAAGATTAAAGGTTCTAGTGGAGACCTTAAGAGATTTGAAAGTAAGGGAAGTAGGCCTTATGTAATAATATCGCAACTTGTAAACTCTGATGGAAAACTTATAGGATATAAAGTAGCTGACTATAATGGTGGAGTAAAGAACATTCGTATTAAAGAAGTTATAGCATATGGAGCAAGAGCAACAAAACAGGGTTGTATTCCAGTACAAAATGCAATATTTGTTCCAGCAACTAAAGATTCAGATGGAACAGTGAAGTCAGCACACTACAAATCATATCCTGGATGTAACTTCATTGAAGAAAGAATAGTTGTAAATAGAAACACAGATGCAGATACAAGAAGAGTTAGCACAAATAAAAACGAAAAAACTCTTAACAAACTTGAAGAGATATACACTAAGGAACAGATTGAACAGCTTAAAATTGGTAAGAAAAATGGTGTAGATATAAGAATATATGCAAACCCAGCTCTATCAGCAGAACAGATGGCAGCATTAAGAAATGGTTTACAACAAAAGGTAAATGTAAGACCATTTGCATTTCCTGAATACACAGTTGAGTGCATGAAGTACTACACGATGGAAGCTAAATACGGTATGGATATAAGAAAGTATCTTAGTCCAAAGTACTCAATAGCACAGATTGCAGAGTTATCAATAGCTGTAAATGAAGGACTTGATGTTTCAAAAATGTCAGACCCAAGTTTATCTGTTAGAAAAATGCAAGAAAGAAGAATACGTCTTGAAAATGGAGTATTCCATGAGATTGATGTAAACATGGACGGCAGTTGGATTTAGTAAGGGAATATTAAAATATGGTAGACAATGCATATAAAATACAACAGTTACAGTATGAAATAAATGCAATACATAATGAATATATGCACAACTGCGACCTCTATATTGAAGGATATGCTGGAGGTTCCAAGTTTAACAGATATCAGAATAGACTTCAGCGAGAGATAGAAAAGAGAAAAATAAGAATTTCAAAGTTGGAGCATAAAATGTTAAAAATTAGACAGTAGTTGGATTTGAACTACAAAAGATATAACGTTACTATATAAAATAAATCCAAAAGTAAAAAGTTGGATTTATTTTATTTCTACATATTTCATACAGAAGTGATTATTTTCAAAATAATTATAAAAATTTGTTGACAAAATTTTTATAATGTGATATTATGAATTTGTAAGAAAGAAAGGAATTTTTGTAATTATGAGAAATCACTACATGAAGGATATCCTAGAGTAAGGGATGGGTGCTTAGCTTAGTGCAGGTACCCGTCTTTGAAAAAGGATATTTCTTTCTGTTAAGATTAGGGAGGACAGTTAAAATGAGAAGAACAATTAAGAGTGTTGTGGAAGAAGCTAATGTAAACATTGAGAGATTGATTGAGTCTCTCTTGGAAAGAGAAAGAGTGGTCATTGGTGGTACATGCATTGACCCAGAATCACAGTATAGAAACAGTTGTATTCATGATTGTAACAAGTGTAGAAATACATATTTTGAGAAGAGAAAAGATCAGCTTCGCAATAGTTACTATTTAAAAACAGAATAACAAAACAGAGTTACCTTAAAACATTCGGAGGAACAAATAAATGACAAACAAAGACGCAAAGAAAAGTAATATTTGCATCGAAAATAAAAAAGCACGCTATGATTATTTCATAGAAGATACACTGGAGTGCGGAATTGAACTTAGAGGTAATGAGATTAAGTCCATCAGGGATGGTTCTGCAAGTATTAAAGAAGCATGGGTGTCAATTGACAACGGACAATTGACAATTAAGCAGATGCATATTACTCCATGGAGAACAGCAAATAGTTTTGATGTAGATGAAAACAGAAACAGAAGATTACTTGCTCATAGAAAGCAGATATCAGATTTTGAAAGAAAGATACAGAGGGATGGATACACACTTGTTCCATTAAAGGTTTATATCAACAGTGATGGTCGTTGTAAAGTAATTGTAGGTTTAGCTAAAGGCAAGCATGATTATGACAAGAGACAGACAGAAAAAGATAAACAAGCAAAGAGAGATATAGATAGAGCACTTAAATCACGGAGATAAGTATAAATCTGGAGGAAACTAATGAGCAAAATCATATATCATAAGGCTGGTGACAATTTAAAATATAAGGCAGCAATGCTAGGTATGAGTATGGATCAGGTTATTGAACAGCTTAACAACATATATCGTGGTGAAGTAACATTCTGTAAACGTGTAACATCAGACTTTAATGAAAGTACAGGAAACTGGGAAGATGTTGAAGGGATACAAGTAGCATCCATTGATTCACCAGACGCAGTTAAACTTGTTATACCTGATGTAGATAACTTATATTTTAAGGAGTTACTTGGATATGATTGTATGAATAAATTGGCATCAGTTGAGCTGCCTAGAGGATTGAAAACAATAGACATTAGCAGATTGGACTGGTTAGATTTAATAGACAGATTATTTGTGTATGAAAGCACAGAGTTGAAGAACATAAACAGAACATCAACTTGGAGAAACAAAGAGATTGATTTGATAGTTAAACCTTTGGATAGCAGTAAGAAAGGGAAACTGTATCACTTATCTTTATAGAATTATACAATAGTGTGATGAATTCATTTCATCACACTTATTTTTTACATAAAATTTACAATAGTATAACAGATACAAAACAGAGATACAGCTAATAATTAAGAGTAAACATATTTTTATACTTATAGTATATTTTTATTCAAAAAATTTTAATTATTAGCGGAGGTAAAAAGGCATGTCAAAGATAAGAGTGGACATAGACGAACTTAGTGATAAGCTAAACGAAATGAAAGAAGACGACTATGTTACAGCTGAACTAGAAATAGTGTTTGACGATTACTCAAGTGAACTGAAATTATCAGCAGTATCATTTGAGGATGAAGAGCCTATTGAGTATGGCACTATTTGTGAAGCAGATGATGAATTATTATAACATTGATATGTAACCTACATTATTGTAATATTTAATACAATCGACATAAGTTAACTATAAATAATGAAAATCATAGTATACATTATATAAATGTAAAATATTAAGTGTGTACTATTTTATATACATATTACAATCATTGTACTGCATAACATGATGCATAATATTGGATGCATATAAATTTAAAAACTTTTGAAAATTTGAGTATCAATATAGCATAGTTAGGTTAGTAAGCATGGAAGATTATTAGGGATGACAGTATTATTTACTATAATAGAAATTGTAATAAAAATAGCAATAGCATATGTAATACATCTTGGCATTAAAAAAGCTTTTCATACAATAGGGGCTGAGACTAAGATACATATGAGATTTTTTAAGAATATATTGGTAGCAATAGTATGGACAATAGCAACTGTATCAGTAGCATCACAATTTGAAACATTTTCAAATTTAGCTAGTACTGTACTAGCTGGTTCTGGTATAGTAGCAATTGTTTTAGGTTTAGCAGCACAGCAGTCATTTGCTAATATATTCAGTGGTTTAATGATATCAATATTTAAACCATTTAACATAGGAGATAGAATTACTATCGTTGGACAAGATAAGACAGGTTTTGTAGAAGATATAACACTTAGACATACTGTTATAAGAACATATACAAATGTGAGAGTAATCGTTCCAAATTCTGTAATGGATGGTGCTTGTATAGAAAACAGCAGTTATACAAAAGGGGCATCATATCCAATAGATGTTACAATAGCTTATGAAGACAGAGATAAAAGATATAGAGCAATGGAAATACTTGAGGAAATAGTAGTAAACCATCCAATGTTCTTTGATACAAGAACAGAGGAGCAGAAAGCAGAGAACATTAAACCAGTTACAGCAACATGTACAGGATTTGGAAGCTCAGGAATAAATTTAAGAGTGCTCATGTGGACAGAAGATGTTGTAGATAATAATAAGGCGTGCAGTGATTGTAGAGTACAAATATTAGATAGATTTGAAGCAGAGGGGATAGAAATACCTTATGATAAATTAACATTGGTGCCATTACAAACAGAAAATAGTACTACGGTTATTTTAAATAAAGACACTGACTAGGAGGAGTAATAGCATGGACTCAACAGAACAAAATGTAAATCAGCAGGAAAACACAGTAGATAGTGAAAATAACATAAATTTATCAAAGCAACCAGGACCAGACTTAACAAAACATGATACATCATCTGAACAAAATAATTTTAGTCAACAGAATGTATATCAACAACAGCAAGGACAGTACCAACAGCAGTATCAGTACCAACAGCAACCACAACAGAATATGTATCAGCAGAATCAATATCAACAGCAACCATATAATTCTGATATAGTAACACCTGATAAATTAACACTTGAACCTGCAATAGCATGTTTATTAAGTGTATTTGTTGCTGGGCTTGGACAAATGATTAATGGGCAAATAGAAAAAGGATTAATTATTTTACTTGGTGGTATGGCAATAATATTTGTAGTAACACTTGTAACATGTGGAATAGGAGCATTACTATCTCCAGTATTAATTGCTTTTTCAGCAATAGATGCTTATAAGTGTGCACAGAGATTACAGAATGGACAATGTTTAGGTAAGTATGAGTTTCATATATTTGATTAAAGCATAAATAAAATAATATAGCAATGATGCTAACTATAAGACCTTATAGTTAGCATTTTTGTATAGTAGGTATGTTTTTTAAATTTTATTTTTTGCGAGGTAAAATAATGGATAATAAACAGATTCAATTTGTCAGGATTGTAAATTTTGATGATGCAGCAAACAAAGTAATGAATCGTGCTATGCAACATGCAGCATCTGAGTATTGTGGTGTATTCAACTCAGTTCATATCTTTTTAGCATTCATTGAAAAGACGAAAATTGGAGATGATATACTTAAATACTTTGAAACATCATTTGATATGTTTTATGAATCATATCAGCTAATGGTATCAGACGGAGAGTTTGGAAAGATTGATGAGAATGATCTAAGTCATATCTATAATTTTGATTTAACATCTAAGGAACTTTATTCAGTATTAGCAGCTTTGACAACAAGCTCTGCATTAAAGGGAAAACAGGTAACAGAGACAACATTATTCAATGCAATACTTGATGCTAAAGAGGACTGCCTGTTAAGATATCTTGATAACATTGGATTATCAATAGACGATATTAGAGAGTTCAAAACTCAGAGATTTGATATTCCAGAGCAGTTAAAGTCTTTTGTAGTTGATATGAACTCTGAAGATAAGAAAAATGCAGAAGTACTTGATAACACAAAAGAGTATACAGATGAAATGATTGAAGTACTTTCAAGAAAGCTTGAAGCAAACCCATGCTTAGTTGGTGAAGCTGGTGTTGGTAAAACAACACTTGTAAGAGCATTAGTACAGCGAATTGTTAGTGGTGATGTACCAGAGAGTTTAAAGAATACACATATCATTTATATTAACAGCTCATTGTTAACATCTGGAACAATGTACAGAGGCATGTTTGAGGAAAGAATGCAGAAACTTTTCGAGTGGGCATCTAACAGTAATATTATTCTTTTCTTAGACGAGATTCATACATTCATAAATCTTGGTGGTGGAGGTAATGAAGCTAGTACAGCAGGTAATATGATTAAGAAATACCTGTCAGATGGTGACATCAAGATTATAGGAGCAACTACTTTAAAGGAGTATCATAAGTATATTGAGTCTGACTCAGCATTCAATAGAAGACTTCAGTCTATTGATGTAAAGGAACCTTCTGTTGAAGTTGCTAAAACAATGTTAAAGAATACTATATCTACTTATGAGGAGTTTCATAAAGTTAAGGTTTCAGAAGAAAGTCTTAACTTAGCAGTTGAACTTTCTGACAGATATATGAAAGATAAGTTTTTACCTGCAAAGGCATATAAAGTGATTGATCAGGCAGCTACATCAGTTAAACTTGCAGGAAAAGAAGAAGTACTTCCAGAAAACATCTTTGCAACAGTATCTAAAATTACTGGTATTGATGTTAATAAACTATCTAAGTCTGAGCTTAAACAGTTGCTTAATTTAGAGAAGGCACTTAATAGTAAGTTGATTGGACAGGAAGAAGCAGTAAAAACAGTAAGTAAAGCAATTAGACGTTCAAAAGCTGGTGTACGAGAAGAGAACAAGCCTGTAGCATCGTTCTTGTTTGTCGGACCAACAGGTGTTGGAAAAACTGAGCTTTGCAAATTGTTGAGTAAAGAAGTAGCAGTTGGTGATGCATCACTTATCAAAGTTGATATGTCAGAGTATTCTGAAAAACATAGTATTAGTAAGATGATTGGTACAGCTCCTGGATATATAGGATATGGTGAAGGTGGAAACTTAACAGAGAAAGTTAAGCATAATCCTTACAGCATCATATTGTTTGACGAGATTGAAAAAGCTCATCCAGAAGTATTTAATGTATTTTTGCAGTTACTTGATGAAGGACGCATGACAGATGGTGAAGGAACAACAGTAGACTTTACTAATTGCATTATTGTAATGACTTCAAATGCAGGATACGGAGCAGAGAAGCTTTATGGTGGAAGAATTGGATTTACTGAATTAAATGATAATACAGTAGATGCTGAAAAGATTGCAATGAATGCTCTTAAGAGTACATTTAAGCCAGAGTTTCTTAACAGATTGGATAATATAGTAGTGTTTAATAAACTTACTAAAGAACAGTCTAAGAGTATTACAAAATTGTCTCTTGATAAGTTAAGTGCACGAGTACTAAAAAGTAACAATATAACAATTAAATTCAACAAGTCTGTTATTGATAATATAGCAGAGGCTGGATTTAGTGATGAATACGGAGCAAGAAACATCAACAGAGAAATTCAGAATAGACTCGAAGATAATATTGCAGATGCAATATTAAGTGTAGAGATTAAGTCTGGAGATACAGCAAGTGTTTCAATTAAAAACAATAATGTTATTATTAAGAAAGTTGAAGAGGATAAGTAAATGGCACGAATATTGTTATTTGGAGCATACAATGTAAATTACATACCTGGTGAAGTTGTTGGTTGGTTACAAGAGTATTCAAGACAAGGCCATGAGTTCTTAACGGGTGATGGGAAGATACTTGATGAAGCATTCCATAAAACATTAAGTAGCATAGGTGCTACAAATGTTACAATTTATGCAATGGATAATGCACGAAACAACTTATTTGAGTTTAGAGTGAAGAAGTTTTTAACAAGCTTTAATTCAGAGAATAAAACAGTAGCAATAAGTGCAGATGACAATAGTATGTTACCTTATGTAATCTGCGACGTAGAAAAAGAACAAGATATACCTTTAAACAGAGAGTGGTACGAGTTTAGAGATAAACAACTTATTAGAGATTGTGATATGGCAATCTGTATATGGGATGGAGAGAACAAAACAGCATCTCACATGATACAGTTACTTAATATTTATAATAAACCATGCTATACTTTTAAAGTGGGCTAATTAGTAAGGGAGATATACCAATGGATTTGAATGAATTAGCAATTTCAACTATAAGGTCTGAATACATAAGAAAATATTTAACAGATAAAAAACACAAGTTTACTGTCGAAGAACAAGTAGCACTTATTATTCATTCTGATATAAGCATTGAAGAAAAGGAAAAACTTTTCAAAATGTATGAGCAGACAGAGAATATAAGTGAGTATACATGCAAAGATAAGAAGAGATTCTTAAGAAATATAGAAACATTACTTGTAGAGATAAGTGCAATAACAAATGTAGTCAATGGTTACAGTAATTCTGTTCTAGTATGTAATTGCGATGATAAGACTTACTGTACAAATAAGCTTGAGAGACTTATAGATAAGGTAGAGGACCTAAGTGAGTATGTAATAAACATTAATTCATTGAATACATGTGAATCCATTGGGTATATTAAAATTAATGCTGACAACAGTATAATTGATTATAGTATAGTTGATTATGAGAACAATGAACTAAAGAAACAGTATGTGCATATTCCTAATGAATTGCATATAGGATCAGTGATAAAAACAGTTTATGGTGATGAAGAACTTATAATAGTAAGTAATACTGATGCAGCAAGTAACATAGATTGTAAGCTAACTTACGAAGACAGTTCTGTTGTAGCAATTCCAAAAGAACTATTAGACAGTACTAAAGATTACAAACAGCAGATAGAGAAAATATATATTGACAGGATAAATAATATAGAGAATCCATGTGCAAAGCAAGACATCATAATGGAAAATTATGTTACTGTATATTTAACAGATTTAACATTATAGTGTTAATGTAACAAATAAATTGATAAATTTCAAAAATATGTAATAATAGATATTGACAAAAATATAATATTGTAGTAGAATATAAGAGTAGTAAGGAATTGGGAAATTTGTCAGTTAAATATTTTTCAAAAAATATTGAAAAAAGTAGTTGACAAAGAGTTCTTAAAGTGATATTATATAAGAGTGATAAAGATAAAAGTTTTGAAATTTATTCTTAGGACTGATGCAATGTACCTCCATGAAAATGGTGCTTACTGAGTATAATAAACGAAAGTTTATAAAAGGTGCATCTTAGATGAAAGCAGACCCATATATGCTTCATTGAAAACCTGATATGGAGTTAGACATGATTGAAATATCATGCACAATATCCCCATCAAGTTTTCTTGGGAAAACACTGTTATGCGCATAACAGAGATGCTAGGTTCGATGCCTAGGGTGCGGGGCTACTTAAACTTTCTTGTTTATGCAAGTAAAAGGATATCCGATAGTATGGATTCAGTGGAGAGTACTTAGTACTTGTAGAAGCTGGACCATTGAGGATAACCTGTCTGGTTATAGTATGATAACCCATCATACGAAGTTACAGGCATTTAGCCCTTTCGCCAAGCGGTAAGGCACAGGATTTTGATTCCTGTATTTCACTGGTTCGAATCCAGTAAGGGCTGCTCAGGTTACAAGATTTGAGATTCCTTTGTAGAGCAATCTACATAAATATCTGAGAATATAACCAAGCGTGCTGACGATAAATGGGGATGCACACGTATAGTTTCTCGTACGTAACCGAGAGGTCACCTAAAAAGTATTCAGTAAGCTCATGGTAAGAGAAGAAAAGATACATAATAATGGTGTAGCAGTATACCAGATAGCTGTCTAGATAAGTGTACATATATTCTAGTTTTTAATTTTAAGCGGATGAATAACATTGGTACATCATAGTCGTGGTTGGTCACCACATCTTAGGATTTGTTAGTAAACTCTGGGCAATATAACTGATGTGCTTGACTCTCCTAATAGTTGCAGTTTGGTTGGTTGAATGGCAGCAGGGAGTATAAAGTATACGGAAAAATCAACTAAGGTTAACTGCTTATAATCAAATAGGCAGAGACCTCCAGAGCACCGTCTCTGGTGTTTATAGCTCAATTTCTTATGAGATAAGAGAATAAACAGAGATACCAACGAGGTATTATACGTTGCTAAGTAGGATGAGTCATTTAGAAAAGGTGGCTTGGTGAACAGCAATAGGGCAGAGCGTCAATGTATCGAAAAGAAATTATAACGGCGTGTGGCTCAGTTTGGTGGAGTACTTGGTTTGGGACCAAGGGGTCGCAGGTTCGAATCCTGTCACGCCGACTTATTTGAATATATCATTCAAATAAAGGCTTGACAACCTTAAGATAAGGTCTGCTGTAGTTGAGAACATTTGCATGTTTCGATATCAACATATACAAAGGGATCAGAAGCTCAAAGCTAGAGTATCTTTATTAGAAAAAGAAGGGTGTGAGTGGTAGCGTCCCACCTGGTTCGCAGAGAAACATGAAATTTAGCGTGTAGCTCAATTGGTAGAGCAACTGCTTTTCCACAGATGGTTGCAGGTCCGAATCCTGCCACGTTAATTAAAGCACGTATACACGTGTTAAAATAATATACGGAGGAATATATAAATGACAAAGGAAGCAACAATTGGATTACTTAAAGCAAGACTTACAAAGGCAATCGGTCGTGGTGGTGATACATCTGGAGTAGCACGTAAACTTAAGAGACAGATTAGAAACCTTGAGAAATAATTAGACAAAACAATGTAGGACTAAGAACAACATAGTTGTGGTTTATATCTTAGCATTGTAACATAGGTGGGATGTTACAAAAATATTATGGGCCTGCCTGGTATCGACTGGGTGATTGAAATTAAATAAGCATGTCGGGGATGGTGGACACCTCGTTAAAAAGACACCAAAGAATAAATGCTGACAACAGCAGACCTGTAGCTATCGCTGCTTAGTATTAGGCAACGTGCTACGACCAAGCTGAAATGCTTGGGTTAAGCTCTTAGGAAGTGCATGACACACGCTAACACCTGAGAGTTCAAAATAAAGTGTGTTATCTACCGATGGGCAGTGGCGAAGGCATATTCGGGGATTAATAGAGAAGCTATAGTGACTTATATGGAGGCGCCGACCACCAAGTAAGAGCTATCATAACTTTGTTATGAAGAATAGTAAAACCGGATAAGCATGTAGAAAGTTTGATGGATTCATTTAGGACATGGGTTCGACTCCCATCAGGTCCACTTAGCAGTTATTCTGCAATTAAATTATTCAAAAACCACAGAAATAGCCACCACTGTATAGTTGGTGGCTGTTTTTGTAACATCAAAAACCTCCTTAGGGTAATTAGAATTAAATTATTTTAATTATTTTAAAGGCGGTGTAAAATGGTATTATTTGTCGCAATATGTTTGATAACACTCGGGGTACTGGCAGCATTAAATGCACTATATAATATATACTGCATTATAGGAATAGTACTATTCAAGAAAAAAATAAAGAATAACAATCAAAAAGAATGCCCAAAGACACAAAAATTTAATATATATCTTTGGATTATAAAGAAGTTTAAAAGTATAAAACATGCAGATAGTGCTAAGAGATTAAATAAATCAGCAAAGAAGTGGTCTACGATAGCAATGATATTAGCATTGTCTATCACATTTGATGCAACTTACGATGCATTTCAGTATATTACTCTTGGTGTAGTATGTGCAAGCATAAACACTCAGCTTACAACAGTAACATCAGTACTACAAACACTATTTTCTAAAGATGAAGATTGTGTATGTTATGCATTGTGTACTGGTGATGCAGAAGATGATAAGAAATCAACATACGAATTATTATTTGGACCAACAGAGTATAAGAAGCTAATATCAGATATGGAATCTGGTATGACAGCTCAAGAAAAAGAAGATTTTGAAGATGTAAACGATGGTACAGACGGAAGAGCAAAGAACAACTTAATAAAAACTTATCTAAACGATGATATGGTTAATGACTACAAAGCTATTGTGGGGTCAAATTCAAAGTTTAGAAGTGGTGATGGCAAAGATAGGTCAGAAATGAGTTTTGACGAATTAGAAGCTGACCTTAATGCATTATTAAGTGATTATAAAGTTAATGGTATAAATCCAAATTGTAATTGTAAGTCATACCAAAAATCACAACTAAAACGTAAATGTATGGGAGAAAGTCATTACGTTGAAGGTTGGTCTTGGTCAAATATTTGGACATCAAATGATAATAGTTCATCGACAACTACAACTACTACAACAACATCAAACACACCAGGCAATGCAACTGGACAATATACAATAACTTTAGATGATGGAACATACTATTGGTATCATCAGACATCAAGTACATCATGTACACAGAATGTAAAAGGAGATGACTATGGATATACAGGTTCAATACTAGCTGGATATAGTGCAAATCCAGAAGGTGAAGACAAAAGCATGAGTAGTAGAGGATGCAGTATATATTCAACTGCAATTGCACTTAGTAATTTACTTGGACAAGAAATAACTCCATATGAAGTCATAACAAAAGTATTAGATGCAAATGTACAATTTAACACTGATAATAATAAATACTATTTTATTGAATCAACTGGAGTTACGCTTAATGGTAGTGTAGTAATGGACATGAGTAAGCTAGCAAGTCAGATTAACTCAGCATATGGTGACCAGGGAATAGTAGCAACAGTAGCATCATGGTCACAAGATACACTTGATACATATTTATATGACGATAACTCATATGCATATGTAATAAATTCATTTAATAATGTAAATGGGGGTCAGACATCATTTACATGGTATGGACATACAAAAACAGGTAGTAAAGATAATGGAAAAGGACATTTCATTGTAATAAGATCTGGGAGTGGAAAAGGAAAGTATAAATGTTTTACATCAGTAAGAGGTAAATGGGATGAAGGAGGACATGGAACACACTCTGGCATAGTTGATGCCATGAACGATGAATTAAGTTGGTCTACGATAGAAGGTAGAAAACAGCATGATACATGTTTAGTAATATCCAGAGCAAAAAGCTATTATACAACCACCACAGTCACAACAAACACAATAAATATAGGAAATTTAACTAACGAAGATGTTTATAATGCACTTGCTAACTCAGGTAAAGACTATAAAAATAAAGCAAAAACACTGAGTATTGTATATGAAACAATGGTACAGGCATATACAGAAGAAATGGGCGCTGAAAAAGCGAAACAATTTGCAATAGGTTTAATGGCAAATATATATGCAGAGGGAACTCCTGGATTAGTAGAAGAAGCATTTGCACAATATAATTATTGGGATTTTGATAAGGATAAATCAGTATTTGGAAGGGTTCCATATATAAAAAATGCAGAACAGATACAATATCTATTAAACTGGGATTACACATCCAAAGAAAAAGAGGAACATGAAAATTCTAACCATGAAATTATATATTATCAAAAGGGTTCTGTAGGAGTTGGAATATGTCAGTGGTCATTTGCAGAGAGGATATATGTACTAAAATTGTATCAGCAGATGGTTACAAATTATACAGATGAAGAGTTCATGGCGGCAGATTTACAAATGATATTACACCAATTTTCACCAGATTTTAAAAATGCAGAGGATTATGACAATGTATACTATTATAAAGATGTAGTACAGAAGTTTGAAAATGAGGGGACATCAGCGGCAGATGCAGCAAGCATAATATGTTTATACTATGAGAAACCAAATAAAAAAGAAGAGAGAGCAGTAACACGTGCAGGATATGCAACAGAGATAGCAGAAATATTATCTGGTATATCAGCAAGTACATCAACAAGTGGTGATTCATCAAGTGATTCATCAAGCAGTTCATCTGGTGAGTCATCAAGTAGTTCATCCAGTGGATCACATGTAAGTGTTGCAGGTGAGAATATATCAGAATATTACATAAACAATGCTACATCAAAACAGGAAAAATTAGTTAATTATGCATTAAATTATGTAGGGTGTCACTATATAAGTGGAGGAACAACACTGGGAGTCACTGGCTGGAAAACTAATTCAAGTCATATATCAGCTGCTTCAATATCAGCTGCTTCAAAAGATAGTGGAGATTATCATACAGCACACTGTGATCTTCAAGGAGCTGACTGTAGTGGATTTGTGTTATCAGTATATAAAGCACTTGGCAAGGACTTTGGGTCTAGACTAGATTCTAAAGGGTTCAGAACAGTTGGTACAGAAATAAATAAGAATAGTGAAAGTAATTTACAGTATGGGGACATAGTTTGTTATAAGGGTCATGTGGCAATTTACATTGGTAAAGGTAAGGTAGTAAGTGCTAGTGGATACGCAGATGGTATCAAAATAAGTAACTTAAAACTTGAGTCAGCTCTAATAGTACGACGAATATTTACTAACTAGTAATCAGGAGGATAAAAAGAGAACATTATGAGTAATAAAAAGAAGCTTATAATTTATTCAGTAATAGCAATAGTTGCATTAACACTAGGAATACTGTTACTTAAATCACTAAAAAGTGATGAATCAGACACAGACAGCTTAGGTACAGATAATCAAAGTAACACATTCACTGCATTGGATGTAGACACAACAAAGTATGTTGAGAGTGTAGACGATGTTACAGAGGATGTTATTGAAGAAGCAGCAAGAGACAACGGTGAATTTAAAATAACAGTCACTGAAGATGAAAACGGCAACAAAGAAGTAACAGATGTAGACTATGGTTACTTATCATCAATGCCAGATGATGATTTTAGTAAAACACTATTTGAAAGTGATATACAAAATAATAGCAATAGTTACATTTTTGAAGGTGAAACATATGATAAAGTATTCAATTATGATACAAGTTTAATACAACATGAAGATGTAATCAACATGATAAATAAACTGTGCCAAGATAATGAATTATATGAAACAGTTACAATATTCAAAACACCATATGATAGTACAGATGAAGATGAAGATGATCAATATTATAGTGAGGTGTACTATTATGTGGTAGAGATTAACTGGGATTTCTATATAATAGCATATTACCCTGGTGAAGGAACAATAGCATATAGAGATGAAACTGGAATGTTAGCAAATCAATATCTTGAGAGTGAAGAAGACATAGAGTGGAATGACGAAGACGATGAAGAATGGAATGATGGCGAAGAAGAAACAATAACAGAAGCAAGTGAGGGTGTAGAAGATGCAGAATAAAAAATATGTTGTAACAACAGCAATATTATTACTTGCAAGTTTAACAGTTGGGTGTGGAACAAAAACAGAAAGTAACAACAAAACAGCTATTTCAGACGTCAAATATTTTGAGACAAATGATAGCACAATATCACATTACACAATAATAAAAGATGATGACGAAGATGATAAATTGGTAACAAACTCATCAAATAATAGTTACAGTACAATTTCAGAATCTCCAAGTGATGAAATTGGAGAAGTAACCCTGATAGGTGAGGACACATCCACTGAATATACATTGTCAGAAGATGGAACAGTCACATATGGGGGCGTAACATACAAAAATCTGTACACTGTAATAAATTTAGCAGATACAAAATATGATAAAAACACTCTCTTAAATTTTATCATCAAGAAAATAGATATGGGTTCAACAGAAGTATATTGTGAAATAAGACGTGAAAGTAGCAATGCTAGTGAAGAGGAAGACATATCTGGTGAACCTATAGACGATGAGATAGCAAGTAATAAAACATATGAAAGAGCAGTAGCAAAGTATGATTCTTATATAACATGGGTAATAACATTAACAAACTTAGATAATAGAACTACAGCAAATATATATGGTTGCTATGAATATATTTTAATCAACTACCTTGGTTCAGATGTAGAAGTAGACATGTCACAATATGATTCAACAGGTTCACATGTTTATACAGACGAAGAATTACAAACACAGCAACCAGAACAAACAGAAGAAGTAATAGAGGATGAACAGCAAGTAACTGATGAGGCAGTGGAACAAACAGACGAGCAGCAAGTAGAGGAAATAGAAAGTACAGACGATTTGGAGGATACAAACAATGAAAATTAAACAAATAATCCTAATCACATGTATAACACTTACAACATTAGCATCAGTAGCTTGTGGAAGTAATAAAGAAACAACTATATCAAACAGTTCAAACTTACAATATGACTATGAGAGCATTGAAGAACAGTGTCTTGAGTTCATGCACGGAACAAGTGCAGAAGAGCTTGCAAACTTTGAAAGTATGGAGATAAACGAAGGAGATATACTAACATCTACAGACTCAGCACTCAAGTATGCATCTAATAGTGCTGTTTATATACAGGTAGGAAGATACATGTATAGATTTCAGCTAAACTCAGATGGAAATATTGAATCATATATCAAGTATAGTGTGGAGGCATAGAGTTGTAATGAGAGACAGTATGAAAAAGTCAAAGTTAATCATAATATCATTGGTAGTAGCAATACTATTAAGCTGTGTAGCAGGTAGGGTATTAACTGCTAATGCAACTGAAGAAGTTGAGGTACAGAATAATATTAAAAAGATGACAACATCAGAAAGATCAGACTTTGTTAAAGGATTGATTACTGATATTATAAATAATTCAACAACAAATATTGCAAATTATACAGATAGTTTCACTGAAGAACAGTTATCAAAGTTTATATTGTTTATAAATAATAACAGTATAGATGGAACATTAAATACAACTATTATTGATGAAATTACGTCTAATTGTAGTGCAACATCAGATACAGTGTTGATGTGTAACTTCAGATTAAATATAAGTAATGGATACAATAACGTATATATGATGGAACTACATGTAAATAATGAGGGAAAGATATATGGTTATAACATCTGGGCATTTTAGTTTAGCAAAGATAATATTTACAATAGCAACTGCAATTATATTAGTAGCAATAGATAAGGTAGTATTAACAGATATAGTAATATTTGAAACAGATATAGTATTACCAAATAGCAGTATAATTGAAGAAGTCAATGCAGAAATGTATGTAACAAACTATTGTAATATTTATGAAAGTCCAGATATTACCAGTGAAAAGATATGTGCAATCAGTAAGGGAGAAAAACTAAAAGTAGTAAATAAATTATCAAACAACTGGTATGAAGTAGAAACATCAGATAGTAATGGATATGTCAAAGCAGATTATTTAGTAAGTACATCAGAAGCTTTTATAGACGAATCAGGTAGAATAATTACATCAGTAAAACCAGATGGAACAATAGAGTATAGTGAAGATATCAGTAACAGTTTAGTTAATTATGCATATAATTATTGGTATCTAATACCAGAAAATATAAGAGATAATTTCATAAATAGTGGTTGGCAGATAGAGTTAGTATCAAACTCATTAAAAGAAGAATACAACATAGAATATACAGTATGCGGTGTAACACTTCCTAGTGAGCACAAGATAAAAATTCAAGCAAACCAAAGCTCTATAAGAGCAGCACTTGTTCATGAGGTTGGTCACTATGTAGATTATATAAACAGCTATCCATCAAGTGAAGATACATTCATAAGTTTATATAATAAACATGGAGATAAGTTGTTGGGATACTATACAAATTATGCAGAGTCAAATTATAATGTGAAAGAATATTTTGCAGAGTTGTTTAAAGCATATATAATTGATGACTATACAATAACATATCAGTTTAGCAATGAAATGAATATAATAAAGACATTGATTAATAACATTTGAATATAATAAGTAAACATTAAATAAATTTTTTAAAATTTTCTATTGATTTTTCAATTAAATATGATATAATAGTATTTGTAAGGAAGTTAATAAAAAATTTTAGATAAAGTAAGCAGTCGAAGGGAGATAAGAAAATGACATTAGGACAGCTCATGGAGTTACATATGAATGGGGCTTTAAATGCTAAAGTTGAAGAGGGAAAAGACGTTGGGTCACTTGGTGGTGTACCGCTTACATTTGAGCAGGCACAGCAGATTTGCAGTACAATCGGTTGGACAGAATATGTGTTAAGCCCATTTGATGTTATCAAGAAAACAAACAATCTCATGGCTTCAATTAAGAAGAGTCCTTTGATGAGTGCTTGGTCAGCAGGATATATGAAGAACATTCAGGTGGAAATGCAGAATAAGCGTGGAAGGTCTTATGGAAAAACATTTGACAGATTTGTGTTTTACACACCTGAAGCCCAGTTCACTTTGATTCATGGTATGGAAAATGCTGGTGGTCAGTATGTTGTGTATGAAAGACCAAGTGCAATTCCATTTGCAAAGTGCAGAACAATTGGAAAAGCACTTGAAGCTCTTGCAGATAGAAGATAAACAAGAAATGTAAAAGTTGGTGTTTATTTGTATAGCATCAACTTTTATTTTTGTAAACGTTCAATAAAACATTAAAATAATTTTAACATAATAAATTTTTTAAAAGGAGAAAACATGGTATGAGAGCACATAGCATCATTGTAGGAACGGCAGTAGCAGTAGGTGGTGTAATAGTGGCAACTAAGAAGTTTTTATCAAACCCTGAAGTTACTGGAGAAATAAAAGAGAACGGTAAAAAAGTGGCAGATGATACTGTGGAACTTGGTAAATCTGTAGCTAAAGCAGCTAAAACTGTAGGACATGACATAGCAAGTGAAGCTAAGTCAATTAAAGAAGAGGCAGCAGAGCAGATTAAAGAGAAAGAGCCAGAGATTGATGCTAAGGTAGCATCTAAAGTAGAGGCTCTGAAAGCATACGAAGAAGAGCTTAAGACACGTGAAGCTGAACTCAATGCAAAAGTTGCAGCTGGAGCAGAGAAACTTAAGGAAGAGACAGAGAAGTTAAAAGAGAGATTCACAGCAGAAGCAACAGCTGAAACTGAGAAAGAGACAGAAGCGACAGCAGATGAAACAACAGAATCAGAAGCAACAGCAGAGGAAATTAAAGAAGAGACAAAAGAAACTGAGGAGAAACAGGATGAGTAAAACAATAGGCGAGATTATCAAGATTGGAGTGTCACTTTGTGTTGGAATAGTCATCGGGTGCATTTTGAAAAGTCAGGAGTTAAACAATAAGATTAATGCTGAAGATGATGAAGAATGCTTCGATGACGAATACTATGAAGATGAATGGTTCGAGGATGACCTAGATGATGAGTGTTTCGAAGATGAAGCAGAGGAAGAGAACATTGAGGAAGAACCAGCTAGGACAGTAATTCATAAGAAAGAAGATGAATTTTTTGAAGATGAAGACATACCTGGACTAAAGATTCTTCGTAATTAATACCAAAGTAACGAAATGTATATATGAAAGACTATGGGGTATTAAAGTATTTATTTGGTGCAGTTGAGACTGGGTACATACAAAGAATTGTAGTAGAAAAAGAAAAGAACAATGAGATTTTCATTAAAGCAATAGTAACAAATGAACAAAAGATACAACCTGTATCATGGATGATAGAGGCAAATATGTACACAAAGAGAGACCTCAGAGTTGAAAACGTAAGATGTTTTGATGGAAGTTTAGAGATTCATAGTTTTGATGGTACTGCATATTACATAGATGTATGTACAGAATAATAAGTAAGAAAAGTAAGGACAGAGATATCATCTCTGTCCTTTTTGTTGCCTTGTTTAAAGCCCTAAAAATATTAAATAAAAAACAATTTTTATGAAAGGTAGGAAAAGCTAAAATGGCATTCAACGTTGAAGAACTTAGAAGTAACCTGGAACTTAACAGGAAAGACATTGAGCATAATCACTCGTTGACGAACGAGTACATGATAGAAGACATTATGCAAGAACTTGGTTACAATAAAAGAAGAGATAAAGATGTAAAGAGATTGATAGACAAGCCTATTGATTGGGAGGTACTTTCTACAGGTAGTCCTAAGATAGCAGTAAAAGTCTTTGCACTTGGTGATGAGATAAATAATGATGAACTGAAAACAGCTATGGATTATAGTAACAATAGAAATTTCAGTATTTTCATTGTTACAAATGGTGAAGCACTTACAATATGCAGAAGAAACAAGGTAAAACATGAATATGCAGAAGTATGTGATATATCACTATTAGAAAAATTAAGTGAAACAAAAGAAGCTGTATTGGATGCAATTTCAAAAGATGGATTTAACTTGCAGTTAATTGATGATGTTGTATCTAAGAATGAAATGTCATCTGATAAAGTAATAGAAGTTATAGAAAATAACTTAAACAAACTTGCACTTAATATTGCAAGCATTATGGGAGATTCAAGTGAATCTATGGTGAAACAGTGTGCTGAAGTCCTAAAAGATTTATTTACTAATAAATCAAGTGAGTCAGATAGCATTGAATCAGAGAATACACAGAGAGTAGAAACAAGTCAAACAGTTGATATTTCAGTTTATACATCTGAAATTGAGCAGCTCAAGGAAGAAATTGAATCTCAGAAAGCAGAGATTGAAGAACTTAAGTCAAATGAGCAGACAAGCATAGATAAAGAATCAGCTGAAGCACATGAAGAAGTAGATATAACAGAATATACTAATAAGATTGCAGAGTTACAAAACATAATAACAGAGTTGACACAGAAAGATGAACAGCTTGAAGCTGAATTAGCAATAGCTAAAGAAAGCGAAACAGAGGTAGTAGATACAACTGAACTTGAGGAAAGACTGAATACAGCACTTGCTGATAAAGATAACTTAGAAAAACAGGTAGAAACACTTACATCTGAGAAAGAACAGTTAGAGACTGAAGTAAATACATTAAAGAGTTCTCAAACATCATCTGGTGCTACAGTAAGTGATGAAGAAATACAAGCTGAAATATTGTCATACAGAGAGAAGATTCAGGAACTTTCAGTAAAAGTAAGTGAAGCTGAGGAAGCAAAGACACAGGCTGAAGAAAAACTGAAAGAAATGGAAGGAATAATGAGTAACATGTCTGGTTCTGAAAAGAAACGGGCTGAAGAGTTACTTGCAGTAATAGAAGATAACAAAGAGCTTCCGAGAAGTTATGTAGCAGTAATAAACAGTGAGTTGTTACAGTACGATGAAATACATACATTTGCAGGTCGTATTTTACAGAGATTGTATGAAATTAAAGGACTTGAAGCATCAAGATTTATATTTGATGGTACAATATTCAAGATTGAGCATAACGCTGTAAGAAATGATTTGTTTATGGACAGTAAAACATTCGATCTTAACTTAGACGGTATACACGAAGATGGAGTACTTAATAAATTAAGAGTTGTGTTCTCACATTTCAATGATATAGTATTTGAGTGTAAGAAGATTGGTACAATTGGAGTTACTTACATAGACCAAACTGAACAGGAAGAAGTACCTGCTGAAATTGAAACAGCTAAGGATAACTTAGAGGATGCAGTAGAAGTTACTGAAGATGTAGAGGAAACTACAGAGCAGACAAATACTGAATCAGAAATACATGTATCATTGTCAAAAGAATCCTTTGATGATAATGAATTTACAGAGGAAACTGAAGAAGATAACATGTTCAAACAGGACGAAAATGAAGGAGAAGGCTTATTCATTACTGAGGATGAAGCAGATGCTGATGAAAATGCAGCTACTGAATCAAGTGAGAATAGCTTCCAATTTGAAAATGACTTCAATGCAAACAATGAGCAGAGCAGTGAAAACGAAATGTTTGAGCAGAGTAATAACGAGTTTAATCAGTTTGACCAATTCAGTGAGCCAGACCAATTTGGTGATGAGCAATATGATAACAACAATAGCTTAAATGCTTTGCTATGTAGTCAGCTAGCCCAGATTGATATGTTAATTTGGAATGATGAACCAATCCAATTTAATAATATTAAATACATTGGAAGTAGCAATGTAACATTTGATATTAATTCACATTCATCTGATATGACTAATGAGCAACTTCTTTGCAGAAGTGTAGATGCAGTATTAGCTCTTGCAGTAGCATATGGAGATTTCGAGGTTGTAAACAAACTTAGAAAGATTGATTTCAGACAAGTAAGTGAATACATACATCTATTTACAGAAGAATTTAGAGATTGTCCTAAGATAAATGGTACAAGATTTGTAGTAAGTGGTATAGAGTCAATACAAAAAGTAGCTTACACACTTGTGAATATATGTAATGCTCTCAATATTGATATGTCAGATATATTCATGTTCTTTGACGCAACTACAACATCACAGCAGATTGTAGATGACTGGGGATATGAAGAGGATGCAATACAGTTAAGAGAGTTTACAAACTATAACAGTGATGGAAATGATATAGAGGCTACAGCAGTATTAAGGGGAGATATATTTAGTAATATAATGATTACAAAGAACTCCTTACAAGCACATAGACTAGTATTTAGAACTACATTAGCTGTTAAAACACAGTACTTTGCAAGACAGGTTAATAATTCAACTGATTTTAATGAGTCAATTGTGGAGATTGTTAAGAAGTCAATGGAAAATGGGCGTACACCTAACTTCAATGCAGTAGGAAACGTGATTGGAGAATCCTATAGACTTATATCAACAAATCCTAACGAAGTTAATGAAAATGCGACACAGATGAACATAGAAGGATTGACAGTATTCATTTCAGCTGTTGAGCCTTGGCAGATTCCATTATCATTGATTAAAGCACATACAGCATTGATGGCAAATACTGGTGTAGCAGTAAAAGTTAATGTAAACACTTCAGCACTTGACTTCTTCTTAAATGAATATGAGGTTGCAGAACCTTCTCTGAGTTTAGCAGTTGCTAGTTTTGCAAGATATATAGAGTCTTGCATCAGATAATTAGGTATAATCAAGTTATGACAGGCACAGTTAAGTGTCTGTCATAACAAAGGGAGTAACACAAATGAACATTAGCAGAATATGTTTAATTGGGTACTTTGATAGAGTGTTAGTGGATGGATTTGCAATGCCTATGTACAACACAAAAGGAATTGCAGTTGAATCAAATGAAACACTTGTTGATGCTATTAATACAAACACTCAGTCATATGCACAAGGTATTGGAAAAGTTCGTATAACAATATATGGTGAAGCTGATTTTAATGCACAAGATGACAGACTACTTGGTATGAGATGGCATAGGGAACAAGAACTAAAACTTGCAAGAACAAAAGTAGGAAACAAAGATAGATATGCAATAGCATATGCAGATTTACTTATATTAAAGAGTAACTATTCATTTCCTGAAGAAGTGAAAAACAGAGGTAAAACATCAGATGACATATCAAAGTTAGCTAAAAGTGAAGATGAGTACATGCTACTTACAAAGGCATTGGAACTCCAGAAATCAACTTTGATGAAAAACAATAGTGATGAAAATGATGCTAACATAGCAATAGTAGATAGAGTATATGTCAATAAAGAATTTAGACAATGTGGAATTTCAAGTTGGATACATGCAAATATAGGAGACATCATAAAAACATTTGGTATGATTGACGTAGCATCAGTAATATTAATACCTGGTGATTTTAGTAATGAAGCACAGAGCCAATTTGGAGTGTCTAAAGATAAATATAGAGAGTTCCTTATAAAACATTATAAAGAATCAGGTTACAAGTTTATAGACAAATATATAATGTGTAAGTCTATAATTAAAAAGAAAACATCATTTAAAGGTATGAATAAAAAGTAAAATAATTGTATTCAGTAAAAAATAATCTGGATACAATTATTTTTATGATAAAATATTAATTAATCATTTGTTTTAAGAAACAAACTAGTTGATAGACACACATAATCCTATGATATAGACTTTAGATTAGGTTAATTATTAAAAATTTGTTTTTAGGAGGAAACTAAATGGAAGTATTAAGTGCATTTGGAATGATGGCAGTAATCCTATTTGTAGTAGTAATCATACATGGAGTAAATGAACTAATAACAGAATGTATAATGAGTAAACAGAAATAAATAAGTAAGTTAATAAGGAAATGTAATTATTCATAACAATAGAAAGGTAGGAAAATTAAAAATGAGCACAGAGGTCAAGGTAGTAGCAAGAACATACGAAGTTGCAAGTGATGATACAGCTGAAAAGCTAAATTATGACTTGACACTTCTAGCAGGTAAGGCAGCTGGTGTATGTTACATGCCAGATGATTACTTCGAGGATGGAGTACAAAATGTTGAAAAAGCAATAAATAGAGCAGCCGGAAACAGTAAGAGTGGACATCATAGCGTGTATGACCACGGACACATCACTTTTGTAATCAAGACAAACAAGATGATGTGTATGATACTCAATAGCTTAGGAGTTTATGCAACTTCAGAGAAGAGTGCAAGATATACAAAGATGCAGCCAGAGACAGAATTAGAGTTGAAACTGTATGAAAAGTGGAAAACAAAGCTTCAGAAGATAATACTCAATAATTATCCAGACATGGACGATGAATTACTTAGTAAGAGATTGTGCAAAAAGATGGGAATTGAGGATAGTAAGGCAGTAGTTAATGGAAGCTGTTCTCATATTAAAGAGGATGAATACCTTGAGAAAGAGTTGGAAGAGCTTAAGAAAAGCGAAACACTTCCATCATACAAACTGGCACAGGAAAATGCACGTTATATGATTAGTGTATTCACACCAACAACTATTGAATATACAATATCATTTAGACAAGCATTCCTTACCATTGATTACTTAAATAAGTTGATTAAAAACTGTGAAGCTTTAAATGATAACTTTAGTAAAAAGTTATTAGTGTCTGCAAAAGAACTTGCAGATGAATTAAGTAATGCAGTTGGTGAGCAGAAGTTGCATGATAATAAGAATCAGTATATCAGATTCTTAGAGGCTCAGCACATTGGAGACATTGTAGACGGTGAGCTTAAAATATATGAAGATCTTGATAGAAGATTAGATACAAAGAGAACTGCTATTGGTGACAGCTATACAGTAGTATACAACGGAAGTTTAGCAATGTTAGCACAGGCTCAGAGACATAGAACAATAAGATATTCAATGTGTTTAAGAGAAGCTGGTGAGTATGGATTCTATGTACCTGAGATTATCAAAGGTACTAAGATTGAGGCTGAATGGATTGAAGATATCAAGAGCGTTGCTTACTGTATTCCACAGGGAACACTTGTAAGGATTACAGAGCAAGGTATATTTGAAGACTTTGCTATGAAGTGTAAAGAAAGGTTATGTGGAAGAGCACAGCTTGAAGTAATGAAGTCTACGGAGGAAACAGCTAACAAATTCATTGAGAATAAGAGTAACTTATCCTATGAAAATCAAAGATTACTATACACAATGATTGAGGGATACATAGTGTCTGTTGACGATAGTAACCCAGATAAAAGAATAATGAAACAAGCTGTTTGTCCTCGATGCAAGTTCACTGATTTCAAATGTACTGAAGGCTGTAGATGGGGAGCTAAAGAGGCATTAAGCAGACTTATTTAAAAGCATGATAATTGGCTTTCAATTCAAAATAATTGATTTTTAAAATTTAAAGGTGTAGTCATGAAAACAAGTATAGAACCAGGAGTTAAAGAAAGATTAAAGCCAGTTTTGATATGTATACTTGCAGTAGCAATACCATTACTTTTATATTTAGTATGTTATTTAGTAACTGGTAGTGGAATACAGTGTACCATATATAAGTTAACAGGTTTTAGTTGTCCTGGTTGCGGAATGACAAGAATGGTGTTAGCATTATTTGATGGAAATATATATCAGTCATTTAGATACAATCCATATATGTTTGTGTCTATACCTTTAATAACTTTAATAGGTACTATTTGGTCAGCTGAATATGTGTTGTATAATCAGATATATAAACATATTGATATAGTTTTAATATCTTATACAGCATCAATAATCATCTTTGGTATTCTGAGAAACATGAATATATTCAGTTGGTTAGCACCAACAGTTGTTTGATACAGTCAACAATAAATGCGAAAGCATATTAAAGGAGAATATAAACATGGATAATTTCAATCAAAACCAGAGTTACGGACAGCCAAATCAGAATCAAGGATTTGGACAAGGTGGAATGTATCAGACACCTGGCAACACAAATTTTACTCAACCTACAGGAGTAAATGCACCAAACTATACATTGTACCTTATACTTAGCATTATCTTAATTGCAGGCATTTGTTGCTGTAATGTAGTATCACTTGTATTAGGTATTATATCAATTGTATACTTGACACAAGCAAATAGTTTCTTTAAGATGGGCAACATGGCAATGTATGAAGCTAAGATTAAGGTAAGTAAAATTTTAATTATTGTAGGATATGCACTAATTGTATTAGGAATTATACTTAACATCGTATCTGGTGCATTTAGTACAATAGTTAGTATACTTAATAGCTAGTAGTTAAAAGATAAATAAAATTAAAGGGCTGATACATTTGTATCAGCCCAACATAAAGGATGGTTTAAATTACATGAAGAAAGTATTTTTAGATACAGAGACAACAGGGTTTGCACCTGGACAAATTGGTCAGTTATCAATGATAATTGAGGAAGATAACGGTGAAGTAGAAGCTAAGAACTATTTTTTCGATATAGATTATATAACACCTGGGGCACAGGAAGCTTGTGGTAGAGACTTAGATTTTTATAAGCAAGCATCAAATGGAAAGAAATTTGCAGATTACGCAACTGAAATATATGATATACTTAAAGATGCTATGATTGTAGCACATAATGAAAAATTCGATGAAAATTTCTTATCAACAGAGTTTTGGAGACAAAACATATTATTTACACCAGCAGCAAGATTTGATACAATGACTTACTTTGTTAATATATGTAAGTTACCTGGTAGAAATGGGAAATATAAAAATCCTAAACTTGAGGAACTCGTAGATACATTTAGTATAGACAAGGAAAAAGTTGGAAAATACAGCATTCAATTATTTGGAAACGATGATTCAACAAATAAAGGATTCCATGATGCAAGATATGATACAACATCAATGTATGTAGCATTCAGAGTTTATGGAGATGTAGTTAATGAAACAAACAGTTGGATGAATGCATTCTGTAAATAATTGATGGAGGCGATAGGAAGTTGAGTTCTAAATCAAAACTAAAAGTTGGGGTTCCAGTAGAAGAATTAGGATTAGGCAATATAGAAGATATAAAGAAACAAAGTTCAAAACAGAATAAAACATCTGGAGTTGGAGTGCTACATACAACAAAAGTAAATTCAAGCAGTGAGTTTATAAATGTAACACAAGAAAAAGCAAAACAAGAGCAGAGAAAAAATGATATAGAAGTCAGTAGGGCAGATTTAGATTTTCCTTATATAAAAGCACCATTACTTACAAATGCTGAAATGCAACTATATCATTTTATGTTGAATAACTTATGTCAAATAGATAAGATTTCAATATTTACAAAAGTAAGACTTGGTGATTTAGTGCAGCTTGATACTAGATTAACAACAGACATGAAGTATTTTTGGAAAGTATCAAGTAAGCACGTAGACTTCTTGATTTGTAATAGAGATACCCTTGATGTAATATGTGCAGTAGAATTAGATGACTATACACATGAGACTCAGGAAGCAAAAGACAGAGATATATTTGTAATGCAAACACTTGAAACAGTAGGTATAAAAACAGCGCGAATCAAAACAAAGATTAGTGCAATAGAAAAAAGAGATATCTACATGATTGATGAGTTTATAAACAGAGCATTGGCACCTAAGTGTCCATATTGTGGGAAACAAATGTATCCAAAGGAAAGTAGAACAGGACATAGGTTTTATGCATGTGAAGATTTTATAGGATGCAGAAGAACAATAAATATAGATCCAGTGGGAGAGTAGTAAAATGAGTGGTTTAAAACATCAAAGTTTTTTCTTAGTCAAGTTTTTAGAGAAATTAGTTGGAATTATTATTAGATTAGCAGTTATAGCTGCTCTGGTATGGGCTGTGTGGGCACAGAACAATTATATTGTAACAAGAAATTACATATACTCATCAGAGAGTCTGCCAAAGAATTTTGTAGGATATAAGATTTTACATATATCTGATATATGTAATACAACAAACAAAGTTGTAGAAGCAGCAGAGAAAGCAGAACCTGACATTATAGTAATTACTGGTGGATATGAAGATATTAATGGAGATTATTCAAACACAGTTACAGCAGTAAATAAATTGTGTGATATAGCTCCTGTGTATTATATATACAATACAACAGATGATAAGGATACTTTATCAAGTACTAGAGCAATTAACCTAGTAAACAGTAGCATTGATTTAACAACAAGTACAACAGATGCTACAGCATTTGTAGAAAAAGTGTATGGCAAGAGTATTATTAAGAAGGCAAATAAAGGTAATGAAGAAGCTATAGAATATCTACAATATATTAGTGATGAACTTGCTGAGTGTAGCGGTGAGACAATAAAGCTATGTGGATTAAGTAGTCTTGAAGGACTTACATCAGATGAAATGGAAGAAGCAGTATATAATTTAACTGGTAAGGATAGAGATGACTATGTATTAGTATTAAATGGTAATTTAGCTAATATAGATGCATTGGTAAAATACAATGTTGATGTAATGTTCATGGGTGGAACATTTGGAAAAGAGTCAGATTTAACAGTTTATAAGAAAGGTGCTTATGGATTAAACGGAGTTCAATTATTCTTATCAGGTGGATGCGGAAACTATTCGGAGAAAAGAATATTTAATCTTCCAGAAGTACAGTTGATAACATTATCTGATGGTACAATTACAGAGAACAATCCTTTGGAAAACTTCCTAGATTTGTTTATTGATGACGTAGGAACAATTTATGATAACGACGGTGGATTTAAGGAATATACATACACTTATGTGGATGGTGAATAAAAATCATTTTATGTTATACGTTATAAAAGACACTAGTTGTAAAAAATAATAAGTTTTTAAAATTTTGATTAATCTTTTTATTGAGAGGTAATACATAAAATGAGTAAATATAGTCCTGAGTTCATGACACATACAAGCAGAGAGTCAATGAGCTTCAACACAGTTAAGAAAGCTATTAAAAATAATTCTATACTTGAATCAAGAGTTATTAAATGTAATGAAAATAATGATTTGACAGTTGAAATTGGTAGAAATATATTTGGAATTATTCCTTTTGACGAAGTAGAATATCATCCAGACAATTCACCTATTAAAGTAGCATCTGCAACATCAAAGATAAACAAACATATTAAGTATATGCCATTAGATTTTCACATGGAAGATGACAAAGTCATTGTGAATTGTTCTAGAAAAGCAGTACAGAAGATGTGCTATGAAAATTATATTTCTAAATTATCTGTTGGGGATATAATTGATGCACATGTAACAAAGATTGTTGGCTACGGAATTTTCTGTGATATTGGCTGTGGAATAATTGCATTATTACCTACAAACAATATAAGTGTGACACATATAGTTAATCCAACAGTGGAACTAAAGGGATTGTCAACATTAAAGGTAATAGTTAAGTCAATTAAAGAAGATAACAAAATTGAGTTGACACACAAAGAGTTACTTGGTACTTGGAAAGAACAGATTGCACAATTTGCTGAGGGAGACTTAGTTAAAGGAACTGTTCTATCAGTAGAAGATTATGGAGTGTTTATAAGACTTAGTCAGAATCTTTCTGGTTTAGCAGAAGTACCTGAAACTATAGAACTTAAGCCTGGTGATATTGTTTCAACACGTATTCAATCAATACAAGATAAAAACATGAAAGTTAAGTTATCCGTGGTAGAAAAGATTGAAGACAACGATGATAAACTAATCAAGTTCAAGTATTATGTGAATGAGCCACATATAACTGATTGGGTTTACTCAACAGAAACAGCAAAGAAGCAAATATCATCACACTTCGAGTAATAAATGTGATTATAAAGTAACCTCAGCTACATTAAGTAGTTGGGGTTATTTTTGTTATTGACAAATAGGTATTTTTCTGTTATAATATAAACAAAAAATGATTCGGGAGATAGAGAAGGATATGGAAAAAATTGAGCAGTTTCAGAATTTAATAGACAATGCTAAGAACGTTGTATTTTTTAGTGGGGCAGGTGTTTCAACGGCAAGTGGAATACCTGATTTTAGAAGTCCAAAAGGATTATATAACAGAGAGAATCCTTACAAATATCCACCAGAAACAATGCTTAGTCATACATTCTATGTAAATCATACAGAAGAGTTCTTTGACTTCTACAAGAAAGAAATGTGTGTACTTGGGTATGAACCTTGCATAACACATAAAAAGATAGCTGAACTTGAGAACAAGGATAGAAAAGTAACAGTAGTAACTCAGAATATAGATGGGTTACATCAGTTAGCAGGAAGTACAAATGTAATTGAGTTACACGGTACAATTTATAAGAACTACTGCCAGTGTTGTGGTAAGGAATTTAGTGCAGAATATGTAAAAAATAGTGTAGGCATTCCATACTGTGATGAATGCAAAGGGTTAGATAGAGAGTACGCTATTATTAAGCCTGCTGTTACACTGTATGAAGAAACACTACCAGAGGGTGCAGAATATAAGGCACTAAGAGCAATCAGTGCAGCAGATTTACTTGTAATTGTAGGCACATCATTAAACGTATACCCAGCAGCTGGTTTAATTGACTACTTCAATACAGAAAATGGTAAGATTGTTTTGGTCAATAAGGGAAGTGTTGGTAGAAGTTCCAGAGCAGACCTTGTATTTGATACAGACATGAATGAGGTATTCAGTCAGATTAAAGCTTGACATATAAACAGACAAATATACAGTGATTGCAAATAATAGTAAGAATTTTTAAATGTGAGGATTACGAGCATGTATAATGGTTTTATAGTCAGTGATAAAATGACTAATAACAAAAAATATGATGGAAATTCATTAAAGTTTGGAATCACTGTAAGTAATCAAGATTATATAGTGAAGTTACAGAAAGATACAATATCATCATTATATAGTGAACATATAGCATCTAGGTTTATAAGGGGATTAGGAATAAATTGTCATGAGACTTGGCTTGGGTATTATAAAGGAAATTTAGTAGTAATACTAAAAGACTTTACAGAATCTGGAATTACACTTAGAAGTTACAAAAATACACAAGAATCTAGTGAAGATACAGATATAAGTAATAAAAAATACACATACAATGATGTGTTATATACGATAAGACAGCATACAAAAATGTCAAATGCTTATAAACAGAAAGCAATAACACAGTTCTGGGATATGTTTATATGTGATGCAATACTTGGAAACAGAGATAGACACAGAGGAAACTGGGGGTATTTGACATATAGAACTGGATATAGGCCAGCACCTATATATGACAATGGTGCATCATTATTTCCAGATATAAGTCTGAAAATAAATGAATATATACAACATGTTAATAATGGTACAGAGTATAGGTTTATAGAAGAAAGGTCAGAAAAATTTCCAGCATCATTATTTCAGATGGAATCATCAGGAGGAAAAACTAGAAGAACAAATTATAATGAAATACTCAGTGACTTAAGAGTTAATAGAACACTGGCATATGAGGTAAAAACATTAAGAGAAAAAGTTGGATTCGCACAGGTATATGAAGATATAATAAGATGTGTGGCAGAAGTAAAAGAGATTATACCAAAAGAATATAGACGATTTTACATTGTAATAACATGTACACGTTATTTACATTTAATAGAAAGAAAATCAATAAAGGAAGCATATAAGCAAACAATTAGGAGGCTTAATAATGAGGTCAGGAACTGGTAGAAAACCAAAAATAAGGAAACAAGTTCACATAGACAACATAGATAGAATTAGAAAAGCCTATATAATGCAAGGAGAAATACCAGTAGCAGAATTGTATCACGAGTATTCAAGTTTATCTGGTGAATTTGATTGGGTTATAAAGCCTATATGGGAAAATTGGAAGAAAATAGAAGACTCTGGAAGTTATGTAGATATAGCAGGTATAGATGATACATTACACTTAGATGAATATATAAGGCACTATGATCCATCTTTTGTAACACAAAGAACTATACCAGAAGGCAGAGAAGATTTGTTTCCATTATTAAAAGAAATAGGATTAACACACAATGATTTATTTGAAGTATTGTGTAGAACACATGGGGCATGTGGTAATGATGACCTATATGTCAGTAGAGATCCTAGCATAGTAATAGATGTAAACGATAAGAATTTTCCATACGATATACCAAACTTTGATACAACCAAATATGGATGGTTATAAACATTAGGATAAACTTAAGAATATAATGATTTTGGAGGTAGTAACATGGCGAACAAACATAGGAAAAATTATATTCTTTATACATTACGTAAAGGTTCATGGATTGATACAGATAAATCTATCAAGTGGAGACCCGAATATTTATATAGAGACCAATTAATACGTCATATTGCATTACATGAAGTATACTATAAAAGTGAGTCTATATTAAATAACCTTGTAAATAGTATGGAAAACTATACACTTGAAGAACTATGCAATGCAGATACAAAGTTATACTATATATGTAAATTAGTTGGTACTGAGGAAATTATAAAAGTAGACATAAATACTTTGTTGCCAGAAGTAATGGTAGAAGTAGATAAAATAAAATTAGAGAAAGAGCAGAGATTAAAGAACAGTCTAGCTTATGTGAAGGCAAGAGATTCATACGAGTTTAGATATGATCCTGTTCCTTTTGTGCATAATTATAACAATCATCACATAGGAGATTATTATAGACATCCACATATAAATAGAATAATACATTCTGCTGAATATGTGGAGTACAAGGAGTTTAGGAAGGGTAAAGAAAGAAAAGAAAACATGCCAACATGGGATGATAGACCAAGACATAGAGATAGGTCTTGGAAAACATCTTATAAAGTTGAGAAACAGTGGATGAAGCATTGCAGAAAGCATGTTGAAACAAAGAATTTTGATAAGAGAGCATTGAGTAGTGATGACATATACATTGAAACTGAACTGGAATTAGACAATGTAGTATAGGAGTAAACATGATATGGGTTACAAGGTATACAGGGTAAATGAACAGGATGCACTTGCAATAAGGTCAAATACAGACGGTTATCAGCCTAAGTTTATAGTGGATAATGGATTAAACTTTATAAAAGTTCAATGTGAAATGTCAAAAACATTGAGAGATGACTGGAGAGTTGAGGACATAGCAAGCAGAATATGTGAGCAACTTGGAATATATGCTGTAAAACAGACACCTTGTAAAGTAATCATTACAAGTAAGAAGGGTGTACAAATAAATAGAGTTGGAGTTGTTTCAAGAAATTTTGAAGTAGACGGGTATAGATTTGTCTCATATAACAGTATATTAGAGAGCTTGGGTGGTAGTGTTCAAGACAAGTCTTTTATACAGAGAAATTGTATGAGCAAAGTTGACTACTTAATAGACACAATAAGTAATTTTGCATCATTAAATAAAAATGATGTAACACTCTATATATTAAACTTATTACTTGTAGATTTGTTGGTGTTAAATCAGGATAGACACTTCAGAAATTTTGGAGTATTCTTTAATGAAAAAACAAACAAGTACGAGATAGCAAAAATATTTGACTGCGGCATGGGATTATTTGAAAATGATACAATATTTGATGATATACAATCATTGGAACAATGCTTAAGATATAGCTATATAGCTCCATACGGAGAAGACCCATTTGATTTAGCAAGAGAATTAAAAAGCACAAACATTGGGTATAGATATTTAAAGGCAATAAATGTAAATAGATTAAACATAAGTAAGAATTTATTTATACATGATAACAGCTACGAATACTTTATAAGAATAAAGAAGGAATTAGAGGTTTGATCATGCAAGGTATGAAATTTGACGAGTCAAAAGCTAGGATTAACAATAAATATAATATATGTGATATAGAGGGTATATTATACAACAGAGATACTCCTTTGATTGACTTTAAAATAAAGGACTTTAAGCTTATATATGCAAAAGATTTATCAGGTGGTAAATTATATCCATATGAATTTGCATTTATGGGTTTGAAATATATAGCGTTCAATACATTCTTTAATGAGAGAGTTGTAAGAGAAAATGCAATGTGGATGAGGGATTACTTAGATTGCATGGGATTACAACATTACGATTTTGAGCAACTTATTAAGAAGATGAACGGTTGGAATGGAGTAGGTAACTTCTGGATAAAATTTAAAGATATGGGTGCTCAGTGTTGGAATGACATAATGACACAGAAATATCCTATTTATTAGCATTAAAACTATTATAAGATGTATTTTTCATTTTTATGAAAGGAGATAATCATATGGAAAAAATGCTTAAGATTGAAGATTTAAAAGTAGGCATGCAAGTTAATGTAGACCAATTAGATGATATTTATGACACATATGTATTAGTAGGAAACCAAAAGCATAATGGTAGTGAGGTAACAGGTACCATTGTTGCTTTTGCAGATAGTAAGTGTCAAGAATTAATTGATGCAATAAACATGTGCAAAGAAAAATATGGACAGAGACCATTTATTCATTTACAAAAGAGCGACCATATAGATGGGTGGTACGATGTATGAAATATATTAAATCAATTTTACAAAATAGAAAATTCGTATGTAAATTAACAGCAGTATTTGAAAATACAGATAACATAGATATAAAAGCTATACTAGACACAGGTTGTACAAGTTCTCATATATCAATAGATAAGATGTTCATATTTCTTGGGGATGACCAATATAAAGAAAAAGAAAAGTGGATGAATATACGAGATTATACATTAGGAACAGGTATAGAATCACATAATAAACTAGGAAATAGTAAAATAACACATACTAAACAAGATATTGTTAATCCAAGAATTATGGTAGCAAATAAATACTATAATGTACATATTAATGGCATAAATATAGGAAATAGACCACTAATGACATCATATGATACATCAGACGTAGCACTAATAGGTATGAGTATAATGAAAGACTGGGACATGCATATAGGAAAAGACATAAAAACAAATAAAATTACATTATTAGCATGTCCATATAATCAACTAAACGATGAATACTTTGAAGCACTTGAAAATACATTTGGAATTTATACAAGCATAGGAGCATCTATTATATATAAAAAGGTAGGTGAGACTTAACAATGGTAAAGCAGTATAACTCATACATCAGTGGTGAGGAAAGAAAATATAATTCAAAACTACCAGCTAGTAGTGCTAAAGAGGCATTAATAAAACATATAATTTCAATATGCGGAAATAGATACAACAGAGATTCTATTAGAAAAGACATAATTGGGATTAAGGGCACAGAACAAGAGAGATATTATTATTTAGGATATACACTTGCAGAAGTAGTAGATGTTGTAACAGGAAAATCTAACTATTATGCATTCAATGTTAAAGTAGACAATTTTTAAAGAAAGGAAAACATAAGAAAATGACATCAAGAAATTTAATTAACATCTATTCATATTCATACTATTACTGGTACAACAATACCAGTTTATTAGCATGCAATAGAATATTGAGTTAATTAAATCAGTCAGATGAATAGTACATATTATAAAGTACCTAAGGTCATTCATATGACTTTAGGTACTTTTTGTGTGTATTAAAAATTATAGGATTTTTAATGAAAGGACAGTGAGTATATGGAATCAGACTATGATTATTGGTGGCAAATAACACTAAATAAAACTACATACGATGAAAATATTAGTTATTACATGCAAAAGTGTGCATATGATAGCTTATTAAAGTGCACTTAAAATTAAGTAAAAACACTGAAAAATAATTTAAAACTTTTTGAAAAAATCTGTTGACAAAATAAAGTTTGTGAGATATAATATATTTGTAAGTAAGAGATAAGTAAATACAAGTATAAAAAAACATGCGTCGGTGAGCGGAATTGGTATCGCAGCTGGCTGTAACCCAGTGGCTTATGCATTCCTGGTTCGAGTCCAGGGCGGCGCACTAGATATACATATTTTTAGTATTTTATACTTTTGTAATTTATATTGGCAGGTATGCAAATGGCTGAAGCAAGCGGTCCGTAAAACCGTGACCTATGTGGTAAACAATGTGGGTCCAAATCCCACCCTGTCAACTTTGTAGGTTCTTGGTGTAACGGTAGCACGGTCAGCTCCAACCTGACAGATGCGAGTTCGACTCTTGCAGTTCCTGTTAATTATGTACAAATTTTAGTTAATGTCATAGTATTAAGCAATCTTATAATTATATTAATTATAATTTATAAGAGAGGATAATATTATGGCATTTATTTATTGTATAAAACATAAAGAAACAGGAAGGGCATACATAGGTCAAACAGTACAACCATTTGAAAATAGAATAAAACAGCATTGTTGCGGAGAAACAGAAATAGACAAAGCTATAAAATATTTTGGTTTAGGTGCATTTGACTATTGGGTAGTAGAAGAATGCAAACCAGAGGAACTGGATGAAAAAGAAATATACTACATAGCAAAATATGATACATACTATAATGGATATAATAATACATTAGGTGGAAGGAAAGCAGGTCAAAATAAATATGATGATATAATAGATAATATTAGAAAAGACTACATAAATGGAACATCTATGAGTGATTTAAACATAAAATACAAAATTTCAAACTACAGTATAAGATACTTTGTAAAGGATTTACAAAGGCAAGAAGAAATAGAGATTAAACACACAAATGATGCTAAGATGGTAATAGGATATACGAAGGATTGGCAGAGAATAGGTATATTTGAATCAATAAAAGATGCATTAAGATTTGTAAACAATCAACGAGCAACTGAAAATAAACCAATAGTAGATGAAAGAAATTTTTATAGAACAATAAAAACAGCATGTGCAAAGAATGGTATAGCATCTGGATATAGATGGCAATATGCTGAAGATATATTTTATGATGGAAAACAATTCAACTCATCAATAGATAAACACAATTACATACAAGGTTTAAAGTGTAAGTGCATAGATAATATATGGTTCACAGTTAGAAATGATAATGTAAGAAAAAGTAGAAATATAATAGACCTAAACACAGTTAAATCATTAGCAAACACTTATACAAATAGAGAGGTAGCAGAATTACTAGGTTTTAATGTTGGGTCCATAAATAGATTTGCTAGAAAATATAACATTATATTTAAGGATGATGATAAAAAGATAAATGAAAATGCAATCAATAAAGATATATTTAACAAAATACAACTTGGATACACATATAAACAACTAGCAGACATATATGGAATTAGTCATGATGCAGTTAGAGTCAGATACAATAGATATTTAGCAAAGCATGGAATAATAAAAGAGGATAACAGAATAATAAATGGTGTAATATGTATAGAAAATGGATTAGTTTTCAATTCATTAACAGAAGCAGCTAGATATTTAAAAAATGATACAGCATTAACAAACTATGATTTAAGGGGATGTGCCTATAAAATAAGCTTAGCAGCTAGAAATAATACTATATACAAAGGATACCATTGGAAACCAATAGATAAGCAATAAAATTATAGGAAGTATTAAAATGATTGGGGAAAAATAATGAAACAATTGCTAGATAAGTCATTCTTAGGAATGAGTAGACTTGAAAAAGATGAATTCTACAAGAACCAATTTGAATATTACAGAAAGTTTAATACTAGCATTGTAATTGTAGCAGTATTAGCTTCATTCTTTTACTTTATTTCAGATTGCCAGCTATTTGGGCGATTTGCTTATGAGACACTAGTACCAAGAATGTCAACAGTGATAGATTTGGTAGTATTCTTATTTATTAGAAAATATAATCATAGTTATAAAGTAGAAATGTTAGCATCACAGCTGATAGGACATTTAATAATGTGGCATACAATATGGGCTATTTATTATTTGCCTAACAGACAGTATTGTAGCGATGGATTCCTTATCATGCAGATAGTAATACTTATGCTTGGTTTTGCATCATCATTTGGTTTAGCAGTAATTTCTCAGTTATTAATAATAGTAAACATATTAATCTCAAATATGTTTATACACTATGAAGATGTTGACTTAATGATATCACTTGGATTACCATTAGCTATAGGAATAGCAATATCAAATTATATATTTACACAGTCTTACTATAATTTATACAAAACAACAAAAGAATTGGAAAAGCTGTCTTATTTAGATCAGCTTACAGGAGCATTTAATAGACATAAGATAAGTAAACTGATAGAAGATGATAAGTTTATAGTTCATACTAAAGATGATATTTCAATTGTAATTTTAGATATAGACTTATTTAAAAAAGTAAATGATACTTATGGACATGATAAGGGAGACATAATATTAAAATACCTATCAAAGACATTAAAAGCAAGTACAACTGCTGATGATTTGGTAGTACGTTGGGGTGGAGAAGAGTTCTTACTTATATTATTTGGATATGATGAAGAAAATGCAGCAAGGCTTGCAAATAATATAAGAGAAACAGTAGAATTTGGAAATAACGGAATAAGTAATATAACAATATCATTAGGAATTTGTCAATACAAAGATAGCTATATAGGAACAGTAAAGAAAGCAGATATGGCTCTATATTATGCAAAAGAACATGGTAGAAACAAAGCTATTAGATATAGTGATATTGAAGAAGCATAGAGTATAAAAAATAAAACAATACTATTGACAAATGGTTTAATATGAGTTATAATATTTATATAAAAATGAAAGGAAAACTAGGTCAAATGAATCAATTAGCTAGAACATTTGAATTTGATATTGAACATTTTGAAGTCCATGATGAAGTCATTATGGATTCTTTGTCGTTCAATAGAATAATTCATGTTACAGCTAATACTTAAATAAACTTAGATAATTTATATTAGTGCATATTATAAAGCACCTAAGGCTTATGGAAGTGAGCTTTAGGTGCTTTTTATGTGCATTAAAACGAAAGGAATAACTACATGGTCGAATGTGATTTTAGCAGCGGCGACATTAGTAGTCATGATGAACATTGTGATGAACATGAACCAAAAAGTGAAGAACACTTTATTAGTATGATAGCATTTTTAGTTGCTAGACATATAAGGTCCTACTCCAACTGCACTCTTTTTTAGGATAAAACATCAAAAAATTTTTCAAAGAAATTTTGAAAAAAGTGTTGACAAAGAGAAGTTTATGATATATAATGTATTTAGAAAGTTAAGGAAAGAGGTAAAAACAATGAAGAAACGATTTAGTAATAGTAAAGATACAGAAAGTAACTTTACTAAGCCTCGTTAGCTCAGTTGGTGAGAGCATTCGGTTGAAGCCCGAAAGGTCGCAGAGTCGAGGTCTGCACGAGGCACTCAATTAAAATCAAGCCCCATGAGTCGGAAGGAAAGATGTTCGCCTGTCACGCGAAAGATAACGAGGTCAGTACTCGTATGGGGCGCTGTCTAAGAAAATAGGAAAGGAGCAAAAATATGAGAGATGTAGATCACATCAATTATACTATTGCACACAGAAAAGTATTCAGAAAAGTTGAAAAACAGCTTCTTGGACACAATACAGTAAGAAGTCTATTTCATGACTTGGACAAAGTAATAATGTACAACTTCATAGATTCAAAGAAAGTTCATAACTTTCATAGAAATCATGCAAGACATCATGCAGTAAAAGCAAGGACACATGCAGATTTTGTTCAAATGGTAATTGATTGGGAATGTGCAAGATATACGAAACCAGACAAACCATTAAATGCACGTGATACATTATATAAGTTTTATCCAGAATTAGAAGATAAGATACTTCCAATTCTAAGTGAACTAGGACTTTAAAACAACAGATTCAAAACATATTTAACTGAATAAACAAAAAGAGGTTTATTAACTGAATAGTAAAAGATACTATGGGATTGGTGGTGTAGCTGGTTAACACATCGTACTGTGGATACGAAGAGCGTGGGTTCAAATCCCACCTGACCCCCTTAAATATGGCTCATTGGGAGAGTTGGTTAATCCGCCTGACTGTCTATCAGGAGAGCGTCAGTTCGAACCTGACATGAGTCGCTAATATCACCGATTACTCGAGTGGCTACAGAGGACGCCCTTTCAAGGCGTAAAGACGGGTTCAAGCCCCGTATCGGTGACTATATAAAACATGGGGCATTAGTCTAACGGCAGTGATGATTGCTTCTCAGGCAATAGATGAAGGGTTCAACTCCCTCATGCCCTACTATGCAGGCTTAGCTCAGTTGGGATGAGCATCTGCCTTACAAGCAGAGTGTCAGTGGTTCAAATCCACTAGCCTGTACTATTAAACTTAATAAATGCAAGTATAGCTCAGTTGGGAGAGCACACGCCTGATACGCGTGGTGTCAGCAGTTCAAATCTGTTTACTTGCACTAATAATTAGCAAGCCAATGACACATAAAGTTGTTGGCTTGTTAATTATTTAATAAGGCATAGAGTAAATATTATTTCAAAAAATCGTGAAATATTATTGATTTTATAAAGAAATAGTGTTATAATATTAATAAGGGATTTAGGCAAGAACAACTGTACAAAAGTAACACTTCTAATTATACAGTATAATAAAAAGCAAACTACATTCAGTTGCAATTACATGAGTCACTGGGGAAAGATAAAAAGACCTGCTGGCTTAGCTCAGTTGGGAGAGCACATACTCATTAGGAGAAGAAGTCAAGAGTTCGAACCTCTTAGCCAGTACTTACTATTTAGGGAGGAAGTGACATCATGTATTGCAAATGGGTGGTTTATTTTGATAGTTATTACTATTTTACAGATTGTGGACATCAGATTGGAAGAGATGCAGTAATTAATAGTGACACATGTATCTGTGGAAGAAAGATCAAAAAGTACATAAGAAATAAAAACGGAAGTACAACTGAAATTAAGAGTAGACAGATTCAAATTCAGCCTAGACATGTGTTAGTATAAATAATATACATGAGGTGCTAAGATGGGAAGCAATGATAATAAGAGTTATGCAAAAGTTAGACTAGAATTAGCAAAGATATATAAGCCAAGTCAGTATAATTCTTTGTATAATAACCTATTAAGAATAGCATATACTACGGAAGATGAAAGACTTGTTAGTCTTATAAATAATTATTGCGGTCTTATTAGTAATGTACCATCATTAGTAATTAAGAAAATGCCACAGTCTATAAGTAATACAATAGCTGGAGCACAAAATGCAAAGATGGAACTTGACACATACTGTATGGAGGCAATATTAGCAAATAAACCTGAATGGCAAATTATAGCAGAGAATAAAGGGTGGAAACCACCAGTATGATAGGTAACTAAACTTTGAAGTAATAATTTGACCATTGGGTAACAGTGGTCAAATTTTTTATTTAGCACATATTAAGGGAGAGTAATCATGGGAACATATGTAGTGGGAGATACACATGGATGCTATGACGAATTTTTAGAACTCATTGAGATAATACAGAAAGACGATATAAATGCAAAGTTTATTCTATTAGGAGATATAGTAGACAGAGGACCAAAAACAGTAGCACTTATTAACTGGGCTATGGAAAACATATCATCAGATGGTAAATATCAGATGGTTATGGGTAATCACGAAGAAGAAAAGATACAGTGGTGGGATCAAAATATAGGATACCTTGAGTATAGTAAGAGACGAGGATATATAGAAGATTTTACATTAGATGATGCAGCTTATAAAGTAAGCAATGATAGATATGACTTTCAATTGCAATTTAAGGAACTTGGACTTGGTGGAAAAGAAATTAAAAATGCAGTAGACTTCTTTAGAACATTACCATACTATAAGGATATAGTAGTAAACAATCAGAGATTTATAATAGCACATGCAGGGATGCCATATAGCGCAGTGGATGAAGAAACAAACACAATTAAGCCCAATTTAACTGCTAGGGATAAAGAATTTATCGTATGGGATAGAGATATAGATGGCTTTAATGCAGTAGAAAATGCAATACTTGTTCATGGGCATACACCTACAATATTCAATGAAGCATACATAAATTATTTATCATACAGAGAGTATTTCAAAAACAACAAGTTAGCCAGAATAATTAAAACAGAAAATAGATATAATGTAGACTGTGGATTAACATATAAACAGTATAATGAATATAAAGACAGAGCAAATTTAGCAGCATTAAGGTTGGATGACTTGAAGGAATTTTATCTATACAACTAACAGTACATCAAAGTAATTTAAGGTGTTTTTAAGTTAGTTATTTTGGGAGGTAATTTAAACAATGCAACATGGAAAAAGTCAGTATAATTTTACTGTAAACAATCCAAACTTGGCTGTTCAGGAAATCAATAAGTACTTAGCAGCTAATAAATATCATCAGGAGGTAGCTCCTAATGGAACAGTCTACTATAATTGTGGTAACTTGATGGTAGGCAATAATGGTTTAGAATATTATGTAAATGGCAATAACATTACATTATATGCTTGGGTTGGAAAGTATGATAATCCTATAGTACTTGATAATAGTTTTGTAGGTTCAGCAGCCAAACAGCCAGTATTACATATGTTAAACCCATTACTTAATGCACTTAATAACATGCAATACCAAAACAACATAAATATGCAAAACAACATGAATATGCAAAACAACATGAATGGTCAGTACCAAAACAACATGAATATGCAAAACAACATGAATGGTCAGTACCAAAACAACATGAATATGCAAAACAACATGAATGGTCAGTACCAAAACAACATGAATATGCAAAACAACATGAATGGTCAGTAC